GATCAAGGTCACAGCAGGTACCCCTTGCTTTCGTACACGGCCCGGTTATCCGTCACCCAGCGCGGCAGCGGCGCGTCCGGCATCCGGTCGAAGATGAAGCCACCTTTAGGGTCCACCTGCCTGCCCAGCCGCCGCATGTCCACCGGCACGTCGCCTTGGAGGGCGTACAGGATCGGCAGCGTGTGCCGCCCGAAGCAGTGCGAGTAATTTTTGAGTTTGTACTGAACCCGGCCAGGACCTTCCGGACCCAACAAGTAGGAAAAGTGCCAGCCCGCGCGCTCCAAACGCTTGGCCAGCGGATAGGGGTCGCTCTTGTAGCTGAAGTGTTCAAACGGACGCAGCCGATGCACCGGATACTGGTTGTACAGCGACCCGGGTACTAGATAAGGAGCCTTCCAGACTTTGTTGACGCACCCGTAATTCAGGTAGAAGTGAAAGAACGCCAGCTCCAGGCCGACTGCGCCGTCCCGAGGCCGGTAGTTTAGAATCGTCTGCGCGCTGATGATTTCGTCAGCGTCACAGATGCTAAACACGTCGAATTCCTTTAGCCTTGGCAGCACTTCCTTCAAGTAATCGCGCTGGTAGTTTTGGCGCGCCCAGGAGGCGGCCTGGGCATCTTCCGGCAGGTTGGGGCAGGGCGGCACCTCTATGTATACAATTTTATCGCGCCACTGCTCGAACTCGTCGGCGTGCTCCTGGTAGCTGAGCCGCTTGGGCCTGCCCGCGAAGGTGACCCGGCTCTCCAGCACGTAGAAGCGGTCAACCACGCGGTACATCTCGTGCAGCCGCAGCTTGAGCAGCTCCAGCTCATTAAGCAGGATGGATGCGTTGATCACCATAGCGGCTCGTCGATCAAAGACAGATACTCGTTGGACCAGTACGGGTACAGTCCACCGGCAAAAGCCAGTTCCAGGTTGCGCAGGCTGAAAAGTTTCACCAGCGGTCCTTCGGAGTCCTGGTGCAAGTGGCACGCCTGCGGGTACAGCCATTCACTCTCCACCTGGTTTATATCCACCAGCGTGGGCAGCATGATTTCCCTGGCGCTGGGGAAGTTAAGCACCACCACGCACTTAAGCCCCAGCGCGGAAGCCAGGTGCATTGGCCCGCTGACAATGCCTAAAAACCATTCACTGCCGGACATCAAGGCAATGGATTCATCCAGGCTGCGACCGGTGCGGTCCTCCACCCCGTTCAGGTTGTGGCAGGTCTGGCCTATCTCCACAAAGGACATGTCGGCGCGGTGGGCGTCCACAAACTCCTGGATCACCTTGAAAGTCGACGGGTACACTTCGCGCGCCCGGCCATGCACGCGCCGCCGCTGCCACTGGGCGTGCGCCCCGGGTTCAAAATGCAGCACGCAGCGGCCCGGCACCTTGTCCTGGGGACAGACCACCGTGGCCCGGGGCAGCAAGTCGGCCCGATAGCCCCATGCCCGTTGCAGGCGCTGCATCAAATGGCCGTTGCCCAGGTCGAAGGTCTTTTGCAAAAAGTCGGAAGACACCGGCGGCCTGCCGTCGTACGGCTTGTACCAGGGGTTGTGCTTGATCAACGTCTCAAACTTGGCATCGGCGTGAAAGATATGCGTATAGCCGCCCTGCTCCGTAGAGACCCGGGGCAGGGAGGACATGACCAACATGTCGCCGATGCCGCTCTGGTAATTGGACAGCGCGTAATTGGTCAAGTCAATGAGCGGCTCTTTCGGTGCCGCTTTCATCCGGCGATAGTAATTCCGGATGTGGTCCACTACTTCGCGGGATTTGCGCTTGTGGCTGGTCCGGCGCAAGCTGGACCTTGCAACGGTTTCCTGGCGGAACAGCCGGTACGCCAACAGGTCGGCGCTGGCGCAGTCCTCCGCCTCCATGAGCTGGCGAATGTCCACGTCCGCCGTTTCCAGCAGGCTGCGGTGCCGCTGCCACCAGCCGTAGGTGAAAGCGTAAAACTCCACCTCCGGGCTGGGCACAGAATTGCGCTCCAAATCCGCCGAGGTATGCGTTCCCGGCATGGCCACTTGTCGGCGCAGGCCATAGAAACAGTCTGCTTCGCACAGCTTGGCCCGCAGAATGCGCTCAACATCCGGCACGAAATACGTGTCACCGGGCGTGTAGACAATAACATCAATCGGTTCTGCTGACGTCAGTTTGGCGATGTCCGCCAGTGTGTTGCTGCCTGACAGCTGCCAGGGCGGCCAGGTATTGGACGCCTGCTCGTTTACCACTTCCGGATGCACGTGCCAGAACAGGCGGAACATCACGCGATTAACGGCAGTGTCCAAGGCGTCCGTGTCCAAGGCGTCCGTGTAGCGAAAAGTCTTGGCCAGGTTACAGCAGGGCACGGTGGCGCTCCAGGAGCCTGCCAGGGTGTTCAAGTAGGCAATCACTGGAATCTTAACTGCCTGCGCCAGGTGGAGGAAGGCGGTGTCCACGGTTATCAACAGGTCAGCCGCGTCCATCAGGGTCAGGAAATCAGTCAGCGTGGACGCTTTGACGTCATCCAGCCAGACTACCGCCGATCCGTACTTGGTGGCGATCCATTCCCGCAGCCGGACGGCGTGCGGAAACGGGCTGGACTTGCCTTGCAGGGCCACCAGGATCGTGGGCGTGCGGTTGCGCAGGTGAAGCTTGGCCAGCTCCAGTTCGCCCGCCAGGTCACGGCCATCCAGCACCAGCGGCAGCTTTCCGCGCAAAGGCAGCAGGCCCAGCGCGGCCCAGGGTTCTTCACAGTAGCTCCGGCACCTGTAGTCCATCGTGAAATCACGGGTACAGGGCTGCATGACCACCACTTCGGTATACCGTGTCGACGCCCATTCCAGCGCCGGTTGCGTCAAGTCGAACTTACCGGGATAAATGACCGGATTCCAGTAGCTGACCCAGGCCGCCGCATCCGCAAAGTCCTGGCTGATCACCACGTTGGGCTTTTCGCCGGTAGCGTCGAACAAATGCTTGAAGATCGGCAGCACGTTCAGCAAGTCACCGTACCGGCCTAAAACCAGGTAGCAGCGGATGCTGTACTTTATCTCTGGCGGGAAAGGCCCGACCTTGAACGGGTGAGTAATAAGTCCTATCCGGTAGCTTAAACGCTTCGTCTGAATCAGCGTAATCGAAGGCACAAACTGTTCCGCGAAGGTACGCTCATTTCCCTCAGCGTTGTAGCGGATCAGACCCAGCGCAGAGCGGAAAAAGGCGAAGCAGGCGGCATTGTCGTCCGGCTGCTCGACGCCGGAAGCGCTGCTGACCAGGTGGAGACTGTTGGTGACTGCCCGCATGTGAAAGTCGATGTAGTCGGGGTCGTACCAGTAGTTTGGCAGCCAGGGGAAGCACCACTCGGCCTGGGCCAGCTCCAGGGCGGCGTTCTTAAGCTCCTGGATGCTGCCGCCGGACTCCACCACCTTTACCTCCGGCGGCAGGCTTATGGCGCGTCCGCTGCCGTTGATGACGATCAAGCTTTTGAGCGGCCAGGTTTGCCGGATAAAGCAGAAGGCCGCGTTCATTGCGTTTTCCTTCAGGTCATCCGGTCCGATGACCATGAGTCCGTTTACCGAGGGTTGTTCAGGCCACGCCATAAGGGTATTCTCGCATCATGCTTAAACGCTGATTCTGGGTTAAGGCTCCGAAGTGGTGCAGCGGCTTTAGCCGCTCTGGATCGTACCACGGCATGTCTGCTATCCAGTTCGAGTCCAAAAAGGAAATCCGGCGGGCCACCGCAGGAAACTCGTTGAGCAGCCCCTTAATGGTGTTCTGCTCCCACTTAGGCCCTAAAGCCGCCCCGTAGCGGTCGTCGTCCTTGACGTCTCCGCACCGGCTAAGCGTAGGTAAAAACCAGTCGGTCCAGGCACACTTCTTAACCGCCAGCACGCAGGCGCACAGGCCGTTCCAGTCGGAGGCTCCCAGCAGGTCAAACTGAAGTTTGTCGCCCAAGTCGTCCACCAGCGCAAACGGACGAAGCAGCAGGCAGTCGGCGTCAATCCACACCGCCCAGTCCCCATCCTGTAAATCCGACAGCGTCGTTTGGAGGGCGGCTATTTTGTTCCAGGACGGATGCACCCCTGGGTCCAATAACTCCGTGTATACGTCCAAGCCAACACCCATGGCCGCCGCGTGCGTCCGCAGCGACTTGGCACACTGATCGCCCACCTGAGCGTAGCCCGCGTCGTATAGCGTAAGCAGCTTCACGTTCATAGCTCGGCAACTTCCGACCGAATAAGTCGGCTGCTGGCGCTTTCGTCCAGGTTGGTGTAGTCGCGGTGAATGCCTTCCCAGTAATCAAAGCGCATCTCCCGGCACTTGGTGTAGACCGCCATGCCGCGCAGGGTATGGTCATCCTTGCCGTGGTCCATGAAAACAGCTTCACCAACCCGTTTACAGCCAAAGGACGCGAAAGTTTCGTCCAGCCCCCTCAGATTAAAGAAAGTGCAACTGGTCGCGTCCCACGGCGACGTCGTGACCGGGCAGTGGATCAGCGGCTCGTCATTTGGCCCGTAGAATCCAGATTCCACGACAATGATGCCGCCGGTCTGGGTCGCGCCCACGACGGCAGATATGCCATTGATTGGATACCGCAGGTGGTACAGGACGCCCATGAACAGCACGGTGCGGAACTGGTTGTCCCGATCCAAGCTATACACGGACTTTTCCCGGATCGTCAGCTTGGACCCGCGTAGTTCGCGCATCAGGCCAATGCCTTCGCTGATGTTGTTATCAATGCCGGTGACTGGCTCGATGCCGTTGTCCTCCAGCCAAAAACTGAACATGCCGTCGCGACAGCCTATGTCGAGGGCCGGACCTTTAAGCAGCTTGCGCGCGTGCAAATCGTTCAGCTGCTCCTTGATCCAGTTCCAGGATTTCTCCAGTCCGAGACTGTGGCCGTGGGTGACGATGCTGGTGCCCGGCACTTCCATGGTGTGGTACCACTTAACCTTGTTCACTCTGACCCGCAGGGCTTCTTCGTTTAGGGTGTCCATGTGTCTTTAATGTTGTGTATTCCGGCGACCGCTCCGGCTACGAGCCTTCGCTTTTGGTAGTCGCGCTGGATAAAGCACTCGCCGTTAAAGGACAGCGCCTGGGTGACGGGCGAGAAGCGCTCCAGGTACTCCAGGCCGTAGGTCCGCGCCAGCTCCAGGCCGACGCGCATGTCCCAGGGCTTGTCGGTGTAGATTCCGCTTTTCCAGGCGGCAACCACTTCCTTGGTCCGGTAAATGGCGAAGCATCCGTTGGGAAACAGCGTCCACTGCTCGCGCGGCAGCCACTCGTCGCGCAGGGAGTAAATGTGGGCACCGGTCACCCGGTTATACTCGCGCACAATCAAGCGGCATATCGTGCGCACCCCGGGACCGGCAAATTGAGTGTGAAAGGGCACCGGGGTGCCTGCCAGCAAAAAGTCCGGGTTGTGGGCCAGCGCCTCGCGCAGCAGGCGCTCGTCCCAGGCCCCGCCTTTGACCCGGCAGTCGGGTTCAATGGGCATGAAAAACTCGGCGTCCAACTGTTCCGCCACTTTGATCACCTCGTTGAAAATACCAATGCCGGTAACGTGGGTGTTGGCTCCGCACCTGATCGGCTCGGCCAGCAGGTGCTGCGGCTGATAATCCGGGGTCTCGCTGACGTAATGCACCGGGAACGTCGGGGGATTGGCGCTTAAATTGCGGAAAAACACGTCATTGTGCCCGACTTCCGGCGGCGGCAGATAGCAGATACTGACCAGGCGCGGTTTACCGTGGATCAGGAGCGGAACGGAGGGCAGATCGGGCCGGGCCACGGAAAGGAAGGCTTCGCGGATGCTATTCTCCCACAGCGTAAGCTCGATCCAGGGACAATGAAAGACCACGTTCTCCACCCGGCCCGAGCATTCCCACTTGGGCCTTCCGAAGTGTATGGACGGCGTGTTGGTCGCCCGGTTCAGGTGCAAAATGGCCGTGTCGGCACAGACTAGCAGTTTCGCATTTTCCAGCAGCAGCAGAAAATCCGCAAAGTTGTCCAACCGTACCTCAGAAATGTCTACAACCGACCAGCCCCATTCCCGGCAGAGTTCGGCCAGCAACTTTTGCACCCAGGCAGCCTCAGCATCGGTCGGCGGCGAGGAATGGCTTTTTAAGCAGGTGACCACGTACGGCGAGTCGGGGTTGAACCGGTCGAACACCGCCGTCTCGGCGGTCGCGTTTCGACGGTCAAACACCAGCGGCAGCTTGCCCCACTGCTCCAGGTAGCCAAGCTTCTCCCACTGGGCTTTCAGAAAGTTAGCGCCGGTCTTGCGATTTTTAGACGTTCCAAAAAACATGCAGTTGGTCGCCTTAAGCCCGGTGCCCTCGACTTCCTTTACCGCCGATTCGGCGTCGTGAAGGCTGCCTTGAAACAACACTGGCTCCACGTAGCTTACCCGTTCCAGTATGGCGGCAAACTCCGGGCAGACCATCATTTTGGGCGCGATGCCGCTGCGCAGAAAGAGCGCCCGGCAAACCGGCAGCACGTTAATGATGTCACCGATGCGCCCCAAATTTACGATTACTGAGCCGTCCGGCTTGGGCGACGCGACCGTCAGCTTGGGCGCTTCCGCGTCTCGGACCTTGGTCTCCGACTTAACGTGGTGGGCCAGGACGCGGTCGGAATGCACCGCTACCGGGGTTCCCAACTGACCCAGAAACAGGTGCTCGTAGCCGTGGTCGTCATAACGAATCTTGCCCAGAGCTGCCTTGGCGTAGCCGCAGAAGCGCCGGTCCTGGCCATACAGCAGCACGTTTGCGCCGTTGGCTTTGCCCAGCAGGGTGTCGAGGTATTCAGGCGCATACCAGGCGTCCGGCAGCCAGTTAAAAATCCACTCGCCAGTGGCCAGCGCCAGCGCCTGGTTGCGCAATTCGCCGTAGGGCAGAGGGAGACCGACCACTTCCTGAATATCGGCGTTCGGCGGAGCCAGGGCGACACCGGTGCTGTTAACCACGATCAACTCTTTTACCGGCCAGGTCTGGCGAATAAAGCAGTAAATCGAGTTTAGCGCCGCGTCCCGTAAATCACAGGGGCGCACCACCATTACCGCCGAGACAAAACGATGTTCAGGCCATGCCATGCAGCTTTAGAACTGAATCAGCTGCCGGTTCGGAGTAGTTGCAGTCCCGACAGGTACCCATAGACCGCAAAGCTCATTTTTCCCGTGCTGTTGACCGCCGCCGAAACGGCCACGTAGTTCTGACCGGCTACAAAAGACGTAGCTGCCGTGTTGTTGACCGTGTGCAAGACAGGAGCACCGCCATTAACTCCAATGTAGACGCTGCTGGTGCCCGAGGCGGCTGCCGAATAGACGTACAGGGTGTAGCTGCCGGGCGGGATGTTGCGCAGGTTGAACGTGTTGGGCACGGACGGACCGCCTGCGTACGTGTTCAACATGGGATCAAAAGTGCTCTGGGTGCCTGCCGCCGATGTCAGCGGCGCAACCCGTTCCAAATAAACGACGCTCAGGCTGCGGTCGTAATTCAGCAGCGGAATCAGCGGAGCACTGGAAAACACCCAACCATACCCGTATCCGTAGCCGCAGGTATGGTCCACCGTTGCCGTATAACTGGCGGGAGTGTAGACATTCCAGTAGTCGCTGGCGGTTTTGCCGACCTGAGCCGGACCCTGCTTGAGACCCGTGCCGTTAAAATCGACATTGACCAGCAGCTGCGTCGCGTCCGGCGTAAAATAGCGCTTCCCGCCGACCAGGGTGGCTGCCGTGCCACCACTCAGATCGCGCGGCAGGACGTCAGGAGCGAACCGGATCATGTCGTACTGGCCCAGGACCTCGGCCCCATCTTGCACCAAAAAGGTTGGATTTAGCCGCAGAGGGTCCAACGGGACGGTGCCGACGAGCACTCCCATCCAGATTTGGCTGGTTTTCGGCGGTCCAACCAGCGCCCCGCGCGTAACGGGCTGCCCCGTGACCAGCCCGGTGGAAGCCAGGCCACTAAGCGTCACCAGCACGCCCAGGCCGCAGTCAATGGTGACGTTGGTGGCGTACGTGGCCAGCAGCACCGGGTCTTCCGTGTAAAACTCCGGGAGCGACGTCCATATCCGGCTGACCGTCCCCGTGGCCGGAGCGATGGCGCTCTCTCCCGCCGCCAGCTGCACGGTGATGCCCAGGTTGACGCTGCCCTCGGCGGTGTACGCGTACAGCAGGGTGGCTGACCGGGAAAACGGCGGTCGAAACTGGGTGACCAGGTTGATGACCGACTGCGAAAGGTTGCTCATGAGGGTATCGTCGGTGCGCCGTTAAAGTTGAGGGTGGACGTGTACCGTTCCACCGCTTCCGGGTAAAACGTGGCTTCCAGGGTCAGCAGCTGGGATTCGGTGTAATTCAGGTCCGACAGCTTGTACCCGGCGCACCAGCACTGCCGCAGCACCCACTTGGTGTGTTCCTCCATCTGAGGCAGGGTGGCTGCCGCCGTGGCGGACGGTGCGCCCTGCGGACCAGCGGGCGTGCTGGTGGCCGCGCCCTGGTTCGACTGCCTGGCCGCCTGCTGCTTCAGCAGGCTGTTGTACTTGGCCACCGCAGCGAGCTGGGCACCGTTTACCTGGCCGGTGGTCGTCGTGCCGCTCAGCCCCTGGACGATATTCTGCATGTTGCCGCGCAGCAAGCTGACGTTGATGTCGAACCGGCAAGTCGTGCTAAAATTGCTGTCCAGGGTGAAATATCCCTGGGGACTGAGGCCCGCAAACCCGCCGTAGCGTGCCCCGCGCCCCGCCCGCGTCAGCGCCACCCAGGCGTCCAGCAGGTCCGCCGTGTCACTGCGGTCGGTGCCCTCCCAGGTGTCCACCACAAAGGTGATTTTAGCGGCTTCCACCGGGTCGTCCCAGTTGGGCATGTTGTACGGCACCGAGTCCCGGCGGAACACTTCCGCCTTGAGCCTGACTTCAGGCAGGCTGACGCTGCGCACAAACTGGCGCAGCTGCGCGTTGAGCTTGACGTTGGCGGCGCTCTGGATGCCGCCCGCCGCCAGGGTCAGGTCCACCAGGAACAAGTCCGAGCGCTGCGGTTCCAGCACGCTGGACGTGTTGGCGTCCGTCTGCCGTCCCCAAAGGTTAACCAGGTTCTTATTATCAGCGTCACGCGACATTTGAGTAACTACCTTGAGCATGAACCTTAACTTTACGTATGCCGGAACGGTGGAGCTAAACCAGGACCCGCTGAAACTTGGCCGGTTGAAGGTTCGCGTCCCGCACGTCTATGGCACCAGCGCCACCGGCTCGGGCTACATCGGCACCGGCGACCTGCCATGGGCCATGCCAGCAGGCATGCCTGCCGGTGGCAGTGCCCTGAGCGGGGGCTTCTCCCAGATACCGGAGCCGGGCGATCCCGTCTGGGTTCGCTTCCTGGATGGGGAGCCGGAAAAGCCCATCTGGGAGTGGGGCATGCAAACCATGAACGGGGCGCAGAAACTGAAGCTGCACACCTATGACATCGGCACGCCCGTGGGCAAGCCCAACCGCACCGTCTGGACCCGCTACAGCCACGCCATCGAGATGAACGAGGGTTCGCTGATCGCCACCACCAGCGCCGGGTACCGCATTGTTCTGACCGACGACACCGAGGTCGGCTCTTCGGACGGCAACATCATGGTCACGACGCCCAACGGCAACTACTGCCAGTTCGACGATCTGGACGACACGGTCAAGTTCAACGTGCTCCAGGACCTGTACTTCAATGTCTACGAAGGCGTGACCGGCATCTCCAACAGCTTTTCCTGGCAGACCCTGGCCGATGACTTCAGTGTAGACAGCGGCGGCGGCATCGCCCTGACCGCTTTCGACAACATTGACATTTCCACCGTCGGCGACATCACCATCGACAGCCTGAGCGACCTGAACCTGACCACCGTCGGGGAAATGGTGCTGGGCTTCACCAACCTGACGCTGGGCATTGGGGCTACCCAGCAGGCCGTTTTGGGCAATTACCTGGTGGAATGGATCAATTCCCTGTTCGTCTGGCTGGCCGTTCACACGCACACCAGCAGCAATCCAGGGAACCCGACGTCGCCGCCCACGCAGCCCACGTCCTCGATCACCCCGGAGGCCACGCAGCTGCTTTCGCAGACCGTCACCGTGGCAGACTGAGTTTTGCGTTCTTAGTGGCCTATGGCTATTCGCACCAACCTGAAATCACTGGTCCCGCGCCGAGACGCGTACAAGCGGGAAATCACCCTGCTCTCGCGCGGCTACACCAGCCCCACGGCCTGGCCCGGCGGCAAATTGACCGTCTACCCCTGGGACAATGAAGTTGACGACTGGTTCGTGGAGAACGCCCGCAAGCTGACCAAGGAGGAGCTGATCTTTAGCCTGTTCGAGCGCTGCTGCAACCTCAACGGCGGCAGGCTGGACGATTTTGTCGCCGACGAGATCAACCTGATCCTGCTGGTGTCCCGGGCGCGCCTGGCCAACGACCATATTCGCTACACCTCCGTGTGTCCGCACTGCGGGGCCAAGAAGGACGAAACCATCGCCATTCCTGACGAGCTGGAGCCGGTGGGGGTCAAGGAGCCGGATTATCCCGGTTTCGATGTCATCACCCTGCCGGACGTCCAGGACGTCGTCAAGGTGCGCCCGCTGTTGGTCAAGGACGAGCGCGCCATCGTGGGCCGACCCACCGTGGAGCGCGCCCGGGTGCCTGACACACTGCTGCGCACCCTGATGCGGGTCGTCACCATCAACGACACCCGACCCGACGCGCTGGAAGAGCTGATCCAATGGTTTCGGGCGCTGTCGCCAGCGGATTCCAAATTTCTCGAAAAGGAGGGCCGCCGCATCACGCCGCATCTGAACACCGCCGTGCCACACAAGTGCGACGAGTGCCTGAAGACCTTCGACCACGTGCTGGACCTGGGTCAGGAGTTTTTTCGTTGAGGCGGCTTATATTAGCCGCCAAGACCGCTGGAGAACCCTGTTTGAACTGGCCTGGGATGGCAAGGGCCTGACGCTGGAGCTAAGCCGCGTGCCCGACGACATCCTGCGCCAGATGGTCCACTGGCGCAACGAAAAAGTAGAGCAGGAAAACGAGAGAAACTCGAAATTGCGATGATCAGCGCAGCCCGAGAAAATGAGCTGATATGTTGCGAATCCATGTTTTGAATTCGTCTACACTCATTGTGTTTTTGGCATAATTGCACACTTTGCACGCGGGCACGCAGTTGCTGACAGTGTAGCCAGAGCCAGAATCCAGACGATCAATACCGTTGTATACAAAATCTACGATTGATGTACGAGTACGGTACGACTTTGACGGCGGCGCTCCGCAGTAAAAACATTTTTCAGCTACGACGCGCTTAAATTCATCCGGGGTCAAAACCCACGCTATACCCCGGTTCACCGCCTGTCTTTTGACTTGACCGTAGACTGCGTTAAACGAGGCGGTACCAGGAGGTAACGACCATGCTCGTTTTGCCGCCGCTACCCTGTTCTTGATCCCCACACAGCCGCAGCTGATGGTTCCTCCGCATTTTAACGATTTTACCGCTATTGACTTTTTCTTGCCGCACGCGCAGACACAGATGACGCGTCGTTCAACTGTACTTCCATTGCGCTGCGCAGTTTCAAAAGGTTTAATATCATAGCCAATCACCGTAAGCTGTCCGAACTTTAAGCCTGTTGGATACGTAGACTTGAACCTGTCAGTTGCGCACCCAGCAAAACTACAGCCGCAGCTTTTAACTGTTCGAGCCATGAGTCTGTGCGGCCTTTCCCTAATTATATTGCCGCAGTCACAGCGACAAACGAGCATCCAAAAATACGGAGGTTTGCCGTATTTTTCGTAGCCTTTGACGACTAGCTTTCCTGTTCTAGTGCCTGGTGGAAATTTATTTTTAAGCACCGTTAGCTTTTTCATACCAGTACCTACACATGATAACAGCCTGCTTTGACGCAAATAGTATTTTTGCCCGGTCCTGGTACGCCGCCGAGCGCAGCGGCGGGGAACCGCTGGACGCGGTCAGTCTGATGGTGCGCTCACTGCTGATCCTGCTGAATCCCGACATCGACAAACTTGGGGTGTACGTAGACCGGACCCTGTTCGGCTGGGACCCCAAAAACATTTCCAGCAACAAGGGCCGAGAAACCAAACCAAAGGTATATCATGACACCAAGGAAGCCGTTAAAGATGTTCTGGCGTTCCTCTTTGGCACTGTCAACTTTGAACACGACCAGTACGAGGCAGACAGTGTCGTGGCAACCGCCGCAGTACGCGCCGCCAAAACGGACGAAGTTTACGTGGTCTCGGGTGACAAGGACCTGCAACAGCTTCAGCGAGGGAACATCCATTACTATTGCCTGAACACCAAGACCATCCTCTCGCCCGACTACATCCGGCGAAAATGGGGCGTGCCCCGGGCCAGCCAGGTGGCGCTGGTTCAGGCCATCACCGGCGACCCGGTGGACAACATCAAGGGCGTTCATGGCTGGGGTCCTAAAAAGTGCCGCGAGCTGTTCCGTAAGGTAAATCCAGACATGACGTTCGAGGAGGCCAAGGCGGCGCTGCTGAGCCAAATGCCGCCGGAGTGCCAGGAGCAGTTCCTGGCGTGCCTGGAGCTGACCCGCTTAAAAACCAACGTCCCGGACGTACCTGATCCGGGACGTTTGCAGCTGGCTTCCGTGGCGGAAGCCAAATCGCTCGGTATCCCCAACATCGGCCTGTTGTACAGCCGCGTCTACGAGGAGTACCAGACTAGACGGCGATGAGCGGCAGCGCTCCGCCGCTGGCCCGGTTGTAGTACCGGACCACCGTGAACTCCAACAGCGCGCCGCCGGAGGCGTTGCCTACCAGCTGAACCTGCGGATACGTGGAGGTCACGATCAGCTGGATCACCTGGTTGGCCATCAGCGTGTTGTTGAGCAGGCTGCCCGGCGCGCCCAGGTCCGCCCAGGAGGTGCCGTTGAATTCCTGAAAATCATAATTCAGCGTGTTGACGCCGCTATTCTTCATCGTCACCATCAAGCTGGCCGGACCCTGCTGGATGACGCTGAACAGCGTAGACAAAGTCTCGCCGACGAATTGGCTGTCTGTGACGGTTGCAATCATACGCTAACTACTGTGCGTTGGGATTCCGGTAGTTGTACACGTCCCGGCTCTGGTGCAAGCCCAACATCCGGCTCGTTTCACTGCCGGGTTCCGCCTGCCTAAATAACCGCCTGAGCTGAGGCTCAATGCGTTGCCAGGCCGCTTCCGCCTGTTCACGGCTCACGGGACCAACAGCTTGGCCTGTTGTCGGGTCCTTGAAGCCATGAACTCGTTCCTCAACAAAGCGCTCACGAATTTGGGTCATAGCGCCATCCAGTTCTCCGGGTACTGCGCTGTGTTGCGTGGTGGCCTCGATGTCGGCCTCGCCGATAATTTTCTGGATAAGTTTGTTCATAGCTAAAATCGAATTCTCCAGGTCAGCGTGGGCGCGTAATCTGAAGTCTTGTTGATGCTGGTGGCGCGGACCTTGCGGGTCACCAGCGCCTGGCCGCCCGTCAGCAAGCCCATCTCGCTAATCAGCGTGCCGTTGGCCTCGGTGGTGCCGATGGTGAAAGCTACGCGCACCACGAAAGGCGACATGTAGTCAATCGAGTCCACGGCCTTGTGGTACAGCGAGCTGGGGAACAGGATGGGCGCGGCCAGCGCCACGTCCGTCACCTGGGCCGCCGTCGTGCCGGTGCCGATGGCAAACAAACTGATGGCGTAGTTGACCGTCGGGCTGCGGCCCCCGAAAGCAAAAGCCATGGCCTGGCGGCCTTGGTCGAGGAATAGATTCTTGCCCACAGGCACCTCGTGGCGCTCCAGGCCCCAGCCAGCGGGCTGCCGCCCGGCGGGTGCCTTGATCCAGCCGTAGTCGACGGCCTGCTGCGTGGACAGCTCCTGGCCGTCCGCCAAGGTTATCTTGGAGATGGACACAAACCCAACTGGACGCGGTAACATCATAGCGGCAAATCCTCTTCCGGCTCAGCCACGCCTGCGGTATCCACAGCCAGCCGGAAAGCGGCGTAATCGTCCGGGTCCACCCCTTTGGGCGGCGTCGGGGACAGGGCCTCGTACCGTTTAATCTCACGCAGGCGGCTGGCCCGGCGCTCGGACAGCTTGCGGATCACCTGACGGGCCAGGGACTCCAGCTTGGGCGTAAAGATCGCCTGGCAGTCCGGACACGACGCTTGCTCACCCGCCTCGGACTCGGACACCAAGGCGTTCAGCTGGCCACAGCTCGGGCAGACGTGGGCGGTCCCCAAGTCAAACTCCGGCAGAGGGGCCACTTCGAGCAGTGGACGCTCAACCGGAGTACAGACCCGCAAGATGGCTTCTTTGTAGCGGTCGTACATTACGTGGCGAGCACCGGCGTCGTCACCATGCTGTTGACGTCCACCGGATAGTACCGGTCAATCTGGAGGGAAAACATCATGTTCACGAAGCCGCTGGCGGTCATGTCGCCGTCGCTGAACTTCAGGCCCTTGGGCTGGCAGCCTTCCAGAACGTAGGTCAAGCCCGGGTCCATGGTGGACGCCCCCGGCTGGGCCTGGTTGTTGATGTCGTTGACCATGTTCTGCATGTTGGGCGTGTACCAAGTCATGCGACCCATGGCCTTCACCTGGGAGGTCAGGCCGACCCCGCCGGTGCGCGGATTGGAACTCAGCCAGAACCACTTTTCCAGGGCTTCCGCCGCCCGGGTGGAGAAGGCGTAGCGCACCGGAATTTCGATGGCAGGCGTCGGCGTGTCCTTGCCGATCAGCAGGTTGGTCTGCTGCATGTATTTCACTTCGATCATCTCACGCTCCCGGTTCGGGAACGGAAACTTCTCCAGCAGGAATTGAACGTCATCCACCCACTGGTAACCCAGCACCTGGGGAAGGCTGATGTTTACCTTCCACAGATCGGAGCGCTGCAAGTCCAAGCTGGTCGCGCTGGTCTGCGCGCCAAAGGTGTTGTTGAATCCAATTTTCATAGTCGATTAAGAAATGCTGTTGATCACCGCCCCGCTCTCGTAGACCGTGGCGTTGATGTAGATTTTCTCCGCCACGTCGGCGGGAATGAGCGCCAGGTTGCAGATCACCTGCCGGTTGTTCCGGTCGTCGGCGGACGCCGTGATGGACAGGTTGTAATCTTCCAGGCCCCGGTCGTTCTTGATCCGCGCCAGGAACTCGTTACCCGCCAGGTCCATGTTGGTGAGCAGCTCGGCGTCGTTCGGATCGAAGACAAACCGGCGGAACACCTGCGCCAGGCCGTTGACGGTCCAGTTCACACAGATGACCGAGTGGATGGCCGTCAGCTTGCTTTCCAGCCGCTGCATCGTGCGCTCGCCGTACAGGAAAAAGTTCCCCTGCATGTTGAGGATCGGATTGACGCTGTTGCCGTTGCCGTACATGGCCTGAAGCGTGTCCTCCGACACGTCGTCGAACTGCACAGCTTCACAGTCCGGCAGGTAGCCCCGGGTCTCGCCCGCGATGGCGTACCAGGGTGCAAAGCTGTTGAAGGTGAAACCAGCGGCGCGCGCCCAGAACACCGACGGCGGCACGAGCTGGGTGACGCCAAAGCTGTTGGTGCGCTGACCCCAGTTCCAGAACACGGCCACGTTGTGGCTGTCCAGCTTGCCCGTTTGGTTGTTCTGGCCCTGGCCGTTGTGCCAGTCGATGGCCTGCCGGGCGTTAAGCCGGGAGGGCACGTCCGTGACGGCGATGGCGTTGATCGCAAAGCACGTGCTGGCCAGCTGGCTCAAGATCGCCAGCGAGACATTGTCCATCGGCAGGATGATGACGTTGACGTCCACCTTGCGCTTGTTCTCGAAAGCCCGGATGCCGGAGTATTTGTCCGTCACCGGGTCCAGGGTGCCGGTCCAGACCGCAGAGTCTGCCACCGGGTCCAAAGTTTCGCCGTCGGCTCCGTTGACAAACTGACCGCCCTTGGCGGTGACGACACCGTTGATGACCAGGGTGCCTGCGTTAATGGCACCGGCGGGCATCGGAACCGGCAAGCCGACCGTGGGCGTGCTGGTGTAAAAACGAGCATCCCACGGAGCCACCGTGTTGGCGGGCGTCCAGCCGTAATTGTTGCTGCCGATGATGTTGCTGACGTAGACGTATTTGCTGATGCCTTGTGCCAGCCGAACATCCCAGTAATTGGCGTCGCCCGGAATGTTGGTGATGTTGTCGTGCGTCTCTTCCAGGGCCGAGTTCCAGTAAACTTCCAGCTTCTTGGTGCCCGGGCCGGACCCGGGCCGGACTTTGACGTACAGGCCGGTCGCCGAATTGGTGCCGTTGGCCCAGCTGCCGGGACTGGCAGCGGACAGCCACATGAACGGCTGGGACCCGGTGGCGGCAAACACCTGCGCGCCTGCCGAATAGTTGTCCTGCAAAGGCAGCGCCTGGTAACCGATCTGCTGAATGCTGGCTGTTTCCAGGAAGACCGTGCCGCTGCCATCCGGATTGACCAGGCGGCTGGCCACACGCACTTCCAGGGTGGGAACGCGTTGCGGGCTGCTCTGCTGGATTTTGAGGACCATGCCCGGCGTGACGCTGGTGATGTTTGAGGAAACCGTGAACTGAAACGTGTTCTTGACCGCGTTGGAAATGGTGCCCAGCGAAAGCGCGTGATCCGCCGTGTTGGTTCCGCTGCCGTAGGTGTAGCAGGACACGACGCTTTCCGCCGTGAACGCGGCGGGGTTGTTCACGCTGTAGGAAATCTGACCCGCATCATAACTGTCCTGCAACGGCAGGCCCGATAGGATGGAAAGGGTGCCGTTGGAGGCGCTGGTCACCACGGCGTTGACCGTGGACTTCTTTCCAGGTTCCGTGACGCTGATGTACAGGGCGGATGTGGTTGAAGCGTTAAGAATGTCGTTCACCGCCGCGTAGCTGTCCGGGCAGTTGAGCACCAGGTTGTTGACCGTGCCCACGCCGTCGGCGGCGGGCAGTTCGGTGAAGGTCTTGCCGATGCGGATCACCGTCATCTGGTTGGTGTAGTCCGAACACGCGTCCACGGCATCGGCCATGAAATAGCCCGTCCCGTCGGACGGCCCGATTAGGCCCGTGTCCGGGTCCGGCGTTTCAACGGTCGGAATCGGGTTGCCGAAATTTGCCACGAAGTCATTCAGCGACTGAATCTGAACGGGCGTGTTGAACGGTCCCTTGGTGGCCACTCCGATGAACCCCGGTTTGAACCGGCTGCTCGTCGGCGTAAAAAAGGACTTGTCAACAATCTGCGTGTAAACCCCGGGAAAGGTTTTTGGTGTAAAAGACGGTGTCGTCATAAGCTTTCGCTGTCTTAACTACGGGGGTGCCTCTGGGCACCTCCCTGGGTTTCTTTGGCTGTTCCGTTGTTCATTGCCTTAACTACCGATTGCCGCCCGTCTGCCGTTGTCCGTCAGCTGTAGACGCCTAGTTTAATCAAACACCTCCTGGCTTTCACCAGGTATGATCGCCGGGGCCGGGCTGGCCGTCGGCAGCGTGTTGTTCGTGTCCGGCTGGTACGTTCCGCAGGGCGGCATGTCCGAGGTGGCCGCCCGGTAAGCCACGGTCGGGTTGGTGTCGCAGTCGCCGCGCAAATCCACGGGCGTAACGAAATCCATGTCGGACGTGAGCGTGAACGCCTGGACCACGGTCGCGGGCACGGCGGCCCCGCTGTTGAAGACCAGGCTCCAGAGCGTGGGATGCACCTTGTAGCGCAGGTCCACTTCGTAGCCCTCCATGACCACCGTCAAGCTGACGCGGAACTCCACGTTTTTTCCCTCCTCGGGCGTCTCGGGCGTCATGTTCTCCACGTCCCCGTCAATGTAGACGCGCACCAGCTTGGGGCCGATGAGCGGGTAGGCGACCATTGTCCAGGTCTGCAACTGCGTGCCGCCGGTCCGCCAGAATTCCCGAAACAGCTGGTTCAGGAAAAACGACTGGGTGTCGGGCCGGTTGCAGAAAAAGTCAATCTGGAACCGGTAGTCCAGGGCCATGGGGTACCGGGCCACAATGACATTGCCCAGATCGCCCCGGGTCAGGCCGGTGCCCTGCTGCGGCTTGCCCGGCACCGGAACCGTGTCATCCGAGACGGTCGGCCAGGCGATGTGCCGCATGTTGTGGATGGAAAAATTGTGGCTCTGGCGCAGCTTGTAATTTTTGCGGAAGACCGAGATCACCGGGTATCGGATGGGCGCGGGATACGGCTGGTACAGGGGATTGCCGTTTTCGTCCTTGGCATCCAGCAGGTACTTGTACGGATTCTTGTCCATGGCCCACAACCGGGTGAACTCCGAGAAGGCGTCCATGGGGCTGGACATGACCACCGGCATGGGCACACCCCAGCGCAGCGTCAAAATCCGGTTGAGCCACGCTTGCAGCGCCAGCTCGTGGTAGCGCATGCCGGTGCTGGCCAGCGCGCCGGAATCAAAATCTAGCACATTGCTCACGCCCTAAATACAAAACGGGGGTCGCTGCACAATGCAACAGCGACCCCCGCCAGGGGCACTGCCGCGAACAGCGCGGCAGAGTTCACTAGAACTAGATCAGATGGGGACCAACAGGGACGTCTGCATGTTGTAGATCGTCCCGTTCTCCGACTCAATCTCGGCAAAGCCCGGGTTCGAGTCAGAAATCTTGCGGACCTTGCCCTTCAGGCCGGTCATGCCTGAGATCGGATCGTCCACGACCGCGACGGTCTGGCCAGACTTCACGTCCTCGCCCAGGAGTTGGTTTACGGCTTCCTGGACATAGTTCCGGCTGCCGCTACTCACAGCCTCGGTGATTACGTTTTTGATGTTCATACTTTAACTACGCTTTGGGCCTGCCAGCGCGGCGGCCACGATTATATGGTCAATGTCAGGCTCCGGGTCAAACCAGTCCGACCCAAGTCGAAACTGGCGGATCAGCGACTCAGCGGAACCTGCTGGCTTAACTACGAGGTTCCCGTGCTGAAACTCGACGGATACCTCCTCCGCCAGGCGTTGCACCTGTTCCTGCATCTTCTGGACGCGCAGCGCCAGGTCAGGCACCGGCTTTTTGCGCAGTCCGGCAAACGCGGTCATCACGGCCAGCACGATGCGCTGCCGGATTTCCGGGTCCCGCGTGCGCTCGGCCATGTGCTGCTGGAGCGCCTGTTCCATGAGGCTGCCGATGCTCATAGTTCCGGCAGCGGCCTCGTTTGTATACGTTCCTGTGGCACGGGCACCGAGGGATCGAGCAGCGGCTTGGCATCGCCTTCCGCCGGGATGACCGTTTCGCAGATCAGGCCCAGCCAGACGTTGGTCTGCTGCCAGAATGCCTGCGGCTCCAGTACCACCTTCTGGATCATGTGCCGGTAGCCGTCGAAAAACATCATGTCGCCCTGGGCCGGAAACCAGTCAAACTCCTGTAGGTGCAGATTGGCCAGCCAGATTTTGTGCTTCTGCATGGGCGTCAGGCCCACCTTGGTGAGCCGCCAGTCGGGGCGCTCCTTGGTCACCAGCGCAGGCACCTTCAGCTCCCGGGAGAACACGGTGCGCTCGTCCAGCGGCATGTGCCACAGGTCGTCATACTTGGTCGACCGGCGATCCACTTCCAGGAACAGCGGCCCGGGGATGGGCGCGTGCTTGGCGATGTACTCCGCGTGGATTTTCAGCGCCGTGGTGACGTCCGGCCTGAGCCTGAAAATCTCGCCATCGTAGAGCCACTCTTTTCGCTCCGTGTATTTCATTATGAGCTAAATACGCCCGGGTTTTCCGTTCTTGCGACGTACCTATCACTAGAACATGAAGAAACCAACGGCACTGGACGATCTGCTCCAAGAACTCCGCGACGACGGCACGATCCGGCGCAACCCGCACGTCAGCCCGGTGACGATGGCCAACATCTACCTGGACGGCATCGAGGAGTCTGATGAAACCGAGGCGATTCAGCTTAACTCCGAGGAGTGCGCCCTGATCCTGGCCAACGAGGACACCGTCGAGCGGCTGGCCGAAGCCTTGAACCACCCGAAGAACGCCAGTATCCACGTGCTGGACCTGGTCCTCAGCCCGCGCCTGATCGGATACCTGGAAGCCAACCAATTCACTGTAGACGAAATCTAAACCCGTATGGCCGCGCCCCTCCAACCCGGTGAAGGCTTCGCCCAGGTCCAGTACCAGATGGCGCTGCCCCAGCAACAGTTCCAGACCTTTGACCCGGAGCAGGTGTCCCTGGTCGAAGCCAACCTGCGCGATGACGTCTTCGGCGACGGCAGCTGCATCCACGTGTTTCAGAGCAACAACGTCGCCTACCTGACCATGCTCCAGAACGCCATGAGCAACGGCAACCCGCTGCTCATGTTCCGCCTCGGCTTCGGCCCGGCCACCGGCATGTACTGGCTGCCCTGGCAGCAGCACATCGTCACCCGCCACTATGCCAAGTTTCAGGGCATTGGCGACACCGCAGGCCACCTCCTGGTGGTCCACAGCAGCAACAGCCTGGTGCGCATCCGCCGGACCCAGCGCGTGCTGTCGCGCAAGGGCCTGATCAGCGACATGGTCAGCGCCATCGCCCAGGCCAACGGCCTGAAAGCCGTGGTGGAACCGACCGACGGAAAATACTTGCTGATGCAGGCTTTCACCGACGACACCACCTTCCTGCTGAAGCGGCTGCTGCCCCGAGCGATCAACCAGCAGGGACGTGGCGGCTACTTCTGCTTCATCCTGGACAACGTCCTCCATTTCCACACGCCGGACTACCAGGCGTCCGTGAAGAAGATGGATTTTTACGGCTCCTACGGCTCCAGCCTGGAAGCTAACGATTACAGCGAGGACAGCGCCCTCTGGGACGCGGGCATCGCCGGGGCGCGGGTGGTGGCCGCCGACCCCTACACCGGCGACTCCAAGGAGTTCCTGTCCGACCCGGCCAAGGCCGTCAAGCTGGCCCACAGCATTTACCAGTTCGACAATGTAGACAACGGCCAGCGCAACCAGGCGTACCATCTGGGGCAGAACCCGGTGTCGGAGCTGAACGCCCTGGCCCAGTTCCGGTACCAGCACGCCCGGCTGCAAACTTTCCGTTCCGTGATGGTCCTGCAAAAGACGATCAACATCCGGCACGGCGACCTGCTGGGCCTGGCGGTGACCCAGGAGGGCAACCGCACCAGCGAGTATTCCGGCTACTATTACGTGACCAGCGCCGCCCACACGGTTAAAAAGTCGCTGGTGACTTCCGTGTATACGCTGAACCGGGGTGAGACGGAATTGAAGCAAACCGGGCTGGCCACGCAGAACAGCCAGGACCAGCTGGTGTCGCAAAACAACGCCCCGGGCGTGACGCCCAACATCATCTCGCTGCAAAGCTCGGCCTTGACCAAGGGGTCTGGAAACACAACGTCCGCCACAACGCTGCTCGCCGTGGCGGACGCACAAACAGGGGCAACAGATTAAGTGAGCGGGCCGGGGATTTCTGCCGCTTCCCACAGCGTCGGCGACTGGCCGGTGAGGCTGCTGTTATCCAGCCGGTCAAAGCCCAGTTGATTCCACTGGCGCTGCGACTCGATCTGCATGCGCAGCTGGCCGGTGGTTGTGCCTGTGCAGTACACTTCAAGATAAGGCAGGTGGCCGTTCAACAGCAAGGTCTGCTGGCCGCCTGCAACCAGGTAAGCCGCCGTGCCGCTAAAACCGTACAGGGGGTACCGCGTGCCTGCGGTGCTCCGGTCCGACGCTTCGTTGAGCACGACCGAGAAGTTGGTATTACCCACGTTCTCGAAGGTGACCAGCATGCTGGTCGGCATGCCGGAGGTCGCAGCCGGGAACCAGTCCCGGTCCTGCAACCGGGCGGCGACGTAACCTGAAACAACCGGACACTGCACCAGTGTCTTACGCGGCATTGGGGCTAAGTATTCGCCTGGATTCATAGATTAAAACTGCAAAAAGGGTGAACAGAGCGGACCAGGAGCTTACTCCTCTTCCTTCTTGTCCTTCTTTTTCTTGGGTTCCGGACGGCTTTCACCAGGCTCTTCCTCGCCTTTGGGTTCCTCGGGCGCTTCCTCTTCCGGTTCAAATTCGTTGGCTTCACCTTCGCCTCCGGCCTCGCCCTCGGGCGGCAGATCACCGGGCGGCTCGCCGGGCATTTCCATCCCGCCTTCAGCGCCCAGCTCACCTTCAGCCCCCAACTCACCTTCAGCGCCCATGCCGCCTTCAGCGCCCATGCCGCCGTCCATGCCGTCCATGCCGCCCTCGGCACCAGGAATCTCCTGGCCCGTGACGTTGGCGGTGAGGTCGGCGAGCAAGTCGCGCATCTGGCGCAACAGGCCCAGGGCGGTTTCGCCCTCGGTGTCCGCACCCACGGCGGCGTCGCTTACTGCCGGTTCCATGGGTTCATCCGGCGCGCCGAGTTCGTCCATCCCGCCGTCGGGTTGGGAAAATTCATCGCCTGATGGCGCACCTTGGGTGGCCGCCAATTCTTCATCGTACAATTCCTGTACCAGTGATTTTGCTTCGTTCAGTGCGCTCATATTGTCATGTTGACCTGTTGCTCTAACTACGCTACTCCCGTCAGACTCCCAGGTGCCTGGAAACTGCTGCGAGGGAATCATACCCTTGACGATCCGGTTGCCCAGCACCCGGCGCGGCTTGGCCTTGTTTGTAGACGTTTTCGGCGCAGCCGTTGCGGGCTTTTTCACAGCGGGCTTGGCTGGAAGCGGCTTCGGCAACGGCTCGGGCTGGATCATTTGACGCGCGCCCTGCGCCGGTTTCTTCGGCGCTCCCGGCGGCGGAGCCGTGGGCGGCTGGGCGGCCCCGGGCTTGGCCGGTTGGGGTGCGCCTGGCTTGGGCTTGGGTTCGCCGGGCTTGGGCGCTCCGGGCTTGGGCGGGGCCTTTGTAGACGTTGGCTCCGGCGGGCGCACCGGGGTGACGGGCTGCGGCAGGATCAGGCCCAGGTTGCGCGCCTGCTTGCGGTCCTTGTAGACTTTCTCCCGTTCGCGCGCCGCCGCCATGGCCCCCTCAAAATCGGTCCAGCGCTTGGTGGCGATCTTGGTCAAGCGGTTCAGCTTTTCCGCCGTATCCGGTTCATCCCCGGGAAAAGACGACAACAGGCCGTAGATGTACTGGCGGGCGGCCAGCAGGTGCTTGCACAGGCCCGGGCGACCGGAAGGGTTGGTGATCCGGGGTGCTTTGTTCCACGCCTGGTTGAGCGAATTGGGACCCACCACGCTGGACCCGCGCTGCTTGTTGGCCCAGGCCCACCGGTAGCGGAAGTCCGGGCACATGCAGTCCACCACGCACTCCAGGTGCTGCAAGGGCACGTCCTTGGGGTTCTTGCGCGTCGGCTTGAAAAACTTGATGTAGCCGCGATGCCGCAGACCCGTGGTGCTGGGGTTGGACTTGAAATTGAAGCTGTAGTAAACCGTGTCCTGGTAGCTGTCGATCTCCAGCGGCGGCCCGCGCACGGTGAAGCTGCGGTACACCCGCTTCGGATCGGAAATCCGGAAGAGCTTGTCGAAGGACAGGCGCTCGCACAGGCTGAGCGGCAGGCTGATGGTCACGCTGGGCATGGTCATTCAGGCCACACGGGCTTTACCGGGAAATTCAAGTAGTCCGGCCCTCGGCGCACGGTCAGCACCACCCGGGTGTCCGGCTGGACCAGGGCCAGCGCGTCGGCCAGCTCCTCGGGCGTGGTCACCCGGTCGTTGCGCTGGCCGGAAGCCGTGTCGTACTGGATGGCCACGATCATGTCTCCGGCCTGGATGCCGGACAAGGCCACCGGCCCGTTGTCCGTGGGCGAAAGCACATAGACGCCGTCTCGGAAACGCCGGTCGTACGCCAGGCCCAGGGACGCCTTGGGGCGGTTGTCCGGCTCGGCGGGCGGCGCTTCGACCGCCTGCGCCTGCGGAGCCGGGTTGGGCGTTTGCGCCGGGGCCGCCGGTTGCTTCTCCTCCGGTTCGACTCCGACGAAGGCGGAACCCATGCTCACGAGCTGGCCGCGATTGTCGCGGCTGTTGGAGCGCCAGATCAGCCGGGCGTCCGGCGGCAGGTTCAGGCGCTGCTCCAGCTCCTGGGCCGCCTCGGCGGGCAGCCGGGCGGGCAGCTTACTGGCGTATACAATTATGTCGTTGGGCGCTTTCACGTGGACCAGGGTATAGCCGTGCGGCAGGCCGATCTCGTCCAGCGCCTGCTGTACCTCCTCCCGGCTCACCGGCTTGGGGTAGCGGCCTTGCAGCCAGGAAGCGGCCAGCATGAGGCTGTCGAACGTACTGCCGCGCTCAGGCAGGTGCGGGCCGTACATGTATACGGCGGGACCCGGCCCTTCGGCCTCCAGAAACAGTTCCACAATTTGTGCGGCGGTTACCACGACCTAAGTACGAGAACCCGTTCTAAGCAGGCATGGCTGACTTAAAACTCAAGCGCCTGAAAATGCGCAACTGGATGAAGTTCCGTGATGTGGATTTGGAGTTCCCCGACCAGGGCCTGATCCTGGTCCAGGGCCTCAACACCGCCTCCGGCGGTGCCCTGGCCTCGGTGGGATCGGGTAAGACCGCCGTGGGCGAAGCTTTGTGCCGCACCCTGCTGGGCATCACAGGCCGGTTCACCAGCGCCAAGCAGTATAGCCTGGACAAGCAGGGCGACCTGTACGTCCGTCTGGAGGCCGAACTGCTGGGCAAGCCGCTGCTGGTGGAAGCCGGGTACGCCTGCGACGAATTTCAAAGCTCCGGCGAGGCCCTGAGCTACACCCACGGCGGCACCCGGGTCGAGCGCGGGCGCATGCAGGAGACACGCGCCCAGCTGGCCAAGCTGTTGGGCGTGTCTCCGCAGCTGGCGGACTGGACGGCCTTCATCGACGGCGAGCGGCTCAAGTTCAATCGGCTGTCCCAGGCGGACAGCGTCAGCCTCGTCATGGCGGCGCTCCGCCAGCCAGAATGGTCCAGCTACTTTGAAATCCTGAAGAAAAAGTCGGGCGAGTTCCAGGTTACCGCCGCCAAGGACAGCCAGGCCCACGCCACCGCCATCGAAAACCTAACCGACGCCCAGCGCGACCTGGACGCGGCCAAGGACGCGTATCTGGCCGCCAAAGAAGAGCACCAGCGCAACCTGGACAACCACGAGGCCAAAATCAACGAAGTACGCCAGCGCAAAGTCAATCTGGAGAATCGCCTGAAGGAGATCAGCGCCAAAATGCAGGAGATCAAGACCCAGCTGAAACTCATGGAGGACGAGCGCGCCAAAAAGTCCCACGACATTGAAATCAACATCCACAAGGTAGAAGACGTCCTGACCGCCCTGGACGACGAAAAGGAAAAACTCCTTAAAACACGTGACACGCGCCAGGAGACCATGTCCACCACGCGCACCGCCAGGCAGAATTACCTGTCCTCGGCGGCCAACTGTCCGACCTGCAACCGGCCCCGTGGAAAACTGGACCCGGAGCGCCAGCAGGAGCTGGAAGCTGCCTACCAGAAGGGTTGTAACGCCTTCAACGAGATCAACGAACAGCTCAGCCAGCTTAACGAGAAGATCAAGGCCAAGCAGCAGTCGCTGCGCGACCTGCGCAAGGAGTTCAGCGAAGCGTCGGCCAGCGACGAGGTCAAGCAGCTGTCGGACGACTACGAGGACCTCGTCGAAAAGCAAAACGCCAACGAAGACCGCGTCCAAGACCTGGACGTGGAACTGGCGGGCTTGAAAGCGCCGCCCTCGGACAGCAACGTGGTCAGAGCGGCCACCACCTTGAAAGCCTCCAAGGCGTACCTGCAAAAGTGCCAGGACAAGCTGGACGCGGCGGCGGTGAGCGTGACCCAGAATGACTTCACCGCGAAGGTGATCAAATACTGGTACACCGCTTTCTCCTCCTACGGCATTCCCAACCTGGTGCTGCGGGAAGCCATCGGACCGCTCAACCACGAGGCCCGGCGCGTGTCAGCGGCCATGACCGGCGGCACCATCGACATCCGCTTCAGCACGGTCCGGGAGCTGGCCAGCGGCCAGGAGAAGGCGCAGCTCCACGTGGAAGTAGACAACAAACTGGGCGACAAGGAACTGGCAGGCAGTTCCAAAGGCGAGGGCGGCCTGACCAACTTCATCATCGCCGAAACGCTGTCCGAAGTCGGCCAGGTTTCGCGGCGGCTGGGATTCCGGTGGTATGACGAAATCCTGCCCCATCAGGACCCGAAGGTATGCCAGAGCATCTACAGCTACATGAAAGACGTGGCCCAGCGCCTGGGCATCCTGGTGTTCCTGGTGGACCACAACCCGGTGGCCGCCAACTACGCCGACCACGTGCTGATCGTGGAGAAGCACAAGCGCGACCAGGTGGCCAGCACCATCCGCTGGCGCTGATCACTCGTACGGGGACTGGGTGTCGTTGCCCTGGCCAAAGCCTTGATAGTTGGCCGCGTACACCAGGCTGCGTGTGTTGTACAGCAGGCCCTTGACGTCGTCAGCGTACGTCTGAGGCGTTTCCGACACCGTCGTCGGAAAGTTCGACGTGCTGATGTTCTGCGAGTTGCCGTAGCCCGGGTTGTGGACAAAGGTAAAGCTGTATTCCGCCGAGGTCGGCACGTTGAAGCTGCTGCTGGGACCCCGGTTCCAGGGTCCGCCAAAAACCACCTTCACATCCTTGACGTAGCCGATGCAGGAAATGCCGACACTGCCCTGGGCGATCCAGATCAGGTTCAACCAGCAGGTCACCGGGCTGGTGATCATGCCGTTGGTGTCGCTGCTGGTGCGCTGGACGCTGTACACCTGCTCCTGGGAGGCCGCTGACTGACTAGAAGGATCGGTGGCCTTGCCGGTCAGGTCACTGCTCGTCCCGGCGACCGGGGCAACTGTAACACCCCGATTGAAAGTGCTGACAGGCAGAATGAACGAATGCAGCCTGGCCGCCAACTTAAGCAGTGTCAGTCCGCCCTCCTTGCAGTACTGGCTGTCCATGAAGTGGAGCTTAAAGCTCAGCGGCAGCTCCATGGGCTTGGTGCCCTTGTACTGGTGGATGCCGTCGGGCATGTTGGGCGCGTAGTTGACCACGTAATCCGCCGACCGGGCCAGCTCCAGCACATCCGGCATGGCGGGAAAGTCTACGGAGATCGTGTTGGCGTACCCCTGACCACCCTGCGCGTTTTTGAGCGCGTACAGCGAGTTGGTGCTGGGCATGGCCACCAGCCTGCCAAACAGCAGCTGGTCGTCGCGTCGAATGTTAATGTCCATAGGCTAGTCTGACAGTTCTCCGGATTTTTGCCATTGTCGCCAGGTTGAATTCTGCTTGGCCCGCTCGACTTCGACATCGCGGCTGCTGTCCTCCGCCTGTTTGAAGCGCTTCTCCGCCCAGGTCAGGTGCTTCTCCGCAATGAGTCCCTGCTTTTTAGTGACATCAAGCAGCTCTTTGTCCTTGAGCACTTGCGGCAGGCCACGCTGTTGCACCGTCTGAAACATGCCACGGGTGTAGACGCCGCGCGCAATCGCTTCCGCCGCCACCACCTGCTGCTCGTCCATCCACTGCTTCATTTTGGCGCTGCGCTCGCGCGGGTCTTCGATGCTTTGAAACATCGGGATGGCCTGGCTGTACAGTTTGTTCAGCTGGTACTCCACCCCGCTGGCGGTGCCGAAGCGGGCCTCCCGATACAGATTGGATTTGGTGCGGTCGGCCAGCAGCGTCGCCTTGTCGAACTCCACCTTGCGGGAATTGGCCTGCGCCTCAGCGGTCGCCTTGTTGATCTGGTAGATGTGGTACACCATGCCGCTAATTATGGCAACGCCTGCGGCGATGACAGCCAGCGGACCCAGGGCGGTAAAACGGAGCATCGCCCAGATCAGCCGCAACGACCCCAGCATGCCGCTAAAAGTCGGCGCGGCTGCGGTGTACCCGGGAATTTTTCCTAGAATGCCGCCGACACTTCCGGTGTTGCCCGCCGCCTGGGCCACGGCCAGGGCAGCCGCGCTTCGGGCGGCTATGCCCGCTGAAACCGCGACTGCGTACAGGCTCTTGACCAACGATCCCAAGCCGATCACAGCCCATCCAACGCCAACCGCCAACGCGGCCCCAGCAACAGCCACTGCGACTTTGCTTTTAGCCAGCCAGCCCGTTAAATCCGCCAACTTGTTTACGACGTAGCTGATCCCAGGCGTCACGTAGTACAGTGCCTGCTGGAACAAGCCCTTTAGCGACTCGACGATGCGCGTAATCCCGGCGTTGGTGGCGTGCATCTGCTCCCGCCAGCGATCCTGAAGCGAGATGGTGCCGACCTGCTGCTTGTTGGCCCGGTCAATCGCCATGATCAGCTGGTTCGCCTGCTGAGCCGACATGTTGAACATCTCACCCAGGATGTTGAGCCGGAACTGCCGATCCCAACCCTGCGACTGTCCGACCAGGCTTTTGCCGTACGCGGCAAAACGATCCATGACCGTCTGGACGCCCTGTGACGTGGCCACAAACTCCGGCTGAACGCCCAGGATGCCCGCGCCCGTCAAACCTTCCGGCGTGGTCAGCTTGCTGACCAGCTCCTCCACGGTGCCGGGAACACCGCCGACTTCTTTCAACGCGCCCTCGTAGCGCCCGACCAGCTTGAGCACTTCCGGCAACCCGGCGGCACCAAGGCCAGGCCGTAGACGACCCATGACATTGGCCAGCGACTCGGCCAGTTTGGCCGCCTCATTGCCCGCCAGTGCCGTGTCGTCCACCAGCTGAGCCACCACGTCGGCCACGCCGCTGAACGAACCCTTAAGCTGCCGCTCCACGATGGAAGCCAGGCGGGCCGCCGTGTCCACTTCCACGCCCAGGCCCTGCTCCATTTGATTGACGATGCGCAGGTTATCGGCGAAAGTGCGCTCCGTATCCATGCTGTAGTGAACCAGCGCCCGTGCGGCGCTGGTCGCCAATTCAAAACTCGTGCCCAGCTCCGTCTGCGTAGCCAAAGTCCGCCGCATCAGACCGCCCCGGGTCTCCCAGCTGGCATTAGCCTCGATAAGATTCTGGTTTAACTGGCTTTCCTTGAGCACAAGGTCAGCCGCCATACCTGTGAGGGCCGCCAGCGCCAACAGTTTAAGCTTGTCGTATTTCTGCCAAATTTCCGCCGCCTGTATTTGAGCGCGTACGTGTTCACGGCCTGCCTTGTACGTTTCCAGTATCTGAGCCTGTTCCTCTTTCCGACTGGCCTTCCGTGCTCGGTTGTAGCCGATTTGAGCCGTATGGACTAAACCGTCAAAAACAGCTTCGGACTTTTTCAGTTCAGTCAGTTGAGAAGCTTCAGACGTAAGAACTTTAGAGAGTGCTTGGTACATCCGTGTCTCTTGCACGACGTGAGTAACGGCGTGCTTGAGGGCATCCATTCCAACCGTCAAAGCCGCGAGCTGGGTAACGGAAAAGGAGATGCCGTGCGCCGCCTTTTGACCGCGCTCCAGATGCTCCGCCAGTTTGTGGGCGTGCTCTGTTAGCTCTGAAAATTCACCGGGCATGGTTATTTAATGTTGACAGATTCAATTAAACGTATACATTTACGCTATGATCGTTAATCCATTCACCGCTGGCTTTGTGATCGGTCATGCGCTTAGCTCGCGTAGGCTGGAAAAGCCACAACCACCTCCACCAATCCAGGTATACACTCCGCTCACGCGCGCCGACCGGCGGCGATTAACAAAACTGGAAGCTGCCCGCCGTGTGCGTTCCGCGCAACTAGACGCGGAGGACAGGGCCTTCGCGCTCTTGGTGGTCCTCATTGTCGTCGGATTAGTCATCGGCAGCATCGTCGTAAACGGAGGCTAAGCCAACAACCGGTTAACCACCGACTCCGGCGTGCTTTCCTTCAGCTTACCGCCGCTTGTGGTCTGGCCCTTGTCCTGGTTCGTGAAACCCTTCAAGCCGCGCTGGTTGGTGATCGCCTTGCGCAGGTTCAGGGATTTGGTCCACTTCCTCGCCGTTCCACCGGGCTGGTCCATCACGTCCTTGGACGTCATCCGGGCGTAGCTGCGCGTCTCCGGCTCCACGTTGACCTTGCTGTGGTCCGCCAGATCGTCGCGGCCCTCCAGCGCCCACTGGCGCTGGAACAGCTCCCGGGCGGTCAGCGGCAGGGCCTCGTGCTGGACATGGTCTGGCAGACCCTTGGGCTTCCGGTGCGTGAAATCCTCCAAGTCGCCCGGCTTCATGGACCGTTTGATGTCCTTGGCCGCTCCGTAGAGCTTGCTGGCCGGACTGTGCTTGGCGGCCTGCATGGCCCGCCACTGTGCGCTACTTTTTGCTGGCATATATTTCGTTGCCCTAACTACCGGCGCAAACAGGCCGCTTTTGGCCCTGGTAAAACTTTGTTAAAATTTTATGTTGACGAGTTTGGATTTTTCGTCTACATTGGACACGTGACAGTCAACAACGTCTAAACTTAAACAATCAAACACAGGAAAAATATGAACGGTCTGATGCTACATTGCGGTGCCCACAACGTGACGCGCGAACAGGTCATGGAAGTCAAAACCCCCTCGCCCACCGATACCTGGTATCCCATCGCCCACGAGACCCTGATCTCCCGGGTCGAGCAGGCGCTGGGCAGCCTGAACATGCGCGTCATGGAGCAGGCGCACGCGCTCACCAAGAACGGCGACCGCTACTTCGGCCTCCTGCGCGTGGCCAACTGCCAGAAGACGGCGGACGACTACGCCTACGTCCTGGGCCTGCGCAACGCCCACGACAAAGCCTTCACCGCCTCCCTCGCCGTCGGGGCCAGCGTGTTCGTGTGCGACAACCTCAGCTTCAGCGGCGAGATTACCATCGCCCGCAAGCACACCCGGTTCATCGAGCAGGACCTCCCGAAGCTCACCGGCAACGCCGTCGGGCTGCTCGCCCAGAAGTGGTCCGTCATGAACGACCGCATCGCCCAGTACAAGCAGACGATGCTGACCGACTCCACCGCCCACGACTTCATCATCCGCGCCACGGACATTAACGCCTGCACGCTCCAGCAGATTCCGTCCATCCTCAAGGAATGGCGCACGCCCCGGCACCCGGAATTTGCCAAGGACAAGTCCGCCTGGCGTCTGCACAACGCGTTCACGGAAGTTTACAAAGAGACCAGCCTGACCCTTCTGCCGCAACGGTCCATCCGTCTAAGCGGTTTAATGGACGCCCAGGTGGGCTTCGCCACCACGACCGCAGCGGAGAAGGTTACGGCGGGCACGGTGGAAGTCGACGCAGCGGTCGTGGCCACGAACTAAAACAAACAGGGCTGGCCTGCGAGGCCAGCCCTTTTTCGTCTACACTTATATGGCTGAAGCTAAAGCACCCGAACCGCCCCGCAAGCCGACCAAGATCATCCAGGTCAGCTACGGCATGTCCGTGAACATCGGCAACTACGAATCCGTCAAGTTCGACCTGACGGCCCAGGTGACGCCGGACGAAGACTGGCGCGATGTCCTAGACTCGCTCCAACGCAAGTCGGCCCGCCTGAAGGAACACATCCAGGCCGAGCACGGCATCACCAACAGCTGACTAGGTGTTGTTGTAGCTGCGCGGATTACCGGCCACATTGGGGCCGTTGTTCTTTTTCTGGTTGCCCGCGCAGTTGAAACCGCACTCGATGTTCGAGTTGGTCACGGTGTTGTCCGTGGCCAGACCGCTGTTGGTCGTGGGCGCGGGAGTCGAGATGCGGCCCGAGCCAGCGGCGCTGGGTCCGTTGTCGTAGCGAGCGTTTGGATCAAAATTTTTATTGGCCATAGCGTATTAACTACATCGCCTGCTCCTGGCCTGGCCCGTTGACCCCGTAGTCAGGCACCCCAGGGGCCGGAATGATCTCCACCGACTGAATCGTCGGCACCGACGTGGGATTCGTCGCCCCGGCAGCGTTTGGCCCTACGGCGGGAATGATGGTGCCGTCCGGCGTGCGCCAGCTGAAGTTGTAAGGGTCGCGGGCGTATACCGTGACCTTGCTGATGGGCGGCGGGTTTCGCGGCTGCGCCAGCGCCCAGGGTGTGAATTCGGCCATGCCTAACTAGCGCTCCAGCACCAGCACGACCGGGTACAGTGTCTTGTCCAGGGACCAGATGGCCTCGTCCGGCGACTGCGGGCTTACCGGAAGCCATTCGCCGGTGCGGCTGTCCACCAGGGAAATCTTCAGCCCGTGATCCGTCGCCGTGCGCACGAACGACTTCCAGAGGCGCTTGCCGCCTTCCAGGTGCTCAAAATCGGAGACCACCCCGCCCGCATACTGGACGTAGCTGAAATACCAGCGCGTCGCCACGCCGCCCCGGGCGAAGCTCTCCCGGATGCTCAGCCGGTGCGCCTGCATGTAGCCCTTGATGTTGGACGGGCGCAGCTGAACCGTCATGACCGGAACGATGCCGGTCCTTGGCGGGTTCTCGGTGTCAGGCACGGAAAACACGTAGCCGAAGTTGCCCGCCGGGGAAAGGGCGTAGGCGTAGTCGGCATCCTGGGTCATCAGCTGGCAGGCCCAGTAGTTGTCCATCGACAGGGGCCGGAAGCCGGAATCTCGCTGGTAGGCGAAGGGACCTGGGTAATACTGGGGCGACTCCCGGAGCTGGCCCAGGGTGGGCAGGTCCAGGAGCTTCGTCACTAGCTGATCGGCACGCATACTAAAAATGTATACAATCGACAGGTCGATGTCAATTTAAGCTTTAACCCGTCAAAAACTGGGCAGGATGTCGAACTGCCACGTCTCGCCCGGCACCGGCTCCAGGGTCCTGATGCTGGCGTGGTCGCTGTCCTGGTACCTTTGGCTGCCGAACACATTTTCCCGGTTGGAGTAAAACTCAACGCGCACGACCCCTGCTCCCATCCACTGGCGGCAGCCGCACTGGAACGGCACCTGAATCTTGTGCCGTTCCGCCACGCTGGCATCGTGGCAGCGGTAGAGCTGGTCGTCGGGCATGGCTTGCAGATCGCGGAGCGTGCGCAACGGCCCGGCCTCCAGGAGCGCATCAACCAGGGCCACCGGCTTGCCGCGTTTGAGCGCTTCTTCCAGCTTGGCGTTCGTAAATGGCCGGTGCAGCAGGAGGTCCAGCTCGTTGTTGAGCGCCTTCAGCTCGGCGGATACGTGCGCAGTGGGCTGCGCCAGGCCGTCCAGGCGGTCATACTCAGCGTCCAACTGCGCGATACGCGCTTTAACCACGGCAAGTCGTCTCTGTCTCACGCCCCTAACTACGGACAAATTCAGTTCTAGCGGGCATGATCACGAATCGACTCGTTTCCATTGACATCCCGGGCGCGCCCGACGTCACGACCAAAGACGCGGAGTGCTGCGACAAAATGGTGGAGGGCGTCCACACCCTCAACCTGGCGTGCGAACTGGCCGCCGCCAACGGCACGCACATCACCATGTGGCCGATGCACTACTGCCCCTGGTGCGGCAAATCGTTTACCGAATCGGCGAAGGAATTCCTGGCCAAGCAGCCGGTCAAAGGTACGTGAACTTTGCAGGCTGGCGGCTGCCGATCACGGTGCCGTGGAAATGGGACCTGATGTTGTCGGCCACGAACGCGTCAGTCGCGTAGTCCAGGTGCGTGATGGCCACGACATCCGGACGCGTCAGCCGCAGGCTGAGCTTGAAGTCGCTCTCCGACCACTCAAATACCCGGCGCACGCGCTTGGTCGTGGAGGCGATCTCCGGCTCCAGCTTCAGCTCAACCCAGGTCAGCTCCTTGCCGCCACAGGGGCCGCTGGGGCCGCCCGTGCGGATTGGCAGCGTCCGGTACACCGAGCAGATGGTCCAGTTGAAGCAGGACAAGCCGTTGCGCCCGATAATGGACAGCGGCAGCGTTGACCGGCTGGTCACGTACGGGTACACGCCAAAGTTGGTGTCCAGCAGCGCTCCCTGGCTGCCCTCGACGATCCAGTCGAAACTGGACAGCTCCTCCACCAGGTCCAGCCACTCCGCCGACTTCACGACGGTTACGCCTGGGATTGGGTAGTAGCCCGCCACGGCATTGGGCTGCCTTAGCGTATACTTTTTGTACCGGGCGTACCCGCTGCCGGTACAGGTGCTGGAGATGCTCCGCCCCAAGCCCAGCTCTTGCTCCGCGACGCGGTCGTCAGGCAGGGTGATGGCCGCGTTCTCGTGGACGTAGACGCGAGCATTCTTTGGCAGCTGCGCCAGCTCGCGGGCCAGCTGGTCCAGGTCGATCACCGCGTCCGGCCCGATCAGCGTGGCGTTGGCCCGCATGGCGCAGGAGGGCAGGCAGTGGGTACACCAGGCTGAGTTGGTGTGGCCGGAGTTGGGGCCGGACTCGGCGAAGGCGACCAGGGCTTGGGTCTGCCGGGCGAAGTAATCGGCCACGCAGCCCTTGCCCTCGGAGCCGTAGAGACCGCCGCAAATCAATAGCTTCATAGCTCTGCTAGTTGACCGGGCAAGCGGTTTTGACTTTCGCTCTTCCACCTTTAATCGTGCCGAACGGCCCTTGCGAGGCTTGGTGCAAATGCCTTATGCCAGCTACGATAGACAGTAGCGCGCTGGGCTTTGTCAATTCATCCGAGTTTTTCATTTTGTTGGCCTTAAGGTAGGCGTAAATGTGCGTCATAGCCAAGCTCACGTGCCCGATTACCTGGCTCTCAAAAGCTCGTCGGTAGCTAGTCATTTCAGCGCCGTCATCCACACCGTCGGCTCTTAGCTTGAGTTCGCACATGTCCCACGCATCTTTGACTAGAGGATGTGTCATGTCTACAATGCCTCTAGGCTCTTTTTGATCTGTATTCCATTCTACCGGAAATCCTCCTTCTACTGTACCCTTATTAACGGTTATCAAGCCTCGACTATTTTGAAAATCCCTGCCGCGACCGCCCAAATGTCCCGGCAAGCGGTAACCGCCGCGATTACCACTGTCGGTGTCGCCGTCCGATTCATCCGATCTTTCGTAAGCAGGCTGTTTCTTTTCCGCGCGTCGAGTTTCTACGACAGTATGCGCCATGAACGGAAAATACTGCTTAAGGTGCTCCACGATGCTCGCATCCGTTTCAGGTCGATCTACGCTTAAACCTTCAAAGTAGGCGTCCACCGCTTTTGATATGAAGTCAGGCCGGTTTACCCTGTAGGCTGCCGCCCACTCAAGCTCCGGCAGCGGCGCGCCACCTTTAGTCTTACTTTGGTATAGTAGAGTGCGCCTGGACTGATCCGCAAAAACACAGATGTCACCGTCGTCCTTCGGCTCTAGGATTAAAGCCAAACGTCGCCGTACATCCATTAAGTTTATCCAGTCAAAAAGCGCAGTTTTTCCCTCTGACAGCATGCGCACGTTAAAAGTTTCGACTAAGTCTAAGTCGGGATGGCATTTCCAGATGCTAGCGATGAGCGGAAGTGAAGGATAATTACCGGCGGCATAGTGATTGTCACCACCAACGGTGCCGCTGCTTTTTTCCAGCTCAGGCAGCAGCAAGGTGTCTACACTAACAGGAACTTCTGCGCCAGCTTTAAGCAGCGTCTGACCGCGCTTAGCCTCCTTGCCCTCTTTAGTAGCGGCGACAACGTAAGACTCCAGACACTTTTTCATGCCGATGACTGTCCTGCTGCTTATGCCTCCAGTGCCAGGTGCCGTTGGCCAGCTGCTCGGTTGATTCCAGTTTTTTCTTGCCTCTTCTGTTCCCACGGAAGCAACCGTAATTTTGAAGTTGTCGGGAATAGAATAAAAACGGGTGTTCAGGTAGCGGCAAAGACCGTACTTGGTGTCGTGTTCGTTCCTCTTAAAGTCACCAAGTATGGTGTGTTCTTTTCCACGCTGCCCGAGTAGCACGATAACCGTGCCGTGCCCAGCCTCTTTCACAAACTTAGGGACTACTTTAAGCCAGTTAATACCGTCTAATTCAGGCACGTATCCGCAATCGTTTAACAGTGTCAATGGCATCACTGTTGTAGCATCCTCGTTTCTTCCAAAACCGGAGACCCAGTCGCCGATAAAATCGTCGCTTTCTTGAGTTTCTCGCCCATCGAAATAATCAGACAACAGCTCCCGCGCGCCGTAGTCCAAGGTACCGTCGTCTTTCTCTTCCCTCTGAAGCCACATCATATTGGTTTCTATCCGCCCGTTCAGCGTAACCACGGAAATGACCACAACACCGTAACCGTTCCACGGCAGTACGCTGCTCTTAAAGCCTACACCGTAGTTTCCTGTAATGGCTCCGATAGTGCGGCCTGAACCGCCAAATTTATTCAAAAAAGCTGGCATTTGCTGCGCACTCATGCCTGATCCGTTGTCGGCCACAAGCCGTCGGTACACTTGTTGGCTGCGTACTGCTTGCCACTCCACGTCGAACCGCACATCAGTCGCACCAGCTTGGAGGGCGTTTACGGCGGCTTCTCTTGACCATTGATAAGCCTCTGAAGATTCGTAGGCTCGGTTAATGTGAGCGTAGACGCCCACCATTTGCATATATTTCATGTTTTCCTTTCCCAGTCCCACCGGTTAATTCCAGCAAGTCCGGTTACACGCCGACTATAGTTCAGCGCTGCCGTTAAGAACAAGAGAAAAACCTTTGTGTGCGCAAATTTCGCTCGCTTTTTTCCACTCAGCCACTCCCACTACTTCGCGGTGGGCGCGATGGGCTGTGTCCATCGAGTATCTCGTATCTATGAGCTTTTTGTCTACGCGCCAGTACAAGTCGCAGGCAACCCTATCTTTATTATCGTAGGTCAGTACCCACTTTCTCAGCGTGCGCAAGGCTTTTGCAAAATTCCTGTGCTCGCTTTCAGTCATGCTAACGCCGTAAAGTTTATTTTTGCCGTCCATAAGGTACGGCGGATCAATAAAGCAGGGACAACTGAATCGACGTACAAATTCAACAGCGTCCAGTTCCGTCACAACAGTGCGTCCGGACAGAAGTTCATGGTAGGCTACTAAAAGGGCGCTTAAAGCGCCTACGTTATAGCGACAACCGATTGGCCACTTACTTTTCTGCTCCAGGCCGCCTATCGGACGTGAGTCGTGTACGATGCCGTTCCACGAGGTTCGGTTCATGAATATCGCCTTAAAAGCCCGATTCAAGTCTGTTTTGGGTTCACTGCTGCGGGTGGACCGCCACAGGCTTAATGTTGGCACCACATCAATCAGTTTAATTAGCTGATTGACACCGGCAGAGGGTCCGCAGATTACGCGCCATAACCCGGCTATGAGCGGGTCTTTGTCGTTCAGCCTTAACTTGATTTTTGGAAAATGGCGCGCCACGTGCAACGCCACCGAACCACCACCGACGAAAGGTTCGCCGTACTCAGTTTCATTTTTAAGCATTCCGACCAGGTACGGCTGTAGATCGCCGAGCATTCGACTTTTTCCGCCAGGGTACCGTAATAGGCATTTCATGTCGCCAGTATAGAACACACACAGACGAGCCGTGGCCAGCTGAAAAATGACTAAACGTCAGCATTGTTCCACGTGGAACACGTAATAAGTTTATCTTAGTAGTCTAACAGTTTGTCTACAATGTCGCTGGCGCTCTCCGCCTGGTGGCGCAGCTTGCCACCCCGCAGCTTAAACCCGGATTTGTTGACCCACTTCCCCACGGTGCCGGGAGCCACCTTGGCGGACTTGGCGATCTGCGCGTTCGACTGGCCGCCCTGGCGGCAGCGGATGGCGGCAGCTTTTGAGCAGATGTCTCGAAAATTGAGTTTATGTCCCACGGTATAGTTACACCACCAGCCTCTGACAACGAAAAGTTTAAGGCTGGCGGCGGGCTACCCTTCCTCCTACAAGTAGCCCGCTGCCAGATTGCTTAGGACGCAGGAGCCACGGGCGCGACCGTCGAGATGGCTTGCGCCTGGGTCACCAGCGCCGCACTGTGCGCTTTCAGGGTAGTCAGCGCGGCCTGGTCGGCGGCGCTCAGGGTCCCGGGTGAGTTGTTGAAGGCGGTAATTTCAGCATCCAAGGCTGAAATGCCCGTGACCACGGCAGCCAGCGCCGTTTGAATTCCCGTCAGGTCGGCATCTTCGGTGGCCGCCCAGTCTGTGATTGCACTCATTATTAGTTCTTTCGTTCTTTGCAGGTCCTGTACGGTTGCAGGCGTTCCGATGGACTTGCGGAAATCGGAAATCTGCTTTGACAGCACGTCAAATTGTTGATCGTTCATAAATTAAAAGGAGTTGGGCGGTGTCGCTACAATGCGCACCAGGTCGAAAACAAAAGACAGAATTCACGAACCTGACCCTAGCCTGTTTTTAGCTAAGTGCCTATCAGGTGTTTACCTACCGGCAGAAACTGAGAAGTGGACCGATTTGTGCTCAGTCAAGCTGGACCTGGCGCTCCTGGGCCAGCCTGACCTGGTCGGCGGCGAAAGCGTCCTTCAGCCCCTGGTCCGCCTGGGCCATCATGGCGATGACGCCCAACACGTTCCTGTAGACGTACTGCGCGGGCTTGCCACCGTCGTCTTCCGCTTCCAGCGGAATGTAGACAGGATTGGCCGTGCCGCTCAGTGTGGACGCGTCCACCATCAGCACGTACTTGCCGCCGCCCAGGGCCTCCTTGAGCGTGGTGACCTGGGCCGTGACCCCAAACATCTCGTGGCCGGTGATGTCCTTGCCCAGGGACTTTTTCTTGGCGTGCGGGTCGTAGCCTTCGTAGGAGGTGACGTAAGCGATGTTTGACGGCTGACGCAGGGAGACGTTGACGGAGAAATCTCCCTTCAGCCAGCCGAAGTGCGTGGTCGAGGCCCCGATGACGCTCTCAAAGCCCTGCTCCTTCATGAACTGGTTCACGGCCATCAGGCCGATGCGCCAGGCGGCGTGCCGCTGGCCCAGGGAAAGCTTCTTGGGCGGCCCTGGCTTGACGACGGAGGTTTCGCCGGTCGGGCTGACGGCGAACACCCGTTCGATCTTGGCTGGCAGCAAATTGCTCACAGCCTGGAAGAACAAATTACGCGCGCCGAGAAGCCCACCAGAGCTTGACGGCGGCGCTGCGGGCGGCGCGGTGCTCGGGCGTCTGCGGGCGGCCTAGTTTTACGGCTGACTGCTTTCGCCGTGTGGCGGCTGAGACCTTGTGACCGATCTGGCTAGTGCCGTCACGCTTGGGCATGTGGGCGCTGGCCTCCTCGAACCAACCCTCCCGCTTGGCAACACGGTAAGACCCCTGAGAGCCGTCGATCCAGGCTTGTCTGGTAGTGAACTTCCGAGCTTCTGCCACGATCAGCTCTTTGGTCCACTTGCGACCACGCACAGTGCCAACAGAGCCTCCGCTATTCCGATTCAACATGGTCCAGCCTTCGTTCTTGTACTGCGCGATGGCCAGCTTCTCCGCCTCCGGAGCTTGCTCCCGGGTCAAGCTCGTGGCCAGAACCTTGCGCGTGTAGGTGCCACAGACATCAGCGTGCTCCGCTACCGGGCCACTGACCTTGTGCGCGTACTGCCTGGCTCGTGGCAAGAAAGTCAACCCGACGTACGCGTGCTTGTCGGCAAATTCGTACACGTAGATTTCGTAGTCAGCCGCGAACGGGCTGGCCATAGGCGTCATGTGGGCGCAACACCGGTCAAGCAGGCCCCTTGAACTAGCCGCCTGGTAGTGGTTGTTGGCGTAGCGCTTCCAGTGCGAACGATGCGGATACTGCGCAGCAGATGCCATCAGCTCTTCGTCTGTGTACTTCCAACGTACTTTGTACGCATGCTTTGGATTATTCTTAGATGTGTAGCTCATGTACATACACTAATGTATCATGCAGTCAAACGCAACAAATAAAAAACCCACGGTTTCCCGTGGGTTTGTGAAGACTTAAGCGGCTAGGCTTAACCGATAGTCTGGCCAAAAGCGCTTGGACTATTCTGCACGAGGCCGCGTGCAAACATCTTCGAGTTGATCATTTTGCGCGCGAAGCTCGTGGCAAAACCCCGTTGATGGATGAAGTCAGGCAGCACCACGTCAGGGGTGGTGTACAGCTTCTGGTACTCGGCCAACACGTAGCCGGTCGTGAGGAACTGATCGCCCTTGTGGCCGACCAGGAACTCGTTCACCGGATAGTGGGGATCGGCGAACACTTTCTTGTTGCCGATGTCGCCCAGGTACGTGATGCCCTGCATCTGGACCCGGTTGTTCTTCGGCACGAACTGCGGCAGCGTGGCCACCACGGTAGCGGCTTGGAGGCCCAAGAGCATCCAGTTACCGGCGACCATGTTCGTGGAACCGAAGATGAAGTTCGAGGCAGTCTCGAACGCGTCGATGATGGAGAACTTGTGCGTCTGGTAATTGACGTTCGCCGGAGCGATAGCGTCCCAGACCACGAACCCGGCATCCGCCTTGGCCCGCAAGTCAAAGATGACCTGGCGGTGCTTCTGGTATTGCAGGGCGTTGGTCAACGCGTTGAGCAGGACGCTCTCCGCCTTGATGTTGTACATGGCCTGGAGGTTCTGGTCGGCTTCCTCGGACCAGAGCGTCTTCAGCTTCATCACCTTGGCGGTGACGGGGGTGCTGGAGAGCTTCATCTCGTAGTCCTGGATCGCCAGGTTGCCTTCCGAGTTGAACGCGTAGCTCACAGTGTAGCTGGCAGCCGTTTCCGCGCTGACGGTGATCGTACCCGCGCCGGAACCTTGATAGGTCACCACGCCGATATACGCGCCCGTGGCCACGTTGACGATCTGGCCGTTGCCGTCGTCCGCGAACTGGGTGCCGTCACCGAAGGAACCGGAAATCGTCCCGGTGCGGATCGGAGTCCATTCCAGCACGAACACGCCGGAACCATTCGTGGTGCCGGTTTCGTCCTGGACGACTTCATCAGCGTCATCGTCGCGGTCCACCGCGCCTTGCAGCGCGCGCCAGACGGGTGCGCCTGCCGGGGTGCGGCCTTTGCGCCGACCGGTGACGATGTCCATGTACACGATCTGGCTGACCGGGCCAGCCATGGGCTGGAGGGCCACCAGTTGATCAATCACGTCGTTTTCCGACATGTTGGCGATGATGGGGAAAATCCACTTGTCGAACGTCCCGAGGGAGGTCGTACGAGTGACTTCGTCCAGACGGCCAAAACGGCTGCGGCAGTTTTCGAGCATGATCGCCGCCAGCGGTTTCTTGTGCTCCGGCATGTGGTCGACGAATTCCTTCCAGCCTTTGGCTTCCCAAAGACCTCGGGGATTTTTGTCGCGGCTGACCCCGACCGGCGTTTCCGCCAGGCGGTAGCCCCACTCAAGGACATCCATGAAGCGGGAAATGTGCCCGCCATCAGATGCCAATACCGGTCTTCCACTTTCAGTTAGAATAACCATAAGTATTTATTTCTTAGTTTGTTGTGTTGGTTGATGGCGTTTACTTGACTGAACCGCTCAAGCGTTGCACCAGGCCGATGGACTCGCTCAGGTCGCGAATGTCGCGACTCTGGGTAAGCACACGGGCTTCGGTAATCGCCGGAGCAGCGGGCTTGGCGTCGTTGGACTCGGTTTTCACCTTGCCCGGTTCGGCGGCCACTTTCCCGGATTCAGGGCTGCCAGCGCCCTTCACCTTTTCGTCCTTGATGCCTTCTTTGGACGGCACTTCGCCCTCTTTGGGCTGTTTCAGCGCGTCAGCTTCTTGGACCGAATCTTTCTTGGGGCCTTCCAGTTTTTCCCGGATGACCGCGATGTGACGGAGACGAGTGGCCTCTTTGAGCGCCTTCTGGATTTCCGGCGTCTGCGCCTTGTCCTTGAATTCCAGGACGATCACCCGGCGACCGAGTTCCGTGACGTCTTCGTGATAGCGCTGGGCCATCAGGTCCAGGGCCTCGCAGGAGGTGTCGAAGTCGTGCTCCAGCGCCAGGAACTTGGCCTTGCGGCTTTCCGCCAGGCGTTGCCAGCCCTGACCGCGCCGGGTCAATTCTTCGACCATCTTCTGGCCGCTGCGCTTGCCTTTGATGGCTTCGCCCAGCTTTTTCTTGTACGTGACCGCCGTTTGAGCGGTGGCGTTGATGACGCGCATCAGCTTGCCGTTCTGTTCGGTCAGGCGTTTGGCCTCCTTGATGGGAAGGCGGGCCGATTGGGTCCAGGTCTCGGACAGACTGTCGAGTTCCTTGTGCAGCTTCTGGGCTTCCCAGGAGCGTTTCGGATCGGCAGCAGCCCATTCGCAGACCTGCTGGTGCAAGTCCTCGATTTGGCCCATGGACTCGGCGAATCTGCTCAGCTTGGTGGGTTCCAAACCTCGGAGCGCGGTCACCCGCGTCTTGATTTCGTTGATTTCCATATTTTTTGTGGTGTGTTTGTTGCTGGCTGTTGCAGGGCTACTGCTTGAACCAGATGAAGGCGACGATTCCTTCAAATTTTTGGCAGTCTCGGCTTCGAGGACTGGGGCCGTTTTGGCCGGTTGGAGAGATTCTGCGGTGGGGTTGGGGGAAACAGGGGCGGCGAACTGCGGGGTCGAGGTGCTGAGGGCGGGGCGCTGCGGGGTCAGTTCGGCGGATTCAAAACTCGGCTTGATGACCACGTCCCAGCTTTCACACACGTAGTCCTCCTCCACGTTGTCCACGCCGTCCGCTCCGCGCTTCAGGGAGCCGTAGCCTCGGCTGGACACCAGTGGATTGTAGCCGCCTTCAATCAATCCCATCAGCTTGCCGGACTCAGGTATGAGCGTGGGATTATACAGCGCAATCTCGCCCATGACCTCGTGAATGACTTTCCCGTCCGCGTCCTTGGACTCCACCATCTGCGCGCTGACCACCTGGTGGGAAATCGGGGATTGCAGCGTCACCAGGCCGTCCTTGGGATGTTCCAGCAGGCCGAAGGCGGCGTTGCGCTTGATGGCTTCCTGGAGCGGCGATCCGGGCGTGAGATTCTTTTCCCAGACGCGCTTGCTGTAGCGCCGGTTGTTGCCGTTGACGCAGTCACAGACGCTGAAGCGACCCGGTATGCGAGCAACACTTCCGCCGTTGGGACGGCTCTCGATAACGGGAGGTTTGGACCGGTCTACGATGAACGTATAGGCTCCGGCAATGCCTTCGGCTAAGTATTGTCTCATGTATGCGGCGGACGCGCTGATTAAAGGGTCCGCCTATAACCACGAGGAACCGCCGCCGAAAGTAAACGAAACGCGAAAACGCCGCTAAGACGATTGAAACTACATCAAATGTTGGGAGAATAAGGCAGCACCGGCGCTTTGGGCAGTCGCGGCCTCTCAATTAGCACCTCTGCCTTCAGAAAATTCCAGGCCATGGTCAAGGCTTCCTCGATGGCGTCCATGTTCGCGCCGCGCTGCTTGAACCACTCACGAACCTCCTCAATTTCAAGCTCTTCGCTGAAACCGTCCACCGGAGTGGTCAGCGTGCAAAAGGTGCTGAACATCTCCCGGGTGATGATCACGTGCAGGGGTTCAGGGGAGGGTGGAATCTGCATATTTTACCAGGTAGGCGGACAGGTCTTGGAAGGCTAAGTTGAACGATTCACGACTGTCAACCAGCTCAAGCTGATCTGGTTGCATGAACTCGTATACAATAGCGAGCGCAATTTCATCCGCCCAGTCGCAAAAATTATCCCGATTTATGCCCGGCAGGCACTCCTTGTAGCGCTCCAGAGCCGCCTCTTTCATCCGGTCCAAAGTAGACGGCAATTCGTCAATGTACCGCTGCGGGTCTACGTTTTCAGCGGACTCGCCCATGGGCCGGATGTTCCTGGCGTCGCCGATGGTGAAGTAGTCGGCCACACCCTCTGATTCGTCGAACGGCGGAAATGGATCGCTCACGTGTACGCGGGGCAGGTAGCGCCGCAGCAGCCGGTGATAAAAGCTCAGCTTGTCCTGGTTGTAGCTGCCGACCAGGAGAGTGCCGTACTTGGAAATCCAGCTGCGCACCAGGTCCAGAAACTCGTGCCGGTGGCCCAACGCGTGATGTCCGCCCACCTGGCGCTTCTGCTGGCTGTCCGGGTCGAACGACAGGCCGCGCCGGTTGAGCGAAATTTCGTTGAACTTGACCTCCTCGCCCTTGATGTGCTTTTTGCCCTGCCAGAGCTTCATGTTGTAGTCCCCGACGTCGGCGGCGGCCACCAGGGTGTAGCCCTCGGGCGTCCACTCGCCGTCGGTTTCCAACAGGCTGAAGGCTAACTGGGCGGCGTTCATCCTTTGCCGAAAATGTCGTGCCAGGGGTGGTTCGGGTCCCGGGCCGCCTGCCGGAACTTTTCGTGCGCGGCCCGGATGGTCTTGGGCGGCCAGATGATCGGGCCTTTGCAGTCGGAATGGTACGCCTGATCCATGCTCTCGCCCTGGAAAAAGACGTGCTTCTCGTGAATTTCCTGCTGGCAGTGCGGACAGACGTGATACGTCTCTGCGCGCGTGGCCTCAATTACTTCCAGGGACTGGGTCGGCTGGCTTTGCTGGCTCTCCCCCAGGACTCTTCGTAGCGTTGTGTTCATGCAGTGCCTTGGTTATGGCGTCTTTGTAGATACCGAAGCACAGCCCGCTGTAAAATCGGCCTGGCGTCGCGAGCTTCATCTTGCCCTGCTCATTCAGGAGCACGAATTCGACGGCCTGGGCTTCGCTGAAATGGTTCAGGTAGCACTTGTTGGCCGGGCTGCTGGGCAGGTGCTGGCCCGCCACCGGCTCCAGGTAGATTTTGTAATTCTTGTCGGTCGGCACCACCGTCGCACCGTTTTTGATGGCCTCCAGGGCGATGGATGGCTTCATGCCGCCGCAGTGGGAGCAGGTGTTGTCGTCACGCCAGTGCGGCTGGCTGTGGGAGTGGTAAACCAAAGGACTGGCCGCGATCTCAGCTTCGGTCATCACCGAGCACCGGCCCCAGAACGTGTCGGCGTCCTGGCTCACATGAACCTCCGCAGGGCCTCGTAGGCGTTGGTGGGATTAAAATTGCTGGTCGGCTCCGGCATCGTGCCGCCGTCCTTGGCCGATAGCAACGCCATGGCGGCGTGGCCCTGCGCCTGGGGCGCGTCTTCAGTCAAGACCGTCATATTCTGCACCATGGCCTCAGCCTCCTCGGTGGACACGGCTCCGGCGGCGGCCATCTCCTGGCCGTTGCGCGCAGGCGCTCCAGTGCGCCGGTGGCCCAAAAGCACATCCATGGCGCGCATGGCTGGATCGCTCTGGCCCATGCCGTTCTGGGGCAGCTCCGGGGCGTTCTCCAGGTCAGCCACGGTAAACTTCTGCGGGCTGCCGCTGCCTGGCACTTTGGAGGGGTCGATGGGCTGCTGTGAGTCGGGCGTGCAGTCCGGGGCGGTCAGCGCCGAGTACGGCGTCAGGTACTTCTCCTTTTCGCCGGTCGGCTTGCTGGGTTCCTGGACCACCCGGGTCAGCGGAGCCAGCGGTTTGCCTACCACTTCCTGGGTCATGTCGTGCTCTTCGGCGTCGTCAGGAATTACCCCTTTGGTGCCGCGCTCTTCGCCAAGCACACGTTTCAACATTGGATTCATACGCGTAATTTTGACATTTCCCGGTCGTAGGAGGCCGCCGTGGCCGGATCGTGCATCCGGATCAGTTCGCTGGCCAGGGCGATGATCTGGTCGCGGTCGCCGCGCTTGGCGGCGGCCACAATGGCGTTGGCCAGCTCCACCTCCCGGCGCTCTTCCGGGCTGCCGGAGGTTTCGCTGTCTTCGCCCAGTACCTGTGCAATCAGTGCATTCACGAAACCGGCTCCATTGTGCCTTTGTCACGGTTGGCGACCACCCGCTGCAAAATCTGGGAATAATCGGACGACGGCTCCGGCACGGGAATGTTCTCCGAATCCGCCAGCTCGTCCAGCAGCTGGCCAAGCTCGCGCCCTGCGCCCTGGCCGATCACAAAGCACAGGTTGACAAAATCAACGTAGCTGGCGGGTGTAAACATCAGCTGGGTGGCCACGTCCATCTTCTGGCCGGATTGCCACATGCGGGCCAGCTCCTGAACCGGCACGGTGCTGGATTGAGCTGGCGGCGCATCCATCTCGGTTGGCTCCGGATCAATCTGGGCTGGCTCCGGACCTGCTTGCGCCTGGCTCTGAGCCGCGTCGTCTACCTCGGGCGGCGCGATTTCATCGTCCGACTCGCCCAGCAGGCGGCGCAAAAATGGGTTGTAGCTCATACCTGGGCTAACTACACCAGGTCAGTGAGAATCCGATAACCGACCTGCTCAAGTTGACGGGTGGAGCTGCCTGCGTTCATGTAGCCGCCCGACCACGGGGGATAGATCAGCTTGAACGGACGGTAGTAGTGACGGTAGCTATACTCACGCGTGGCCCGGTTCATGGCCTGGGAGGCAACCAGGTCGGCCTGCTTGCGCGGAACCCCGGCAAAGCTGGTGGGGACATCCTGGTGCTGGAGCAGACCATGTTCGATGTCCAGGCAGTTCATGTCCTGCTTTTCCATCTGGATGAAACCAGCCAGGCGCGCCCGGATGTTGAAGTCGCAGTGCTCCTCGCCGAATTTCCCAAACTCAGTGTCGAAGTAACCGATCTTTTCAATCACCGCCCGGGTCATGGACATCATGATTCCGGTCATGCGCGGCAGCATCTTGACCTTGTACCCGCGCCAGGGGTACGTGACCCACTTGTAGCTCTCCGGGTTGCCGGAGATGGCCGGGCTGGCCTTGTCGAAGTCGCAGAAACAGAACAGGCCCACGCCCAGGTCATCGTGCGCCTGGGCGTACGCGCGGACGAAATCACCGGTGACCAGCAGGTCGTCGTTACACAGGCACAGGTGGTCGCAGCCCGAGTCCATGAACATTTTGATCAGCCGGTTGCTGTTGCCTGCCACCCCCAGGTTGCGTTCGCCCAGGAGCACCCGGGCGTTGGGATAGACCGCCGCCGGGTCGCCGCTGTCTACGTATTCCGTGGCCATGAGATCGCGCCGGTAGGCGTACTCTGTCGTGCGGCCCGCTTTCAGGAAGCTCGACGTGCTGTCCCGCTGGCCGCAGTCTTCAGCGATGGCGCACTGGTACTGGGAGCAGTGCTCTTCAATTCCGGCCATCATGGCCTGGAGCGCCGCCAGCCGCCGGAAGGTGAGGATGCCGATGAAAGATTTCATGATTCAGATTCCGTGAGCACGCCGATGACTTTTGGCTCGCCGACGATTTTAGCGGCGGCAGCGTTGGCCCGGAACAGGCACGTCAGCGTTTCCACCGCCTCTTTGGCCGCCTGGTCGTACAGCTGGCCGATCAGGCAGTCGTGGCCCCAGGGCGACGTGGCTTTGATCTCCACGGTCAGCTGGATGCGGGCGGTGGCTTTGACCCGGGGCAGGGGCATGACTTTGGTTTCCATACGCTTCAGTTGTTAAGCCGGGAGGTCAGCACCTTGCCCATGCGAAAGCGGACCGCCTGGCGGGCCGGGATGTGGTATTGGGCGGCGTGTGGGCGCTTGGGGTTGCGGCCCACCTTGGGCTTGCGGGTGACCACCTCCAGCACGCCGAAGTTGCGGAACTCCACCCGGCGGCCCTTGCCCAGCGCCTCGGTGACGCAGTCCAGGATGGTGTCTACAATTCCCAGGGCGCGGGAGACCGGCAGGTCCAGGCGCTTGTTCAAGTCTACGGCCAGCTGGTTGCGGTTGTAATTCACTTGTTCCGGCCCTCCCAGTAGCCCACCACGATGCGCGCGGCGGACTCTGGCATCAGATTGACGTCCGCGCCCAGGTCCAGCACGAACACGAGCACCCGGTAGCACAGCACCACGATCCACAGCTGGGTCACCACCACGTTCACGATGGCAAAGGCGATCAGCTCGTTGGCCGTCGGCGCGCCGAACAGCTTCCAGAAGCCCAGCGTCATCCAGCTGAACAGAATGAGGGCGGCCATGGTGAAGTCCAAGGGCGCAAACAGACCCAGCTTGCGCTGGGCCTCGAAGCGCGACATCGGCTTTTCGGGAGCGGGAATGGCAGGCATGTTAGCTGAGCGCCTCTTTGGCGTGTTGTTCGATCAGGGCGAAGATTTCCGCGAGCGAGGCGCAATCCCGGGGCTGCCACGCCTTCTGCTTGCTGACCAGCCGGGTCTTGAGCTTGTCGCTGGGCGCGCTGAACCGCAGGCGCATGGGGCTGGTGTTGTCTACCGTGAACAGGACCCGGTGCCGGTTGTTGGACGAGTCCTCGCCGTAGTAGACAATGGTTTCGTCTTCCACACGGCGGGAAAAGCTGTCATCCAGGTAGGCGATGATTTCCTGCTCGTCGCTGCTGGAAACCCGGAACTCCTTGTCCGCCGGGTGCGGCAGGCAGGCCGGGATGCGCTCCTGGTTGCGGCCCAGCAGGCGCGGGCTGATGGCCATAGTGGTCAGGCCCAGGTTGGCCGCTTCGATCCGGCAGCTGTCCCGCATGTCGCACATGTTGCATTTGCGGCAGTTGCGGGAGTACAGGATGCCGTAGCAGGACATGATGTTGCCGATCATCCGGGGCGGCTTGGCCCCGATCTCGATCAGCATCTCCTCCACCTCGGGCTTGCCCTTGACCTTCTCGTCAAATTGATTGCGCGCCGCCATCGTAAACAATCGCCGGACCACCATGTCGTCGTGCAGATTGGCGGGAATCTGGATGCCAAACAGCTGGCTCAAGGTGGCGATCAGGACGTTCCGGCGGCTTTGTTCATCTAGTTGTTCGTTGCTCATGTTGCGGTAGGCGGTGATTTTCTGCCTGACTGTTAGAACGTATTTGGCGAAGTCCTTGACATCCATGCCCAACCCCTCGGCCAGATGCTCGTTCTTGAGCTTGATGTTGAAGCCCTGGTCCTCCCGTTTACGCCAGGCGTCCAGCTGGGCCAGGCAGCAGGCTTTGGCGTTGGGCCGGTGGAGCTGCCGGAACACCAGGATTTCCGTCTCCGTCAACAGCGACTCATACTCCGCCTCGACCTCGCGGGCTTCCTGCTGGTCATGGTCGCTGCCGTTGGCCACCTGGACGTTCAGCTCCGGATCGTCCAGGCTCAGCTCGACGTTTTTGTGGTAAGCGGGGGCCTCCTCTTCATGCTCGTTGTCGTCGTCTACACTCAAGGGCTTAGCCCCTGGTGCCGGGGCGAAACGCTGGTCCCGGGGCGGCGGCTTCTGGCCGGTGCGCTTTTCCGTGAACCGGTACTTCTGTAGACGGCTGCGGGCCATGTTGCTCACGCAGGCCGTGAAGAAGCGGAAGAAGTCGTAGCGGCTGACCTGGCGGTCCAGCTCGCCCTTGCTGATCAGCTCCGCGAGCTTCAACCGGCCCTCGCCGATCAATTCGTCGTAGTGCATGAACGGGGTGGTCACATCCCGGTACTGCCAGGCCACGGAGGCGATCACGCGCTCCAGGTCTTCCATCATCTCTTCCAAGATGGGTGGTCGCAGCTTGGGGTCGGCCCAGAGCGGGCCGCGACAGACGTGGTGCCGGGTCAGTTTTACCTGCCAGCAATCACTGTCCGGAATCTTCGTCGAAAACGCCATATTCGCCATAACGTCGGGGGTCTCTTATTTCTAACATTTCGTTGAATATCTGTTCGGCGGCGCGCTGGGTCCGTTTATATTTGCGCGCCACCTCCACGACGGCATCGGGGTCCTGATCGCTGCGCTCGATGTCGCGGGCTATTTTTTGTTTCTCAACCAGCAGGGCCACGGCCTGCAAGGTTGGAAATTTGATCCGGTGGCCGCCAAAAATGGCCAGCACTTCCTTGCCCTTTTCGATGCCGATGATGTTGAACAGGTCGGGAAGAAAGGTGAAGCTCTCCGCCGCCATCAGCAGCTCGTACTCCGTGTACGGAATATAGGCTTTGTCGTAAAACGCCGTGCGCAAGGCCACCGTACACCACTCGTACAGGTACTTGCTGAATTCCAGGCTGAGACAGTAGGCGTAAGCCGCCGAGCGCACCACCGCCTGGCGGTCGTGCTCGTCCTCGACGATGCACTCCAGGGAGAAGCGCAGCGCGCCGATGATCTGCGGGTCGGACCAGCGACAGATGATGTCGGTGATCCGCTTGCGCACTTCCAGGGACAGGTCGTGCTTGTTGACTTCGTGGTCTTCGACGCCGTAAAACTTCTCCAGGTGCTCGCTGGTGACATGATAGCGCTTGCGGTACTGGTTGACCTTGACCAGCTCGGATTTGAACGCGTTCTTGGCGCACTTGCTGAACCAGGAGAAAAGCTTGCCTTTCTTGGGCTGCCATTTGGCCAGCCACTTGATCACCTTCTCCTGGGCCGCGCTGACCAGGATCGGGAGGTCCACCGTGTAGTGGAAGTCTTCAAATTGGGCCAGGCGTTGAAACATGGCCGTGGAACCGATGACGATCTCTTCCAGGACGAGCATGGCCTCTTTGTGACGGCCCGTGGCATTCAACTGCTTCCACTGGACCGCCAAAGGCGTTAATTTGCTCGCCGGAAAGATGTGCTCGCCGTCGACGGGATTGGATGCTTTCTTAGCCACCGGAAGGTAGGGTAACGAGGACGTAAACTTTGTCGATCAAGGTGGCAAATTCGTCGTTTAGATCGGCGGCCACTTTGTCCCCGCGCCGGACGTACGGTTCCATCAAGAGCATGATGGCGTGCAGATTGTTGATGATGGTCAGCCCGGGAATGTAAGGTATCTTGTCCCGGATGTAGGTGATTTCGTCAGTGCTGGGCTTGGTGCCTGACTTGATGGGCTTGGACAGCGCCGTCTTGGGCGCAGGTTTGGCCTCCACGTCCGTGTCCTCGCTTTCGCGGACTACGGCGGCTGCCGCCGGTGCGGGCTTAGCCGGGACCGGTTTAGCCGGGGCGGGCTTGGCTGGAGCCGGTTCCGCCGGGCGGTTGAGCGGCTTGAGTTCGGGTTTGACCTCCGCCTTGACGACCGGCTTGGGTTCAACTTTGGCGGCGGGCTTGGGTTCAGAAGGTTCTACTTTTGGGCGAGGGCTGACGGGTTTTTCCGGCGGCTTGGGTTTGGCGGGCGCTGTTTTCTTGGGTTCAGCGCTGCGCACGGGAACTGGCTTTTGCATCAGTTCCCTGACGACCGGCAGCGGCGTATCCAGTATCAACACACTGGTGGCGCTGCCAATGATTTGCTGCTTGGTCAGCTTGGGCACGTCTTTGCCGGAGCGATAGATCGCCCGGGTGAGGTCACAAACCGTTTTGGAGTAGTCGGTGCCGTTCGGGCTGCCGTCTTGCACGGTTTCGGTTTCTTTGCACAAGCTTGTGCTCAGTTGGGGTTCTTCCCGTAGTACGTCGTTTACCCGACGGTACCATCCCGCAGTCAGATCAGTGGGCATAATGTTAAGGCTTAAAAGCGAACGGCAACGTAGCAAAGAAATGACAGGTTGCCGTTCCAGGTACAGTGTTTATTAACTGGTCTTAGGTATACAGCTTAGGATCAGAGGTTTCAACAAAAATCGTACAAAAGTACTCAAAAATTTTTATCGAGCCTCAATCCGCCTCTTCCTGCCCCACGGCAGGCCGCCGACGGCGGTTGGTGCGGGTGGGCAGCGTCTCTTTTTCCGGCGCGGCTTCCTCGGCGGCTTCCGCCGCTTCGCCCGCTTCCGCCGCCGCGACTTCGGCTTCCGCCGTTTCGCTTGTCTCCGCCGCCGGTTCTTCGGTCGGCTTTTTGACCTTACCGGCCAGGTGGTTGTACGCCTCCGGGTCGTCGTTCTCGCTCGTGCCGTAGGGCATCAAGCGCTGCCGCAGCGCGTCTTTCATCTGCACTAGAGCTGGATTCCAGGCCCCATAACATTGGGCCGTGGCGATGTCGGTCTGAATGGCGTGCGGCAGCGTCCGCAGCTTGAGCGCGCCCGCCTGGTTGCGCTCCACGCTGATGCGCCGCAGCGTTTCATGGATCATGGGTTCCCGTTTTTCAGGCGACACGTGCTTCCAGGCGTGATAATCGAAAATCAGGATGAAGTCCGGCTTGTCCTTCATGAACAGCTTGAACTCGGGACTGATTTTGCGCAGCTTGACCGGCGCGCCCGCGCTGGGCTTGGTCTCGCCCTCTTCGTCGGTCTTGATGTAAAAGACCGCCTTGATCTCCACTTCCTCGTTGGTAAGGCTGCTCAGTAGCAGCTCTTGTTTTGCCAAAACGGACTCTAAAAGGTCCGTCAATTCCTTCTCCGTTGAGTACTCAGTAGTTGTTGCCATAGTAATTTTAAGTGTTAAGTTCCTCTTCTTCCTCTTCCAAACAGATGCTGCCGTCCAGGCCCGGCGTGTTGTCGCAGAAGGCAATCGCTGCCTTCCACAATAAGTCTACGTCAGCCTGGTGCTCCGCCATGAACTGCGGCCACTCGCTCCGGTACTTGAATTCCGGGTCCTTGCGGCTGCCGCCCCGGCGGGGTGTCGGCAGGTCATCATCTTCGTCCAGGGTGGTGGTTGTGGCCGCCGCTCCGAACGTCGTCGGCGTGATGCCGTTTTTGTTGAATTTCAGCACGAAGCCGACGCCTTTTTCCTTGGCCCGGCACTCGATGAAGCCCAGGAACAGCATCGTCTCCAGGCGACTCCAGGCGTCGTTAAGGCCGCCCTGCTTGGGGTCGGTCAGCAGCACCATGCGGCCCTCGCGCAGCGGTGGCTTGATCCGGTTTTTGGACGTGTGGAAGCCCAGCTGAAAACCGGCGGAGAACTTGGCCGTCGGCAGCAGCTTGTACTTGGCGTCCATGGCCCAGAAGAACACCCGGTGGCTGGCGTAGAACCGCAGCGCGAAGCCGCCGCTCGATTTGTAGTCCTTGGGGTCAATCGCGAACGTGGGGCGCTTGGACGGACCCTGCTTGAACGTGGAACGCACCTGGTTGGTGCAGATCAAGCATGCGTTGAGCGTGTTGATCCGGCGGACCAACCTGGCCAGGCCGCGACTGATCTGCTGCGGGGCGCGCGGAAAGTCCTGGGCGTCCCAGTCCGCGTTCAGCTCCTTGTTGGTGACCGTGCTGGCAATCGTATCCACGATCATCAGCGTGAACAGGGTGCGCTTGGGGTATTTGGCTTTCCACTTCTCGGCGCTGTCCAGGCACTTGTCGAGGGACTTGAACATGTTCTCCGTGGTGTCGCACCGAAAGTTCACGAACTTGATGGCCTCACCCTCAAAGGTGACCTTGCCGTCCATGTCCAGGGAACCTTCATTGTCGATGTAGAAAACCATCGTATCCACGGTGGCCGGGTCAACCTCCTCGAAGCCAACCAGCTTGTTGTCGTCGTCCCGGATCAGCCTGCGAATGTGCTTCTGCCGGGCGCGGGCGGCGCACCGGATCGACATGGCTGTCTTACCGGAGCTTTCCAGGCCGTAGATTTCCACGATGCGGCCAAACGGCATGCCGCCGACAATTTCGTCGAACGCGTCGATGCCGGTGGACAATGAGTAATCAACCTGGGACAGCGTTTCCTCGTCGGTATAACACACGTCCCACATTTGATCCCCGTGGCTCGTGCTGGACAACGAGTTGAACAGCTCGTCCTGGGGATCAAGACTGGGTGCTTTCTTACTCATTTATTTTTGCCCAGGTTGGTGAGGCGGCTGCGGAGCGCTTCAGCGTTTTTACCGGTACGGCTCACCGGCGGCGGCGGTTCACCGCCCTCGCTCTTGCCGCCGACCGGCTCCTTGGCTGGCGGAGCTGAATCCCGTTCCTCCTCGGGCAGGTTTTCATCTTCATCCTCAACTGACTGGGATTTGCCGCCCTCGGCGCGTGCCCGGTTGGCTGGAGACGTCAATTTGCGCCCAGCGGGACGCGGATCGTCCTCTGGGTCTTTTTCCGGTTTGCCCTCGTCAGCCCCTTCCGGGTCAGCGTCCCGGCCAGCATCCGGTTCCGGGTCCGGGTCTTCAGCTTCCGGCGGCGGATTCTTAGGCTTGCGCTGCGGGCCTAGATCACCGTCATCGTCATCGTCATCCTGGCGGGTCTTGGCGCTGCGCGTGGACGTCTCTGTGGCAGCTGACCGGCGGCGAGGAGCTTCCTCGTCATCGTCCTCGCGACGGCGGCGCGGGGCTTCCTCCTCGGCGTCGGCCCGGCGGCCACGGGGAGCATCGTCATCGTCATCCCGGCGACGACGAGGAGCCTCACTTTCCGGATCACCTTCCGGGTCGGGGGCGCGGCGACCCCGGGGAGCTTCCTCTTCCGGATCAGCAGCCCGGCGGCCACGGGGAGCATCGTCATCGTCATCAGCGGCCCGGCGGCCACGGGGAGCTTCGTCTTCATCAGCCGCCCGGCGGCGCGGACGCACCGCGTCGGAGTCGCCCTGGCCGATCTTGCGGCTGGCGGCTTCGGCCTTGAGCAGAAACGCTTCCATCTCCTGGTCCGTGGGCAGCTTGATACGCGGCTCCTTGAGCAACGCTTCCAGTTTTTTGATGTGGGAGTCGAAGCTGGCGTCCTCGTCAAAAATAGGCAGGCTGTCCAGCTTGTCCAGCCGGGTGCGGGTCTGCGTGCGCATGACGCTGAAGTCATTGCCTTTGTGGTAGTCAAGCACACTGTCCTTCGACTTGCGGCCACCGGCCACGTAAAAGGCGTGCAGCTCCTCAAACACCGACTTGTTCAGGTTGAACACGTACGGGATCATGATCTCGTCCATGCTCATTTGCCTGCCGTTCTTTTCCAGCAGCACGCAATAGGTCATGTACTGCGGATTGGCCTTGAGGTTCCAGCCCCACTTGCTGACCACTTCGTCATGGTCGTCGTTAAGCTGGTCCGCCAGGGTGCAGATCGGACACTCGGTGTCCTGGTTGCCGCCCCAGTCTTCATCCGTCAGGCGGGGGCAGGTGAGGGGACGGCGATCCAGCCAGTGATTGGCCACGCGGGCGTACCACACGCCGGAGGGTCCCATGCGGGCGGGCAGGAAGCGCACCACGATAGTTTGGCCTTTCTCGATCTTGATCTGGCGCGCACCGCGCTGCTGGCTCTGGATGAACGCTGATTCTTTGTTCAGCTTGGCCAGGATTTTGGGGTCTAGGTTGTTGCTCATTGTGTTTGTGTCTGTATGTTTCAGTTGTACGACGGCCTCAGAGGTCCTCTTCTGCGGCCTTGCGTCGTGTTGTTTCGCTAGAACGGATTAAATCAATTTTGAGTTTGAGGGCCGCGATGGTTTCCGTAAACGAGTCCAGGCGGCGCTTGCGGTCGACGTAGACCTCGAAGGCTTTGTCTACATCTGGCTCCAGCTCCACCGCGCGCTTGATCGCCTCTTCGGTGAACTTTTCGCCGTAGCCCTTGGCCACAAACTGGCCGCCCTTGAGATCGAAGTAGGCGCGCGCCTTGGCCCGGTCCAGGTCACGCTCGGCCCGCCAGCAGCGCTCCACGGCCCAGGCCCGCTGAATGCCCAGAAAAGCCAGGACCACCGGCAGCTTCAGGCTGGCCTCGGTGACATCCTCGTAGGGCGCGGTCAGCAGGTCCGTGATGGGTATGACCCGTCCCGCCAGGTGGAGGTGGTCAATGAGCGGCTCGGGGGCTTTAGGCATGGTGGGGCACCGTCAGGCTGGTTAAGCTCGTCGGCGTGGCTAGGATTTCGTCTACTTTGTTCAGAACCTCCTGGGCGTCGATGTCCAGCATGACTTCGCACACCTGCTGCTGACGGCCTTTCGGGCACTTGTCGTACGGAAAATAGCTGTAGGCGAAGCAGGGCGCGCAGCGGCAGGCGTCGCCGTGCCAGATGGCCCACTCCATGTACCGCTGGTCGTAACCGATCCGCGCTGCGGGATGGTGGGTGCCCCACAGGGAGACCGCCGGGGTGTTCAGCGCCTGGGCGATGTACAGCGGCGCGGAATCCAGGCAGACCACGGCGGACGCCCGGGAAATCAGCGCCATCAGGGCGCGGGTGTTGGTGCTGTCCACGGCGTTGACCACGGCCTGGCCGAACTGGCCCAGGCGCTGGATAAATTCCCCGGCGCTGATGTCCGTGTCCGGCAGGCGCATGGTGGCGGTGCCGACCACCACCACCGGGCGGCGCGTGGCCAGCAGGCTGATGACGTTCAGCCACTGGGTGTAGCTCAAGCAGCGCAGATTGGAATTGGAAAACGGCGCGACCACGATGTAGCCGATGTGGCGCAGGTCCACTTTCACCCCGTCCATCACCCGGCGGAAAAACGCGTCCAGGCTCAGGTAGTCCTCTTGTTTCAACACAGCGGTGGGACGCTTCCAGCGCGGCTCGATCTGGGTGTAGTCGAAGCCCAGCTGCTGGTACAGGGCGTCGTAGACATTCAGCTGATCCTGCTCCGTGTCCTGCTCGGTCACGGAATTGACAAACCAGTGGTAATTGTAGTGGCGCAGGGCGTCGTACTCCACCGGCCCGCACTTGACGCAGCCGTTGCTGATCAGCGGGCTGTGCGTCAGCACGACGCCACGGTCGGCGAAGCCCATCAGGTCAATCTGCACGTTGTTGCTGGAGATGTGCTGGAGGTAGCCCAGGACGCCGGTCAGAAAGAGCAGGTCGCCCAGGCCGCGCTCCCGGCAGCGCTCCACCAGCAGCTTGCCGCCGCAGAGATCGGCTTTGCCGTGCAGCCGGTGGTACAAGGACGAACACTCAAACTCAGACACGGTGTCCAGGAACGGCTCGATGGTTTCCAGCCGGTTGGCGTTCAGGATGTAGCGCCGGTTGGGATTCAGCAGCCACGCTTCGTCGAGCGTTTGCTGGAAAATGACCGGTTCTTTGACGGTGGCGATGACCCACTGGGTGTTGATCGGTAGCTTCATTCCAGAAAGAGAACAGGGTTAAACGGCGATTGTTCCGAGAAAAGCGCGGACGGCTTCGGGCATCTGCTCCAGCTCCTGCTTTTTCCAGGCCCGCACGGTGGGCCAGATTTGTTTGGGCTTGAACATGTGGGCGTTTTTCAGCCCGGGGGCGATGTTGGGCAGCACGTCCTTGATCCAACCCTCGAAATCGTAGTCCGGGTCGTCGTAATGGCCGCCCCGGCGATGCTTGGCGATGGTTTCCTCCATCGTCCGGCGAGTGCCGGTGAAGTGGTAGATCAGCGACCGGGGAATGCGGCTCAGCGGGATGTAGGGGCTGCGGCAGGACGAAAAGGTGACCGTCTCTCCGATGTAGACAACCGCCAGGTCCGTGGCGAAGTCCACCGGGTAGCCGGGGAAGCCGATGACCGGAATCATCTGACAGGCAATGGCTTTGTGCCCCTGCTCCACGTATTTCTGGATCAGGCCCAGCGTGCCCGGAATCCACAGCTCGTCACCGTCTACAACCAGGATGTGCTGGTAGCCCAGGCTGCGTATCCAGCGCAGGCTCTCGTTGCGCACGCGCGTCTCCACCTGGATGCGGGTATCGAGGGCGACCTGAAACTGTTCCACATGGAACTTGCGGTGATGCACCGTCGCGCCGTCGGCTTTCACCGTCTCGATGACCTTGGCCAGCGCCTCGGTGTCTGCCGGTTCAATCGCCTCGCCGGACCAGTAGCGGTCCGGCTCGCAGAAGCAGAAGTCTTGCACGCCCTCGGTCATCAGGCGTCGGCAGACGTCCAGCAGGCAGAGATCGTCCTTGGTCACCTGCATGTAGGCGACATACGTGGTCTTGGCGTTCACCGGCTCCGGCGCGGCCTGCTGCGCCTTGGGGCCGTCGTCCAGCGGAAAGTTGCGCGCCTTCCGGAAATTGTAGAGCATCTGGGACGCGTTCCAACGCTCCTTGGACGCGTGTAACCGGTCGTGGTCGTCGCGGTTGCGCTTGCCGCAATCCGGATGTAAATGCTCAAACAGCAAATGGTCGGCGTTAATAACCACACCGTCACGCCGGGCGACGTCGCCAAATTCTGTGTCGTTGAACATGGACCGGTATTTTGGGTAAAACACGTAGCCGAACCGCTCGTAGCGCTTGCGCGTCAGGATGGACAATACGAAGATGTCATGCACGTAGCCGTCCTCGACCTTGACCACGTACTCGCCGTCCTCCCAGCCTTTCGGCTCCAGGCTCAACAGCAGTTCGTCCCAGTTGCGGGGCGGCACGAAATCGTCGGCCACGCAGATGATCACTTTGCCGGTCGTGGAGGCGCAGGCGACATTCCAGCCCGCGTTGCAGTCGGGACTGCCGGTGTTTACGACCACCAGACTGCGGTCATGCGATTCCAGCGCGGCCAGGGCTGCCTTGAATGAAGCGTCGTCATCCTGATCCACAGAAATGACCCATTCGTGGTTCTTGCTGACTGAGCGTTCGTTCCACAGCTTAACCACTTCCGGTATGGTGGCGGGGCGCACGCTAGTGTAGGCGAGAGAAAATACAGGTGTGTCAGTCATAATTCTGTTCTCAAAGAACATGAATCAAGTACTGCTGCGCGACGCCGCCGCCCTGAAAATGCGCTGCGTGGCCCTTTCCGCCAAAGCGGACCCGCTGATCGCGGCGGCGGGCTTGCTGAACGAAACTTTGGCGCTTAACCGCGCCCTGCTGGAATTGGTCCAGCGCGCTTTAACCGAAGATGAAACCGCCAAAAATACTCAGCCAGCTGGTGGACCAGTACCAGCAGAAACACAATCGCCCGCCGGAACGGATAGTCGTCCACCCGGCGGCAGCGGTCATCCTGGCCCACCGGCGGTCCCTGGGGCCGGTCTGGAACGGGCTGCCCGTGGTGTGTGAAGAGGTCAAGCCGGTAGAGCTGGGTCACCGGCAGGCGACCGCGCTGGGCGTTACTGTATACAAAAACGCCCTGATTGGGTTTGACCTGTGACCAGCTTCAGCCAATACAACGAGGACAGCCTTGTCGCCGACTTCTTTGGCAGCCACGTCGGAACTTTTCTGGACCTCGGCGCGGCCAATGGCATAAGCGGCAGCAACACGCGCCGCCTGGCGCTCAATGGCTGGAGCGGCTGGATGGTGGAACCGCTCCACTGCCAGTTCAGCGAACTCCTGGAGAACTACCGGGAACTGCCGAGCGTAAACCTGCTCAACTGCGCCATCAGCTCCGACGCCCGGATTTTGAAGTTCACCACCGACGGGCACCTAAGCACCGGGGCCTGCTGGCAGGTCGAGCGGCGCAAGACCGAGACTCCCGGTCTCTCCTGCCATTACCTGGCGTCGATCACGCCCGCATCCCTGTGGCAGCTGACCGGCCAGCGGCCTTTCGACTTCGTCAGCATCGACTGCGAGGGCCTGGACCAGGAGATCATCCTGGCGTCGCACCAGCTGCTCAAGGACACGCGTCTACTTTGCTACGAGATGGGCAGGCCCAACGGCCCCTACGACCCCGCCTACGAAGCCAGCATGCACCACGCCGTCAGCCTGCTCGGTTTCACCCGCATCATCGGCACAACCACCGGCAACACCCTGGCAGCCCGACCATGAAACCCCTCAGCGAAATTTTCGACGTCCACTACACGGAACGAGCCTGGGACTCCACCTCCGGCTCCGGCCCCGGGTCCGACCCGGCGCACTGCCGCCCGTACATTGAATTCGTGCAGATGCTGTTGCACGCCAACCAGAACTACCCGCACTTTCGCGTCATCGACTGGGGCTGCGGCGATGGCCGCGTGGCCGAGGCCATCCTCAGCGGCGTGCCGCGCAGCTACTACCAGCCCTACGACGTGTCGCCGGTAGCCCTGGAAAAGGCCAAAGCGCGCCTGCTGCCGCTCCTGCAACGGCATTACATCCAGACTTTTCCTCAGCTAGGCGAGCCTGGCGTTCCGCCGCCGGTGGACGAAGCGGTGGTCCTGGTCAAAGACGTCATCTGCCATTTAAGCCGGGCAGTCATCAACGAGCTTGTGCCTGTGCTCCGCAAGGCGAAAATGGTGGTCTTCTGCCACGACGACCCGATCATCTGGCCGGGCTGCCCGGCAGACATCAAGACCGGCGACTATCGACCTATCACCTTTACGTCGGAAGGCTGCCTGCCGGACTTCAGCTTTCCCTTCCCCAGCTTTTGGACGCTCAAGCTGGTGGAGGTTTTCTTTCACCCGGAGCGGTTGCAACTCGTTCACTGTATTTAAGCCATGGCTGGCTGGCACGGAGTAGACTTGGACGGCACCCTGGCCCATGACACTGGTTTCCACGGCCCCGAGCACATCGGGCCGCCGGTACCGGCGATGATGGCCCGGGTCAAGGCGTGGCTGCGCAACGGCGAAGAAGTGAAGATCATGACCGCCAGGGCGGCCAATCCAGGGGACCTGGCTTTCGTCCGGCAGTGGCTGACCGACAACGGGCTGCCCGCGCTGGAGATCACCAACCAGAAGGATTACCGCATGATAGATTTATGGGATGACAGGGCCGTTGAAGTGATTCCGAACACAGGCCGCCCGGCCAATCCATTGCGCCGCCTGGCGCTGGACCCGCGCGACGTCGACGAGTCGCTGCCGTAATTAAGGCATGACGAACAACTCTGTAAGCGGCATGGGAGCCGCCGGTGCTCCACGCTACGCCATTCCCGACTGGCTCAATCACACGGTCAACGCCAAAGACAACGACAAGGTCGTCGGCGCACCTGATCAAAATCCAGGCCCCAACGCCAAGGGAGTGGTGAAAAACAACACCACTATCACAGGGCCGAACCAGTCCCTGGTCAATTTCGCCTAGCCGACCACCGCGTCAAGCGCCGTCTTGGCCACAATCATCCAGGCGTCGCTCTGCTTGCGCTTGGTCGGATCGGCCCGGAACGTGCTCCAGGCGGGAAGCGGGTCGCCGTTGAAAGCTTTGCCGCCAACGGCGGCACAGTAGACGGTGTACAGCTTGTCTGCCAGTTCTTCGATGTCCATGCCTTGTAGAACTGATTCACGACACGCTTAGTTCTCGACCCTGCTGTTATTCCAGTCTGCGAAGGCTTTGTTCCAGAACGTAATCCAAAAATTCCACGTTTTTTCTTTGTTTTCGCGACTAAGCTCATGATAGGCAGCCGCCATAAGACCGGCGTCAGCCTCAGTCAAAAAAGCCCTATAGCGCGCCTTGCATAATACGTATACAAAGTACAATGTTGCCGTGTAGCTTACTTTCTTGTATTTGATTTCAGCTTTAAGCCGGTTAACCAGTCTTGTGGTGAGGATGGTCAATTCAGACCAGGTTTCATGATCTTCTAGCGCGTTAGCCTCCGTATACACTCCTCTGTAATAGTGCGCTTTGGCCGGAGCGATAAGGTTGAAATTGGTCATTTGCCTATCGACCATAAATTTACTGTACTGCTTAGTAATTTTGTAGTAGTGCTCCATTTCATACTCCGGCATGGGCAAGTTAAACCGGTTAACAAAAGTACGAGTCGGTAAACTTGAACCAGCTTTCGGAGGTTCAGCTTTCGGAGGTTCAGCTTTCGGAGGTTCAGCTTTCGGAGGTTCAGCTTTCGGAGGTTCAGCTTTCGGAGGTTCAGCTTTCGGAGGTTCAGCTTTCGGAGGTTCAGCTTTCGGAGGCTGAGCACCTGAAGCTACCAGGCTCTCTGTATACAGAGTAAGCAGGATTGTTTTGTGCTGCGGATCAGTGGTTGCGGCTATTGCCGCCAGATAGGAGTCTTGTAGTATTGGCATCCCCGCTAGAACCGAATTGCATCCGGTGGCTAAACTTAAATGCCGCGCTCGCCTTCAACCCGGTGGGCCAGCCACTCGTCGTACCCGAGCCGCGTGTCGCCGTTGGCTACCTCGTATTCCCAGTCCTCGCGCGGAAACATGTCCATGTGCGCCTGACGCGCGGTTTTAGCCTTGCCTCCCTGATCTTCCCGGTAAGCGTCTACAATCTTGGCCGTCGTCCAGTCCATGCCCTTGAAAGGCTCGAATAAACGCTCGTTTTCATCCGCCACCACGCAGGGCATTTCGTAGCCCTGGCTTTCCGCCTCCTCCATGGCGATCCCGTAATGGCCGCCGAGATTATAGTTGTCCTCCGTCATTTGAAGCCGCAGCAACAGGTAATCCGCACTGCCGCTGGAATTGCGGGCGCACACTACGCACTTTATCTCCATGAATGGATTGATCGAGCGCAGGACCGCCTCCGGGTTGTCCGGATCGGTTTCAAGCAGAGAGTTTACCATGGTGTTCGGCGTCACACTTTAACTACGAAATTGGTGGAGCGTGCCGGTGGTCAGCCGGTACCGCCCGTGGCCCGTAGGCATCGCGGGCGGTTCGCGACGGTGTTTGCGTCTGGATTGATTACCAGTGGCCTTTTGGTCGGCTTGCCGCGCGCACGTCACGCCCCAAGACCCCACTGTAAGCTGAAGTAAGTAGTTAAGCCAGTGAAAATCTACATTTACGCCCTCTTTGATCCACGGTACCCTTCCGACTGGCGCTACGTCGGTAAAACCAGTCAGCCAGGTAAAAGGTGGCGCAAACACTTAAAAGCCGCCGGTCGCGACCAGCCAACCTACCGTGGAAACTGGATACGCAGCATGCAGAGCGCCGGTTATCAGCCGCAAATGCTCGTACTCGTGACAACACAAGCAGAACACGCCGATGAAGCTGAGAGGGCCTACATTGCACGCTTAAAGCGTCTTGGACACCAGCTAACGAACGGTACGAGCGGCGGCGAGGGTGGCAGCCCTACGGCTGAAACCAGGCAGAAGCTGTCAAACAACATGAAAAAACGTATACGTGACGGCACGTGGTTCCAGCCCACCAGAACCCCTGAACAAACTGCCAAAATAAGCGCAATGATGTCTACGCTAAGAAAAACGGTTAATCCCATGAAAAATCAAGCTATTGCCGCCAAGTGCGCAGCATCACTTCGAGCACGTAGTCGCGCTCGGGGCTACGTTCCACCGATCAGGTTAAAGCGTGGAAGTCCAGAGTATACGGCCATGGTAACTAAACGCAACCAGCGCACGCTAGCCAGGGCAGATGTTCGGTCCAAGCTGTCTAAAGCCCTGAAAGGACGCGTAATAAGCAGCGCCCACAGTCGCGCAATTTCAAGTGCCTTCGCGGACAAAAGCGGAATCTTTGTCAACGGTGTCCCTGCGTCTTTTTTAGGCGCAGCCAACTACGTCAAAAGAGACCGTAAAACTATCAGGCAGTTTGCAAAGCGGCACCGCTGTTCGCTACAGCAGGCACTTGACCGTTACGCCAAGCTGCTGCCAGCCCAAAATTCTCCGCACAGGTAGGACCAAATCCGACAGCTGTCGAGCGCACGTCCGTCAGCTTGCGCCCGCAGAACGAGCACTTGCCGGTCAGCCGCCCGTACTTGGTCGCCAGCTCTTCCGGGTTGGCCGCAAAAGCCAGGAGCAGCGCTTCCACGGTCGGCGGGCAGGTCCGCACGGCGAAGAACTTGCCTTCGGGCGTCACCTTGCCGTAGTACGTGTCCGTGCCGCGCTCGCCCTTGATGTACAGGCAGCCCGCATTCTTGCTGGCCGCACCGGCCAGGGTGATGTTCAGGCGCACGCCCTGCTCGTTGGCCAGGCGGATCGCCGGGCTGGTCAGGTGCTGCTTCGCCTTTTCGATCATGGCGAAGATGACGGACAGGCCGTGGCCGTTAAGCTTGGCCGGGTTGGCCATCCGGGCGCGGGCCGCGTCGGACTCCCGGCGATAGTATTCAACGATGTAGGCCGCAATGCCGCAGAGGCGGGGTTCGATGCTCTCGGAACGGGCGCAGGCCAGCAGGTTGTGCTCGAAATCGGAAATCTCGCGGTTAGTCCCTTTGAGCGTGCCCAGGATGTTGGCCATCAGCGCGTCGTCCGACAGTCCCTCGGCGTCCACCACGTGCGGGCTGAAACGGCTCATGACCAGGGAGCGGGAGCTGGCCGCCAGCTTCTTGGCCTCGTCCGTGAGCGGGTACGGTGTGTAGACAACTTCACCGGCGGCGTTGTGCTGGCTGAACGCGCCCTGCATGGACTGGAGGGCCAGGTCGCTGGTGCTCTGCTGACCGCGCTCGGAGGCCACCTTGCGGGTGACGTAGGCACCGCGCGCCAGCACCACCGCCGCCACGTGCTGCAAGTAGGTGTCCAGGTCCAGCCGGTAGGTGTTCAAGGCGTTGCTGCCGCCAAGCCAGGTCGGGCTGGTCGCACTCTCGCAAACGTCGTACGCCTGGAGCACCAGTTCCGCGCCCTTGGTCAAGCCGTTGGGGTTGCAGCCGATGAACTCGGCCAGGCAGGAAGAGCCGACCTGCATGACGCGCCCGTCCGTGTGCTTGACCACGTAGGTGTCGCGGCGGACCCGGTTGGTCTGGCAGTGGTCGCACCAGTTGGCCTTGTCGCGGTATTCCGGCGCGACCTCAAAGCCCGGGACGGAGCGGATGATGTTGCCCTCCTGGGTATGCACCAGGGTGGCCACGAACGTCCAGCCGTTGAATTCCGGGGTGACGCCTTCGACTTCGAGGCTGATGTAGCGGGCCGTGGCCCCGGCGATGCTCGGATGCGGCTCGTCCGTGTGGCCGGTGATTTTGCAGCTGACTTCCGGCACCCCGATGCGCGCCAGCTTGGCGTTGAGGCGGGTCAGCTTTTCCGTCAGGGTCTTGAGGTTGGCTTCGTATACGATGTATTTCATACGACAAATGTAGACGAAACCAGGGTCTCCGTCAACAAAAATCTTTAATTAAAATACAAAAAATATGCGGCAGCCGTTAGACTGCCGCAAGTATGTCGTCTACAGCGACTTAGGTCGGAGACGCGGCGGGACTGACGGGCTGCGCCGCTACCGGATTCGTCGGGGCCACAGCAGGCGCGGGCGGATTCACCGCGCCGTTCAAGCGTGCGGTTTGGGCCGTCAGGGTGGCCGTGACTGCCGCCACGGACTGCGACAGGGCCGCCAGCTGGGCGTCCGTCGGAGACAGGGCGGTGATGTCCGTGACCGCCGCATCGACGGCGGAGGTCAAGGTCGTGGTGGCGGTGCCGAGATCGGTCACCGCTTGGGAGAGGTCAGCTAGTGCGCTCATAATTTCGTTGTACTCTTTTCTACTTTGTTTCGGTGTTACGGTTTGTTTTTGCAGCGCCTGGAAGGCGAGCAAAATTTCAGTCTGTTGCTTTTGCAGCACTTTGGCCACGAGCAAAAGCTCAGAGAGCAGATCGGTAGTCTTCATGCTCATAAATTTCAATGCCAACTAAGAACGGAATCAGTCCGCGAGAGTGGCCCGCTACTCTCCCACGTTTCCGGTCCGGGCGCAAGTGACGATTCAGCGCGTGCCTTTCAGTATTTGCAGCATGTCTTCCCAGCTACCCTGGCCGCGCGCCTGGAGCTTGCGCATGTACTGCCGGTGCTCCTCGTCGCGCTGGTCCTGCTGCTCCGGCGTGAGCAGGGACCGCACCGGCTTGCGCGGCTTAACCTGCGGCGGGTCCGTCGGCGTGGCCTTATGCAGCGTCGTCCAGTACTTGGGCTTGGGCGTGATCTTGAACTGAAGCGTCACTGACCAGTCGCCCTGGTCATCCTCAAAATCATCCGGCGGATTGTCCAGGTCGATGCCTTGATGTGCTGGCACGACCTCGTCCAGGTGGAACCAGATCACGTTGGCCCCGATCCGCGTCAGTCCGCCTTTGAACGAAGTCGTCAGCCGACCTGGCAGGTTCCACAGCTGCTGGGGCGGACCGGTGACCCGGTAGCCTTGCACTTCCGACTCCGTGCGCCACGGCTCGTCGATCCAGCCCGCCGTCACCGTCCAGACACCTTCTTCCTCGGGCGGAAACACGCGGATGTTGCGCCAGCCGCGCTCCACCAGGGCGTCGCGGAGCGCCCGCGTCAGCCGCTCCGGATCGGTGTCCGTGTTGGGCTGCGGATTCACGGTGGCGTCGGCGTACGCCAGCGGATCGAGGTCGTCCGGGTCCGCCACTTCCAGGAGGGTGGCCACTATGGCTTCAGCTTTCATAGCGCAAGCGCTGGTAGCCTTTTTCCTTGCCTGGCGACCACTCGTCGCCGATCACAACCTCCTCCACACCCGGCAGCTTCAGCATCTTTTTAATCTCGTCCAAGTCAGTAAAGTCCGGAGAACCATCAGAGTCGGCGGCAGTCCAGTGGACCGTCTTCAGTCCCGGGTGGTAAAACAGGCAGCCGTAGTCGCCGCAGTGCTTGATCTTCCGGGCCACGGCCATCAGCCGGTCCTCCAGGTTGCTCTCCAGGAGAGCGTCTACAATGGACTCCGCCGTGCGCGCCTGCGGATGCCGAAGCTGGTGAGGCACGCGGCGCACAATGTCAGTGCCGTTCGGCGAAACTTCGGCTATTTGATAGCCGCGCGGGTCGTCCCAGGCCAAGAAAATGTCCATGTAGCGCTGACCTTTGATGATTTCCATTATGGCAGCTTCAGCTGCCTTAACCGTTAGAAAACGCTTAGCCCACGGCTCGTGAATTGTCCAGTGTCCCTCGTGCCCTTCACCGTACGAGCACACCCTGTCGGTGTAGTAATACTTCAGCATGTACGACTGGAAGCGGTGGTTGCGCTTCTGCACTTCAGTGAAAACGACAAAGTTGGTAAAACGCGTCAGCAGCTGATCCGGATCGTCAAAGTTTACGGCCTCAACGGTCGACTTGAGCTTGGCCGCCGCATGCAGCGGGTTGACTACCTGCGGGTATTTCAGCGGCTTGCCGGGTGTCCGGCGGCGCTTCTCGAATTCGTCCCAGTCCACTTCCATTGTGCGGCCCCATTTGTCCAGGAGGCGGCCCCGGTGGTCGCGGCGCAGACCTTTTGGATTGTACTTGTTCACGTCAGTCGATCATGGCTGGTGTAGACAGCTGCATGCCTTTGAGCTGCTCCATCAGCCGGTCCACTTCTTCCTGGGCCTTCTCCCGCTTCGTCTGGTCCAGCTGGATGTTCTGCATCGGCCCCGGAATTGCGCCAGAAAATTTCATCCACACTTCGCCCAGCAGCAAACGGGACTTGGCCAGTGACATGCGCTTGACCCAGTCTGCCGCCGTCAGGTTCAGCTTGGTGGTGTCCGTCTGCGGGAAGTAGCAGATCACGCCCGCCTGATAGCGCTCAATCGGATTGTGGATGTACAGGGCCTCTTCGACTTCGTCGTAAAACCAGTCGGGCCTGATGGACGTGACCCGCTGCCAGGTTTTGCGCCAGCGCAGAAAGGTGTCGTACTCGTCCAACCCGGTCCGAAACAGCGGCGCGGGGTTGATCAGGTTGCCATAAAAAATCTCAGTGGGGACTGGGTTGGGTTCGACAAAGTCGATACGAGCTACGCCAAGGCCGACGTCCACTCCTTGTAGATATTTGAATTGGCCCCGTACGAGCGGGAGGGTGCCAACTTTCGTCAAAGGGACCCACTGAGAAATCAAACCCAAGGAGTCCTGGATGCAGTCGTAAATTTGCTGGTTGGTCAGCTCGACGTTCCAGGTCGGCGCGCCAAGCTGACGCATGATGTAGTTGGCCAGCTGCTCCACGGCGTAGCCGCGCAGAGGCAGCGTGTCGGGGCTTTGAGCCGCTGTCACTCGCGGCTCGCTAGCGTTGCTGGTTGCCATAGTGGCCTAACTACGATTTGAAAAAACAAAAGTGCGGTCGCAGCGAATAACGACCGCACTTTCCCGGACCCCAAAGTCACCAAGATCAAACCGCCTGCGGGTCCTCCGGATAGGCCGCCAGCACCTCGTGCATGTTGTCCGGATGCTTGGCCCGCGCGTGCTTGGTCAACTGTGAGCGAAACTTGAACTGCGCGCCGCACAGGGCGCAGACAAACTGATCCGCAGGCGTGAGCGGCTTAAGCGGCGGTGGCGCAGGCTCCTCCCCGGCGGTGACCGGGGTGACGTCGTCGTTCAACTCCGTCAACTCCGGCTCTGGCAGCGCCATGCCTTCGTTGAGCTGCTTTTCATCCGCCAAGGTAATCACCGGCTCCGCCTCCTGGGTTTCCGGTTCCAGTTCCGGCTCAATTTCCTGGTTCAACCCGGGTGACACCGTATTCCGGATCACCGACTGCGGTACGGCTGTGGCCGGGATAACAGGCTGGCTCGCAGGCGTAGCTTTTAAGCGCCGGGGCTTTGGCTGCCCGGCGCGCAGCGGTGAATCCGCCGGTGCGTGCATGGTGGCCTGGTTGCCGAAAGGTGTGGGCGGTGGCGCGACCGGTGCCGCCTGCGTCGGATTGGCCTGGGCTTCGCGGAGCAGCGCCGTGGCGGACTCCGGGGCGGCGGCTGACGACGAGCTTTTGGCCATCTGCTGGATCAGCATGTTGCGGGTCGGCACGTTGGATGCGCCGCTTTCCACCTGCGTCAGATGGCTGGGCAGCGGGGCCGGTTTCTTGAGCATGCTGGGATCAATCGCGTACTTGATCGACGGCGGATTATTGTTGGGGCGGCCCGAGGTGTCCGTGTCCCCGTAATCCTCTGGCACTTCGCGCACCCGGCGCACCAGGCCCTGCCTGCGCGCCTCGTCCATGGACATGGCCTTGATCGGATTGGCGTCGGCGGCCACCGGCGGCCTGAATACGGCTTTGGGCATGACCGGCGCGCGCTGGCCCTTGGAATTCAGCTCGAACTTGGACGTGGCCTGAACCGGGTTGGCGGAAACCTGCGGCTGCTGGTTGGCCACTACCGGGATGCCGTTGATCGGCACCGGCGTCTCCGACAGCTCGCGGCTCAGCTGCTTGGCGTCCGCATAAATTTCCAGGTACGGGTCGTTAATCTTCTGATCCGCGCGATCCAGAACGTACTCGCCTGGCTTCAAATACAAAGTGATGTTTAGTCGGGAAATGACCAGGTGGATCGGCCACTTGGCACCGTTGAAGTAGCCTGAAACGTGCGTCATTCCCGCCGGTAGATTTTCGCTCATACAGTCAAAGAACAGAAAACCAGGTTTACATCGGGTCGGTGCAAATAAAAATCGGAGTGTGATCACCCAGGAAGGAACCGATGATGTTGAACTCGTACCACTCCCGGGCACTTTCAAAATCCATGCCGTTGCGAATCAACACCTCGATCACCTTGTCCGTGTCGTACGCTATCGCCCGCGTGCCGCCGAAGCGTTCCGCCAGGCCGATAATGGCGCAGTCGAACTCGTAATTGCCGGGATCGCCCAGAAAGAGCAGGTCCTCCTCGCAGTCGTATTCGCGCCAGGGACTGGGCTTGGCCTTTGGCGCTTTGGCTTTGCTGGCTGGTATTGGAGGAGACTTGGCGGCTGGCTTCGACGCGGGCTTGGCTTTATTTTTCATCCCGCCAAGAACTGGCTTTTATGGCGCGTCGAAATCCAGGGTGGCGCGCCTGATCTCCAGCTGCTCGTATGGCGCGACACAGAGATAGTGGGCGCTGACCGGATCAATGTAGACGTATACATCAGGCACCGGCTCGCTGAGATGCAGTTCCCGCAGCCTGCGGGTGATGGCGGTGCCGTGGCCCGGATGACGCAGTTCCAGGTAGTCGCCGACATTGACGTGGAGCATGGACCGCACCACCGGGGTCAGGTAAACCCCGGCTTCGCACGTGTCCAGCAGGCCCGTCTGGATCAGTACGGTATGCGGTAAAAGCTGTGGTCGTGGATCACCACCACCGGCTTGTGGTTTATCGCCCATGTTGGCTTTTCGTCGCTTCGCGTGAAATGCGTGGCCCCGTGAGTTAGGTTGCCCAGGCGTTCCGGGTGGTTGACCACCACGTCCGCCAGCTCCAGGGCCAGCGGCCACGCCGGGCTGGCCCAGTTGCGCTCCACCAGGTGCTCGACCGAGGTCCGGTTCAGGCAGGAAAAGGCGTGAACGGAGCCGACTTGGCGGGTTACCGTGAAAAGCGGGGTGCGTCCTTTGTCTACGCAGCGCCGGTGGATAACTTCGCCGACGGCCTCCATGCCGTCACGGCCCTGGCTACCGGCTTCGGCCACCAGGACTGCGGCGATGACTTTCACCTGCCAGGTTTGGGACCGGCAGATCGGTGCGGCCAGGAGTATAATTCCAGCCGCTAGGGCGTATTTGAGCGTAGACATTGGTAGGGTCTTTTGTGTTAGCTCCTTCATCCTGAAGGAATTCGTTGAAAATGGCAACAACATTGTCGCCCTTTTTAACGGTGATGCCTCCCGTCCGCCGCTCCAGCTGGCAGCCTGTCCGCCGGGCGATGTGCAGCAGGTCTTTTTCACTGTACACCTTGCCCCGACGCCAGGTCCGGGAAAAGTGTCGGCCCGCTAAACGGTAACGAAACATGCGCCTCAGTAGAACTCGATTTCAATAATCTGTCTGCGTAGGTCAATCTCCGCAAACGACGGCTTGACCGTCAGGCTCATGGTTTTACCGTCAACATCGTTGTCCCGCCGGAAGGTGGTCTTGATCTTCCAGTTCGGCTCGGCCATGTAGGCCGCCAGTTCCTCCGTGGGATCGTCCAGGGTGCCGGTTGGACGCGGCCTCTGCGGCCAGCTGATCGTCACCGCGCGCACCAGCGAACCGTCCTCGTCGTGGTTAATCGTGCCGTGGCCCTGGACTGAGCGAATGTCTACGTCCATGCTCTTTACGCCCCATTCCCGCAAGTCCACCATCAGCGCCCAGCGAATCGTCAGGTTGAATTCCTCCGTCTCGTCGTGCGCCGTGCCGTATACAGTGATCGCCTTCGGCCCCAGCTGGGTAGTAAACTCCCAGTCCTCGGTTTCCAGCAGTCGGGCGGCGGTCGCTAGCGCGCGTTCATTCATTCCCGGTAACTACGCGAGAAAAACAGTTCTGTAGGTATGTCAGCACCCAATGTGCTGCCTGCGGACGGTCGCCGTCGAACCGTCCACCAGGTTAACCTATCGACGAGAGTGAACGACTGAAAGATTGAAATATGAAAAATACTGCTGAATGGCAGGCCCGCGTAGACGCGGCCTGGAAACCCGTAGAAACCTACCTTGAGTCCACTGGAACTCCGAATGAAGTTTTCGCTGAACTGCGTGAAGATTTCAACGATAACCTCACCAAAAAACTGGGTTTAATTGAATCCATCATCGGTCTTGAAGGACTCAATGACGATGAAAAAGTCAAATTCGGAGACTACCGCGAGATAATGAAAGACGTCCCCATTGTCATCGTTCGGATGTCGTGGGCCGGTTTGCGCGGAGCCAAAAAAGACATCAGCGTCCACACCGGAAAAGGCACCGAGGAGGTGGACGACCGCACCGCCGCCCTGCGCGCCTTGGGCCTAAAGGTCCGGCTGGAGGACGCCGATCCGATGCAGCTGTTCAAGCTGTACCTGCCTGACAAGCCGTCTGACCCGGTCAGCACGGCCCTCAAGAAACGCTACCAGGACAAGCCGGTCGTGGCCTTCCGCGACGACGGCACCGTGGCGCTGACTGAAACCATCCAGTACCTCTCCGACTTGGAGCAGGGCTACCCCGCCAGCGAAAACGTCATGGTCGACGGCAAGCTGGCCAAGCTCTGGCCGGTCGGCGTAAGGCCCAGCACCATGGTGGAGGAAGACCCGCTCTTCCCTGGCCAGCCGCTGCGCAACAACTACAGCACCGTCAACCACCGCAACTGGGCCAAGGTCAGTCTGTGCGAGCGCCAGATGTGCCGGATCATCGTGGAACGCGGCGACATCGACCCGAACAACCAGGACGCCGTGCTGCGGCTGCTGGAACGGGCCGAAGCCAGTTCCCTCGACGTCGCTTACCCTGGAGCCGACCTGGAATTCCGGGAACGCGCCAAGAAAGACACGCTGCCCAAGCTCAAGGTTGAGCTGGGCGCACTGACCAAGCCGCAGAACCCCTTCGGCGTCCGTCGTCAATACTAACCCCCATCCGTCGGCGGGGCGTTTGCTCCGCCGACACCCTCATTATGTCCAAATTTAGCTTAGCCTCCCACCAGGAGTGCCTGATGACCGTCAACGGTTGCAGCGTCTCCTTCAACATGCCGCAGGCCCTCCATGACTCCACCCTCGTTCAGGGTCTGCCGCCATACCACCGCCGCCAGGCGTACCTAGTGGACGAATACCCGGCCTGCCCGACGGAGTGGCTCCGCAGCAGTGGCCGCATCAAGAGCTACTTCGTGCCCATCGTCGAAGGGCGCGGCATGTGGCTGGACTTCAACAGCTGCCTGCGCGGCGTGCCCCAGCATGTCGCCATCGTCGTGTCTGTCCAAGGCATCAACGCCATCACCGGGCTGCCTTGCAAGGACGCCCAGCTGGAGCAGTACCGAGACCAGTGCCCCACCCACAAGAAAGACTTCGGGCCGGACCGGTTCTGCGCTGACTGCGGCCACAAGTGGCCCAAGCAGAACTACCTCGCCAGCACGTGCACGCCCCCGGGCGGCCTGTGGTTGGACGGCTTCCGGGCCGAGGACGGCACCGTCCGCCAGTACGTGCTGACCGAGCAGAAAACGCGCGGCGTGGCCAATGCCCTGATCGGCGGTGACCGCGTCCACGCCCTGGGCCTGTCCTTCTTCCTCTCCAAGGAAGTACGCCCACGGGCACCGGCAGTCCGCCGCACATTTGGCAGCACGAGCCACAGCCTGATGGACTGCACCCACGACAACGAATTGCACAGCTACTGCGACGACTTCAGCAATAGCCCGCCCGGTGCAACGTACGGAAGCAGTGTTAATTTCATGTCGCTGACGTGCAGCAGCGCTGAACCAGCAGCGGACATGACCATGAAGATGTCCAACCCGACGGCGACGAAAGGGTCCGTCAAGATGGGTAAGCCACTCGGCAAGATCATGGCCCGCCACCTCTGCGCCCCCAGCGACGATGACGACGGCAGCCTCAACTGGATGGCCGCCGACCGTGACCGCTCACCCACGCCCGAACCCGTGGTCACCAAAAAGCTGGAGATCGCCGCCGGGGCGCGCCTCGACCAGCGCGTCTACGACGACCCGCACGGGTTGGACTACTGGCAGAGCGAGCCGGAAGGTTTGATCGTGATCAACTACTGCCAGGAAGCCGAGGCCGAGCGCATTCTGGCAGCGGGGAAAGTGGACCTCTCAGGCAGCCGCGAAGGCTTCCTTAAAAACGTGCCGGTAGGCAACCCGGTCTAGTTCTGCGCACACAAAACCAGGTCGTCCTGCGCCTCCAACTGCTGGCGCAGGCGACTGGCCTCGATCTTGCGCTGATGGGCGGCCTCCAGCGTGGCGTCCTCCGTCCGCTCAAAATCACGCAGGACCAAACCCTGCGTCAGATCGGGCTGACAGATTTCACACGTACAGATGGTAATAATGTCTACCATGGCAACAGGTTACCACCGGCGTAGACATCCGTCAATGTAAACTTTTGTCAGCACCGGGCCACGTCCGTGTAAACGCTACTGATGGGTTCTTACCCGCATGAACTGGAGCGGCTACCGCCGCAAAAAGAAAACACGGGTTGCGCCCAAAGCGCGCACCAAAGCGGAGAAGTGCAAAAGCAAGTGGTGCAAGAACCGGCGGGCCACCAAGCGCTCCCGCTACCGCACGGCATCGGGCAAGGTAGGCGTCTACGAATGCACGCTGCCGTACTGCTGGAAGTGCAAGGCGCGCCACCTGGCGGAGCGGCATCCCCACACCTACGTCCTGAACATGCTGCGGCACAGCGCGCGCAAGCGCAACCTGCCCTTCACCCTGACCCTGGACCAGTTCAAGGCGTTCTGCGCCAAAACCAACTACCTGGAACTCCGGGGCAAGAATCCGAGCAGCCTGACGGTCGACCGAATTGACCGTACCGACGGCTACCACCACTGGAACATCCAGATCATGACCCACGCGGATAACAGCGCCCAGGGCAGCGATAACACGCCACGAGAGGAAGCGCAGGAGCGCTGGGAAACTTCGTCGGAGCCGAGTGACACTGGAAACAACCCTTTTTGACTGGCCGAGTATCTATAGGTGTGAGCTTCGCAACCCAACTAGCTGAACATTTTGTAGCCCGCCAGAGCATTCTGGAGCGCTACATCGACGTTTGTCCGATCCCGTGCTTTATCGTGAACAAGGAGGGCGAAACCATCTTCATCAACGAAGCCTACCAGCAGGCGTTTGACGCCCGTCTGGATCAAGTAAACGAAGGCCAGTGGGAAAGGCTGGTGCATCCCGAAGATTTGGAAACCTACAAAGCCCTGTGGGTCAACCTGCTGCGCCGCGACCGTACCGCCGCGACCATCACCATCCGGACCATCGTCGGAAACGAACCAATAACCAGCGTGTTCCGCATCACCCACGTCCCCGGCAACGGTTTCATCGGCTACATTCTTTTCCAGTGCTCCTCCAGCGACAACTGCCCGGTGCGGCACGTGATCGAAAACTACCTCAGCAAGCTGCCCTAGCCTCCAGTTGGTCCAAAGTGGCGGCGCACTCCGCCGCCTTGGCGACCAATCCGGTGGAAAACCAACGCTGTTGAAACTTACCACCCCGAGCTGAAAGCGCCACGTAGCTGTCGTCCGGCGCGTAGTTCATGTACGCCGTGCGCCAGTTGACGATCCGCACCAGCTCGCCGGTTTTCAAATTAAAAACACACCAGACACGATGGGTGCCTGGTGTGCTTGACCACCTCCGTTGCGCGTTCAGAATGTCAGCCCGGACGCTCATTAGTCCTGGCTGTATACTTCCGCGTCTCCTACCACCGAGGCGGCTTCGCCCCGGATGAAGTCCGCCACGACCGACGGGACCGACGAGTCGAAACCCACCACGTCCAAGCCGTACGCGTCCTCCGGATCGTTGCACGTAAACGGCGTCGACGTCGTCGCCAGCATGACGCTGCGGGCATCCGGCACGAAGTTCGCCCGATAGTCGCGCAGCGCCAGCGCCGGGTGACGGCCACAGTTGACTTCGTTATCCGTCATGCAGATAAAGCCGCCCACCTTGAGCTTGGCCTTCCGCGCGTACTCGAAGCACAGGCTGATGTCCGTGGAACCGAAGTTCATGTCGGCGGCCTGCCGCATGGCCGTCTCCAAGGTCATGCCCTTGCGAATGCCCAGCTCCCGGAACGTGTCCGCGAAGCCGAAGATGTGACACTCCGGCTCGACGCTGGCGTGAACCAGGGCCAGGGCCGCCGTGGCCTCGCAGGCGCGCAGCGCCGTGGCACCGGCCATGGAGCTGTTCATGGAGCCAGAAACGTCCAGGCCAATCAGCAGCGGCTTGCCGCAGGGATGGACGTTCGGGAACGTCGCGTAAAACGCTTCGTCCAGCGCCGACAGGATCGACGGCACCGCCGTCCAGGCCAGCTTGCCGCGCAGTCCGGCGTTGCCGCCGTAGACGCGGGAGGCCACCAGGACCTGCATCGGGTGAATCCGCGACTTGCGCAAGTAGCCCGCGTTGGTGAGCCGCTCGGTCACCAGCTTGGCCGCCTGGCTCAGCGGGCGCACCAGGCCCACCGCCGTCATCTTGCCCAGGTTCCGAATCATGGCCGTCAGCGGCATGTTCTGGAGCAGGACCTCCCATACGGCCACCGAATTAAGCTTGTCCGTCGGCACGGCCTCGCGGGGCAGCTTGTGCGCCGCGATCAGCTTGACCAGCTCGGCTTCGTCCGCGAACTTAGCCTGCTCGAACGCCTCGATGAACACCGGCAGGTGTTGCCGCACGTCCGGGTAGGTCTTAACGCCTGCCAGCTTGCGCTGTACGGACCGGGGGCCGGTGGCCGCCAGGCCGCCGATCACCCAGCGGAAGACCGCCTCCTGGGCATCATTATACGCCTTGGGGTGGGCCAGCCGCAGCATGTCGCGAGCAGACCAGCCGTCGCGCTGCTGGTACTTGACCACCTGGTGGGCCAGCTCTTCCGGAGCCTTGGACGTAAACCACCGGCCAATCGCGTTGCGCACGCCACGGCCCGTGCCGCGAAAGGCGGTCACGTACGCCATGAAGTGGTACAGGTGCGTGCCGATACGCGCCACCTGCGGCAGCGCCTCCAGCGCCAGGGCGCGCGTCTCCGGGCAGTCCGAGGCCGCCGCCAGGGCGAGCACAAACAGCGCGGGTTCGTTGCGGTAGGCCCGGCCCTGGACGCTGATGTCTACCACCGTCTGGATCGTCCGGCGGGCATCCGCCTTCAGACAGGCCAGCACGCCGTCGTGGTTCTGCTTGGTCAGGTCCGGCTCGTCTACGTAATAGGTGCCGCCCTCCGAACCCAGGACCAGGAAGCGCTCCAGGCGCTTCCAGTCGTCTACCGCCCAGGTGTAGCCGCCGGTGCTGTTGAGCACCTGGCCACGGTCGGGGAGGGGTTCAGTGACCGGCAGCTTGAGCGAGCGCTTGGCCGACCGCGTATCGAACTGGGAAACATTGATCTTCGCCATACTGGTTAAAGGGCAATCGCACGCAACTACCGTACGTCTCAGCCGATGCCCGGGCTGTTGTTACTGATTCCAATCCGGGCAAGTTGTCGGCCCAGAAAAGAGATTCTACCGCAGTTCACACGATGTCCTGGTGGCCACCAGGCGCAGGGCGCTGCCGACCGTCGGTAGAAATTAAAGCGGGCAAGGGTCGCGTTCGGAGACCGGCTTACGCCGAGAGCGCTGTGCTACCGTTACACCACCGAGGCGTAAAGCCTCGGCGAGGATTTGAACCTCGACAGGCGCTAGGGTGATAACCAAACAGCTTCGGCCCGCTAAAATTAAAAATCGGACAAGTGTTTGACTCAGGGTGATTTTGGAAAGATAACCCTGGGTCTTCGGCCCGATAAAATGTCAAAATTAAAAGTCGGACAAGTAATTGCCGAGGGGTGTTCATTCAAAGATAACCCTCGACGTTCGGCCCGACAAAATTGGTTGCGGGTGGAGGAGTTGAACCTACCATCCTACTGGTTATGAGCCAGTCGTGCTCTGTACACCAACCCGCGCTCATGGTGGGCTGGGCAGCCTTGCGACTGCGAAGGTTGGCGACGCTGGCTTTCGGCCATCACGTCAACCACCAGCCCATTAAAAATCCCCTGAGACCGGACAAAAATTGCAAATCGGAGGTTCGGGTCTTTACCCTCTCAAAACTTCTCACGAAGCTCTGATAGCTTAGCCCAGCCCATTTCCGCCTGCAATTACCGTCGCTTCGGCGGTTGGCTGACTGGGCATTACCTACCAGGTTGCCCTGGACGAGCGCTGCGACAAATTAACGGGTTATGCCGGTTGTCGCACCCAGCGATTTGCTGGTTGTTCGTTTCATGGTAACCGATTCACTGCGGCCCGGTTCAAAGAACTGAAGAAAGCGTAGACGAAGTTTGAATTCCAGTCAACATTTTATTTTAAGAATTTTTCCGGCTCACGCCAGCGGGTAAATCAACGAGTATTCGCCCAGCGCCTGCTGGAGGGCGTCGCGTTCGTCGTACGTGCTGCTAAAGCCAATGTACACCTCCGCTTTCTGCGCCCGGTCGATGATCGTGCGCGTCGCCTGCGGCAGCTCGGCAAGCGTCAGCGGTCGGCTGGTCCAGACTCCCAGCGGTGTTCTGCCGTTGTGCTGCTGGTGGTAAATCGTCAGGCCGACATTGCCGTCCTTGTACGCCGAGGCCACCAGGCTCAGGTCCTGGCCGCTGACCATTTTTAATTCTTTCGCCGCCGCCCAGTAGCGAATGATCTGGCCGTGGTCTTTGTATTTTCCCTGGTAGGCTTGAAAGCCTAGCGGCTTCAGTGCTTCGATCCACAGGTGCTTTTCCGGATTTGGCGCTTCCCAGCTCTGCCGGTTGAGCGCGCCTGCGGCGTACTGGTCCAGGTCAAAATCGTCCGCCCCCGGCGCTTCCAGCAGGGCGTTCACAAGTCCGTGTGCGTTCACGCCGTTAACTACGTATTTAAGACATGATTACGAACAAATGGTACGGCTGGCGGCCCGATCTACCGGATTTCCGCGACTTCAAGTTCACGCGCGGCGTGGCGCTTAAAGACGCCATTCCCAACCCCATCCTGGACAACGTGGACCTGCGCACCACCGGCTTCCTGCCGCCGGTGTTCGACCAGGGCGACCTTGGTTCCTGCACGGCGAACTCGCTGTCCGAGCTGTTTTACTTCGTCGACAAAAAGCAGACCGGCATCTCGTTCCTGCCCTCGCGCCTGTTCATCTACTTCAACGAGCGCAAGGTGGAGGGAACCGTTGGCGAGGACGCGGGCGCGTCTCTGCGCACCGGCATCAAGACCATCGTCAATCAGGGTGTGTGCCTGGAGAACCTGTGGCCGTACCATCCGGAACTGTTCAGCGTGACGCCGCCGCAGATTTGCTATACCGACGCCCAGCGCCACGAGGCCAAGGTCTACCGCAGCGTGAACCAGACGGCGGACGCCATCAAAGGCTGCCTGTCCGACGGTTTCCCGGTCACGGTCGGGCTGACGCTGTACGACTCCTTCGAGTCCGACGCGGTGGCCGCCAGCGGCATCGTGGCCATGCCTGGGCCGGACGAGCAGGCGGTGGGCGGCCACGCGGTGCTCATTGTCGGCTACGATCCCGTCAATGTGCTGATCATGAACAGCTGGGGCGCGGATTGGGGCCAGAACGGCTTCTTTCAGATTCCCTGGGAGTACGTGCTAAACCCGGACCTAGCCAGCGACTTCTGGATGGTCCACGCGATCACGCCGTCCGCCGTTCCGTGAACGCCGCCGTCCTTGTCCGTCGATTACTGGAAGATGGCTCGGAAAACCGCTTAGACGATCCCGAGCAGTTTCTACGGCGCATGCCGTCGCCCAAGCAGCAGGCCACCGAGCTGCTGCGAAAGGCGGGTTTTCAGTACGACTCCACGTTCATGGCGGACGAGGACATCCCCTACAACCCGGACCTGGCCGATCCCAGCGACGGAGCCTGGTACCGGTACGTGGACACGCCCAACTTCGGGCTGGTCTTGGTCAACATCGAGACCGGCAGCGCCAGCGAGTACGCCCGCAGGCATTCCGTAAACGTCTACGACCAGAACCGCCGCGCGCTGTTCACCTACGCCCAGCATTTGAACTTCATGCAGGCGGCCAAGGCCGCCGTGGAGATCGCACGGGCGAACTTCAACGACCTGGAGATTAACGGGAACCGGCTGGAACGCAGGCTGGAGTAGCCTGCGGGCCGGGTAGAACGCGCAAGGAAGGAGAATTCACGATTTGCCTTCATCCCCAGGCGTGACCACTTAGGGGAAGTTTACTTGCGCGCTCTACCCAGCCAGCAGGCACGAAGAACGCTAAGACTGACGCGCCGGTACGTCCAGGGTGTCGCCACAACCTGAGCATTTGTCGCTGTTGTCTTGGCAGTACCGACCCGGCACAGGCAGCTCGACTTCCTGGTCCGGCACGAACTGACCTGTAAAAAAGTCGTAGTGACCGCCCACAGTCTTAGGGCTGCTTTTCCAGGCCCAGCGATAGGTGCGGTTAACCGCTCCCGGCTGGCGCAAGTCGCTATTGCAACTGTAGCAGTACAGCAGACGCGCGGAGTATGCCCGGTTAAGGTACTGCGACGGATCGTCTACGTCCATCTCCTGGATCAGCTGCCTGGCTCGGCTCATTTGGTGTAGGTCTTTAGCGCCGTCAAAAGCTGTGGAAAGTCACCTGAAAAACCCCTGGGCACGTAAACAGTTTCCTGGGGCACGCCCAAAGCGTCCAGCACGTGGTTGAGGTCGCTGCGCGGATTCGTCGCCACCAGCTTGCCGTCCACGTAGACCGCGTAAAACGGGTCGTGCGTACCGTCCTCAAAAACCCAGGTCAAGCGCGGAGCGCCGCCATTGACCACCTGCTGAACTGGCTTGCTGGCGGCCATATCAGTACTGGTGCTTCGGCAGGATCATCTCCTTGAAGAAAACCTTACGCCCGTCCTTCAGCTCGACGCCAACAAGGTGGCGGGCGTATGTCTTGCGCAAGTCGCTACCCACCACCGGCACTTCGCCGTCGACGATTGGATTCTGACATTCAGGGCAGGTGTCGCCCCAGTCCGCTGGCACAATCCGCCGAGCGGATAACCGGCACCAGCCCTCGTGGTTGCAAATCCGCGCGGCAACTTTCATCCGGTAGTTGTCCGTCGATCCGACCGCCTCACCCGGGATATACCGGGCCACGTCCGACCGTTCCAGTCCGTGGTAGGCCAGCATGCGCTCCAGGTCGATGCACTGGCCCAGCTGCTGGTCGATCTCCAGGGCCTTGCGGCGCAGGTTCCGCAGATCGGTAAACGACTTGCGCGCCCGGTCTAACTTGTGGTAGCGATCCGGGTTTAGCGGCTCGTTCTCCAGCATCTTCGTGACGACCTGCTCGGCCTTTGAATTGTCCATGCTCATAATTACGCCTTCAGCTCCAGGCAAAAATGGTAGTCGACCACCTCGCCCAGGCGCACGGTGGCCTCCACCTCGCCCTCCGTCTCCGGTTTGTTCTGCAACCCCGGCACCAGTGGAAAGGTACCGTAGCCGCTGCGCACCACCCAGCGCCCCGCTTGGCGCTCCAGGTTGCCGTTGATCCGCTCGTTCTTGTTTTTCATGGCCCTAATGTATACAATGACCGGTACCGCCGTCAACATTAAAATACAAACAATGTTGCGGCCCTGATCCTGTTCTATCCATAAATATGTCATACGTCGACACTACCAAGAAGTACGATAACCGGCTCGAAGCGGTCATTGTTTGCGCCAACTATGGCGATTTCCTCCAGGAAACGCTGCCCTACAACCTGGCCCACCTGGACCGGGTGGTCGTGGTCACGCCCCACGCCGACGAGCACACACGAAGCGTCTGCGCCAAGTGGTCGGTCGAGTGCGTGGTCTCCGATGCTTTCACCGAAAAAGGCGACACCCTAAACAAGGGAGCCGCCATCAACGTCGGCATCGCCCGGCTGCGCCAGCGCGGCTGGATCATCCAGATGGACGCCGACATCGTGCTGCCGGTTACGTTCCGGAACATGATCGACAAATCGGGGTTGCAACCGGACTGCATCTACGGCTGCGAGCGCGCCAACGTGAGAGGCTGGGCCACCTGGCAGAGACTGCGCAAGGACCTGCATGAGACGCCCCAGTTCGGCTACAATTATCTGATCACCAGCCCGGACCACCTGCCCATCGGGGCCAACGTCGTCCACAAGCAGTTCGGGTATACGCCCATCGGCTTTTTCCAGCTGTGGAATTCCAGCTACATGCACCAGTACAACCTGCGGTATCCGGACACAGAGGGCAGCGCGGAGAACATGGACGTGCAGTTCGCGCTCCACTGGCCGCGCCACAAGCGCATCCTGCTGCCGACGGTTCGCGCCTTCCACCTGGAGAGCGCGGACGCCAGCATGGGCATCAACTGGAACGGTCGGAAGAGCGCCCCGTTCCAGCCTGGCACCGTCGCTGAAAGCGCGGCCCTCCCGCCTGGCGTCGAGCCGGAAAGCACGCCGCTGCCGATGGGCTACGGCTACTGCGGCAAAACCTATGCCGCCTACAGCGATACCGGAATGAGCATCCAGTACGCCATGGGAATCATTGGTTTTGCGATGACACCGCCGGTGGGATCAAAGCTGTCCGCCTACGTGGTTGGCGACAAGCTTAAGATCACTTCGCTGGACAACCAGCATGCCTGGATGGAGGGAATCATCATTTCTTACGCCTGCGGCAACACCTACATTAACCTTACGCGCCTAAGCGGCCACGGCTGGTACAGCAGCTGGGTTATCAACCGCGTCTAGCTCAACGGTTCCACGGTAAACTTTCCGGTCAGTGTAAATCTCGGCAGGCGCTTCAAGCCGCCCCGGGCCAGCAGCTCGTTGCTGTACACCGGCAGCACCCCGTCCGCCACGGAAATAGTGATGTGCGGGTGCGGGTTCTCACTGTATGCGTCCACCGCCACCGCCTGCGCCTGGCTGTCCAGGGCATAGCCGGTGACCGTCAGCGCCACCGGCTGGCCGTGCCGGGGCAGGTATTCCCGCTCGAACACGTCCGCGTCCGGCTTGAACGCGACCGTCATGTGGTGGACGTATACATTTTCGTGGCGCGCCGGGACCCGGCGGAGCAGCTCGCGCTGGCTGCGGTCGTCCAGCACCACGCTGACCAGGGTGTTGGTCCGCTCCTCCAGCAGCCAGCTGACGATGTCGGCGCTCGTCTTCACGGGCAGTGTTCCACGCGGAACATCACGGCAGCATCGGTGGCTTCCAGCTGGCCACCTGGTTGAGCACCTTGTTGTATTCCTCGTGGGTGCCGATCCAGCACCAAATCCACATGGTGTCGGCATTATAGCAGATCGCGCGGTAGGCTCGCCCGATCCGAATGGACCAGAAGGCGTCGTTGCGCTGTAGCTTTTTGAACTCCAGCTCCGGGGCGAAAGGAGTCGTGCGCCACGCGTTGTAGACTTCTCGCGCCAGGTTCTGAATTTCACCCGGCAGCGCGCAGCACAGCTTGTCGAACTTGTGGTTGCGCTTGGCGTGCTTGTTGGCCACCACGCTGCTCCGGGGCGCAGGCTGGGGCGCAGGCTGGGGCGCAGATCGCTTGCCCTTCCAGTTGTCTTCCAGCAGGCAGGTGACGATTTTATCGGCAGTCATTGACTTAATTACCGGCAAACAGCGGCGAGTCAAACAGGTCGCCCGCCACGCCCTCTTCCGGGTGCGCCGGGTCAATTTCAGTGAGCTGTTCCAAGGCGGATTTGGGCGTCGCCTCGATGGCCTCGTCCAGGGTGCGCGCCTGCTTGGCCTGGGCGAGCTGGCGCTGCTCGGCGAGTGTAAGCTGCTTTTTCATATAGTTAAACCGTAAACCGACTTAAAACGTCCGTCAACCTTAAAATTTACTCTGAAATTGAGTTCTAGCCCGCATGAGCGTAGACAACCTCAGAAAAATAGCCGCCCTCGCCCCGGAGCCTTTGATCCAGGAGGCGGCGGGTGCCTACCCTAAATACCAGCGGCTGACGGCGCAGATTGCCCGCAAGCACGGCTTCAGCCCCCGCACCGGCGCGGCGGTTTTCGCCGCGCTTTCGCCCAACAACAACTACCACGGCAACCTGCGGGACACGGACACCCTGCTGCGAAGCGTGGCCGCCGGGCTGACGGCGGAACAGTTTACCGTGCATACGTATGGCAACAACAACAAGCGCAAAGCCTGGACCATCGCCCAGGGAGCCGAGCCGCTCGACCTGATCGTCGCCAAAAAGACCCGTAATTTCTTTCTGAATGTCAACGACCCGACCGATCCGTTGCCCGTCACCATCGACGGCCACATGGTCAACTGCTGGCGCGGCACGCGGGCCAACCTGGTGGGCCTGCGCGGCGTGACCCGGGACTACGACCGGGTGGCCGAAGGGGTGCGCCAGGTGGCCGCCGAGCGAAAGTTGCTGCCCTGCCAGATGCAGGCGGTCTTGTGGATAACCTGGAAAAAACTGCACTGGATCAGGTCCAGCCCGCAGCAGGAATTCTGGGACCCGGACTACCTGGCGGCCCAGCTGGGTTTTCAGTTCTAACGGGCATGTTAAACGCCGCCGAAGTCTACACCGAGTTTTTCAAGACCTTTCGCGAGGTCTCCGGACCCAACGAGCAGTTTGAGGTCACAGGCAGGCCCAACGGATTTGCCGCCAGCCTGGAGGCGCTCCTGGGCTTCAAAGCCGCCGTCCTGGCCCGGCCAAGCGGACGCATCCTGGACGCTGGCTCGGGCGTTTCCTCGGCCCTGCTGCGCCTGTGGTTTCCGCCCCACGTCACCACCTGCGACTCCGATCCAGCCTACATGGCGCTGGTCAAGGAGACTTGCGCCCGGCTGGCCGACAAGTTCCAGGCTCCCGAGCTGGCCCTGGATTCCTACGTTACGGGCTATTTTGACCAGCCGGTGGACGCCACCTTTTACGATTACGGCAACTTTGACCAGCGCATCGAGTTCCTGCCCCAGGTGCTGGAGCACACCCGCCACCTGATCTACCTGGACGACGTGGACCACCGAGAGCGCGGCGCACAGGTGCGCGGAGCCGTTTACTGGCACGCGCGGACGAAAGGCTGGAGTTTGACCGACCGCCCTGACCTGGTCGACGAATACGGGCGCTGGGGGGTCATGGCTACGCGTATTTAGGGCATGGCAGCACCCGCATCGAGCCAGGTAGGAATGAACGTCACCGCGATCACAGACCTTTGTCTGACCGTGGAGGCGACTGACATCACCAGCTCCAGGGCGGACCAGCCTGTAACGTACATTCCGGACAAGACCAAAGCCGACTACAGCAACACCCCGACGTTTGTAGACACTCCGCCCACCTCGACCCAGGTGCGCATGCCGGTGTTTATCATCCCGGCCAGCTCCGGCAGCCCGGTGCCCGTCACCACCTCCGCCAAGGCGGACCAGCCGGTCACTGTGATTCCCGTCGAAACCGTCACCACCGGCAGCGCCGTGACCAGCGATAAAATCGGGCAGCCGGTGCATTACGTGGTAAAGGCAACCGACGGCAGCAGTGGCGGCGGCGGTGGCAGTGGCGGCAGCGGCACGCTCATGGGCGTGGGCGGCGACGCCATCTCCGGCGTTGGGGGTGACCCTGTCTCCGGCGTGGGCGGCTAAACAATTTACCATGAAAATGAAAATGAAAAATACGGCATATCTTGTAGGCACCGGTCGGCTGTTGGCGCTGTTGGCGCTGCTCCCCGCCGCGCCCGTCTCCGCGATCAACTGGACGAACTATCCGGTGGGCGTCCCGGCCAACTCGGACACGTTTTTGTTCGGCACCAGCACCACGAACAAGCAAATTTCGGCAGCCAGTCTGGCGGCGTGGACCTGGACCTACAACCTGCCGAGCCTGGTGGGCATGTCCGGGCTTAACAACACCACCCAGACCAACGGCACGTACGTCAACGGCTACTTCCAGGGCAACGGTGCGGGTCTGACAAACGTACCGGCGTCCTCGCTGACGGGAACCTCGAACAACATGGCGCTGGCGACCAACACCCCTGCCGCCGGTTACGTCCTGTCGGCGACCGACACCACCGGCCTCGACCGCGCATGGGTACCGCAGACAAGCGGCGGGACAGTCACCAACACAACCCAGAGCGCATTTTATAGCCCATACCAAGTCAGCCCAAACACCAATATGATAATTGATCCGGCGAATGGAAATTATCAGGCAGTCATTTTGACCAACAACACCACGCTCACCTGGACTAACGTCGGTGGGGCGGGGTGGAACGGCAATGGCGCTTTTGTGCGGCTTGAAATTTGGCCCGGCAGCTATACGTTGACGTGGAACACGGCGAACCTCAACACCAATCTTTTTTCCGTAGCTGCCTTCTCGTATACCAGCACGAACTGGAGTGTGTTCGTGTTTGACAAGGTTGCCTACCTGACAACCGCCGCCAAGGTTTACCAACTGCAATGAGAAAGCTATCCCTACTTCTAAGTCTGATTTGCGTGTGGGCTGGCATAGCTTACGGGCAGTACGCGAGTTGGTACTACACCATAACCAATCCGTACCCTTTCGGCATCGAGATAACTTATCGCTATACGTTTAATTCAGATAACATTGGTTATACTTGGTACGAGCTTGAAATTCCTCAATCCAGTTCCACCTACTACGATTCAGGGTGGACCGCAATGGATATGTACGGACATGCCAGCACGCAGTTGTGGACCGGATTTGCGCAGCAGTACATGTGGTTCAACTACAACTATAGCTACTACATTTCAAAGACCAACTGGGGCACTCTCAGCGTCTCAAACGTCCCACCTCCGTACGTTACCAACGCTATTTATGGCAGCATGATAGTGCAACAGCCGCAGTGGTCAAATGCCGTTCCCACGCCGGTTCTCCTTATTCGGGACTATCCGACAAATGTAGCGTCCAGCGCCACCCAGCTGCCTTCAATGATTGAACGAGACCTGCTAGCGACACAAAAAAGAGTTCGCTACTACTCTCCCAACGATGGAATTTATCCGACTAACGGATTGGTAAGCTACTATCAGTTGAACACCAACGTATACGACCTGGTGGGCACCAACCAGACAACGGCTACGAACGCTATCACCTTCACCAACGGCCTGTTCAACGGCGCAGTTACGTACAGCGTGGCCTCTACCGGATTTATTTTCCTCACCAACTCTGCAAGCCTGGACACCACAAACTTCACTTGGATGGCGTGGTGCTATCCCGTGGGACCTCCCCCGCAAAATGACGGTGGCGGCATGGTTCTTTTTGGCCATCTTTACGACGAGGGCGGCAGCCATAGCTACGGCGTGAGCTGGAAACAAAGCCCGGACAACCGGTTTATCGCCAACACCGGGACCGGGGCGGGCATTACCTCTTCTAACTTGTTTCCACCTGGAGCTGCCTACAACGTGGCGTACACCTACGACGGAACTGCGTTCAGGCTATACGTTAACGGGTCACTTCAGGGGATTGTGACCAACGCGGCTTCAATGGTTTATGACGCAGGCACTCCTTGGTACGTGGGGTCTGACCCGCAAATCTTTATCAATGTCAGCTACCCTCGGACCTGGGTCGGCACAATGGAGGAGTTGCGGTTCTACAACCGGGCGTTGGCGGCCAGTGAGATTACGAATTGTGCGGGATACGGCGGAGGGTTCAAGTGATTTTACGGCTATGCGCTTAAGAACCTCAACCTTGACCGTCCCTGGCCCCGCTCACCCGGCTGACCGGCACGGTCCACGCCGCGTTGGCGCTATCCCTTAGCCAAAACCAATGCCTGTGCTGCGTGATCCCACAACCCTGGCCGAGCGTATCGCTACGAAGCTGGAGACGTATCGGCAGCGGCTCAACGACATGGAGGACGCCCTGCAAGCCTGCCCGGTCCCGGTAGTCATCCGGGACGCCGACGCCGAAGTCATCATTTTCGTCAACCGGGCGTATACGCACTGGCACGGCTTGACTATGGAGCAGATCAAAGCGGGCAAGTGGTCCGACATCTGGCTGCCGGAAGACCTCGCGCATGTCACCGCCTTTTGGAACAAAATCAAGGAAACGAAGGACAGCGGCTTAAACGTGCGCAGCCGCCAGGTGCGCTGGATGTGCCAGCCTTCCGGCGAGGTCAAGACCAGCCGGGCGCTGGGCCGGGCGCTGAGCAGCGGGGCGCTGGTGGCGTTCATTTACCCGGAAGGTTGCCTGGACACGGTGGTTACCGGCGAGGTCGTCATGGACGCGTAAGCAGTTCTATACCGCATGGACATCCTTAAACTGCCAAAAGAGCAACAAGCCAAGTGGCTGCAACAGCGCGGCTGGGAACCCCACCCTGACCGGCCCAATGTTTTCTTTGAGCCGAGCACGCGCGCCACGTACTACCTGACGGTCGCGCTGACCCGGGCTTTGGACGAGTGCCACATGGACTCCGACCGTGAACTCAAACCCGAAGCCCCGACGCGCAAGGACGACGCGCCCTTCCCCAAACCACGTCAGTGATAGAAGCCTTCGTTGTAGAAGACGTCCTGGTTGTCGTCGTCAATCACGGTAGTTGATGAACGCCTTCAGGGTTTCCTGAGAATCCAGCTGACACCGGGTGGCCGCCGTGTACAGTCGCCGCAGGTCCTCAGCGGCCACGCCATCCAGCGCAATGTCCGTCGTGTCCGTCGGCGCTACCCGAAAGTAGCCTCCCGGCAGCACCTGGCGCAGAATGTAGTCCGGCAGCTCGTCATTGGCGGCGAACGTGAGGTTGAAGGTCTCCACGGCCACCTTGAAAATGTTGGCGCTCACCAGGCGCTTGGCCGCGTAGCAACTGCTGCTCTCGCCGCAGGACAGGGATAAAATGCGCAGCGGCTCGCCAGGCCACAGCCTGACCGCTTCCGCCACGGCGCACAGCGTCGGATTATTGGCGACATTGCCGCCGTCCCAGAACACCCGGTTGCCGATTTCGTAGGCCGGGAAGTACGACTGGGCGGCGCTACTGGCCCGGCTCACCTGCCAGAGCTTGTAGTCTTCGTGCTGATTGGCGGGCGACTTAAAAAAATACGGCGCATACGCGTTCATGTCGAAGGCAGGCACCAGCAGGCTTTTCTTACACTGGGACAGGGTTACCTCGCCCAGACGGGCGCGCAGCTGCCGTTCAATGACGGCTCCGGAATAGCGCGGGCGCAAGATTCCCCTCCAGCCCAAAAACTGCCGACGCCCAAAAATGATCGGGCCGTCGTACGTGAAAAATCCCATCGCGGTGTGCGCCGTTTTACCGCTGGCCAGCAGGCAGGCCAGGATGCCGCCGATGGACGTGCCTGCGAACATGTCGAAGATTTCGGTGCAGGCTTTGCCGGTTTGCAATTCCAGGTCGGCCAGTACCGAGCACGGCACGTAGCCCCGCATGCCGCCGCCGTCGATGGAACAGATGGTTTTCATTCTTGAAACCAGCTTAGCTCGCCGGTGTAGGGATTCAACAGTCCGGTGGCCTCGTGCGGCATCGAAGTAAGTTCGTTGGGCAAAAACCGGTCAGCTGACTCCAGGTTGTCCACCCAGCCGTACTCGTTGGACCAGTACAGTCGTTCTGAATGGCTCGCCCAGGGATGGCGCTCGCTGACGATCACCAGGCGGGCCAAGTCCTTGAGCTGGCTTTGCGCCAGCTCAAGGTCAATGTCATCGGAATCTTGGATTAGCCGCTTAGCCCTGCTCGTCACTTCTTAAGTACGCCCTCGGCGGCCAGCGGCATGAACTTAGGTGCCACCGTGTCCATGATCACCTTCCGCAGACGCGGGGCCAGGAAATCGGCAGCCGCGTAGGCTAGCTCTGAGCCGTTGCGGTAGTCCGCCCGGAACTTCGCGCCCACGGCCCGCTGCGCCTTGGAGATGCGGTACTGCGCCTGGGCCACCGTGATGTTGGCCTTGCTGGCAATCGCGCGCGTGGACAGGCCGCACTGCGCCCAGACGGCCACCTGCGTTTCCTGACTGTCCGCCGAAAAGACCAGCCAGTGCCGGTGCGTCTTGACGCCGTTTTTGCTACTCCTTGACATAGGTCACCTTTCTTCCGTCTACACGGACATCATGGCCTTGCAGGATCAAGGTGCCAATTTCGCGCCCGAACATCGCGGCGCGCAAGTCACAGCCGCAGTCCGGACAGAAAGCCATTTTCAGGGTGATGGGTGCGGGCGCTTCGGGCTTGGCCGGTTTTTCCGGCTTGGAGTCCAGGGCTTTGGCCTCATTGTAAAACTTGCTGGACGTGCTGTTGGAAGCCAGCGCCTCGATGCCGGTGGCGTCGAACGCGGCCTCCACGCAGGCAGCCTGGGTCGGATACTCCTCGTGGTGCTTGACGATAAACGCCAGGGCCGCCTGGCGCTGTTCCGGGGTAATGCGCACGCGCTTGCGCTTGCGCCGTCCCAGCAGCACTGCCGGGTCGTAGCCCGTGCCGTAGCCGTTGCGTGTTTTCGTGAGCGCTGGATGCGCCCGCAGGGTGTGCATCCGGAGCGCCTGCTCGGCGCTCAGCTCAGTTTCCTTGGTGAATGTTTTGTCGCACTGGCGACATTTTGAGGTACGTAATGATGTCTTCATGTCTATTCTGTGGTTGCGGCCACCCGCGCTTCACCCATCATCTCGTAGAGCTGATCTTCGTCGATGACGTTGACGCCGCGTTTACGGGCAGCCTCGGTTTTAGTTGCTCCTGCGTCTGACCCGGCCACTAGGTAGGTCACGGCCTTGGTCACGCTTCCCTTTACTGTGCCACCGGCAGCGACAATCAGGTCCTGGAGTTTTTCCCGAGGAACCGAGTGTGCGCCGGTGATACAGAAAACTTTGCCTGACAGCACCCCGGCACTCCCGCCGACGCGCCGCATTTCAAATCCAATGGCGGAGAGCTGCTCCACTTCAGCGAAATGCTGCTCCAGCCAGTTAACCAGCTCGCGGGTACAAGACTCCCCGATCAAGGCTTGCAGGGTAGTCGTGTCTGCACCTTCCGCGTTGCGCATCGCCAAGTCGTCCGGAGTCCAGTACGCGGTCTCCACGGCCTCGCCCAGGCACGACCAGCGGGCCGCAATGTCCTGGCAGTAATTGACGCCCAGGCCATCCACGCCCAGGGCGTGTAGCTTGCGCCAGTACGGAGCCTGCTTGGCCTTCTCCCGGCCTGTAATCAACTTCTGGCGGGCCGCTGGCTTGAGGTAGTCCAGGTGCTCCACTGTCAGCAGATCGTACAGGCTGCGCACACCATGGCGCATCAGCTCCATGATCAAAGCCTCGCCGCAGCCGTCGATGTCCAGGGCGGACTTGCCGCACGCGTGCTTCAGCCTGGCCAGCACCTGGTCAGCGCAGTCCTGGTTGGGGCAGTACCAGTCAACGTAGTCTTTAGGCCGATACAGTTTGGCCTTGCAGCACGGGCAGGACATGGGCAGGTGATAGACGCCCGGCACTTTCTTTTTGGCCACGCCCATCACCTTGGGAATGATCTCCGCTGACTTTTCCACCAGCACGTCGTCGCCAATGCCAAGGCCCAGACGCGCGATCTCGTCGGCGTTGCACAAGGAAGCCCGGCGCACGATGGTGCCGCTCAAGTACACCGGCTTGAGTTCCGCCACCGGCGTGATCTTGCCGCTGCGGCCCACCTGTAGCGTGATCTCCAGCAGCTCGGTGGCTTTACGCTCCGGCGGGAACTTGAAACAGCAGGCGTACTTGGGGTACTTCGTGCCCTCGCCCAGTTCACGCTGCTTGACCAGGCTGTCCACCTTGAACACCAGGCCGTCGGTAGGCAGGTCCAGGAATTTGCGGGCGTCATCTGCCGCCGCGATTTGTCTCTCCAGGGCCTCCACCGTGGTGAACGTAAGGCGACTCGACACGCACAGGTCGGTGCCGGTCTTGGGCAGCCACCGCACGTTCTGGAAACCTAGCAGCGCCAGTTTGTCGGTGACCAGCGTCTGGCTGGTCACGCCGGTCAATTCGGTGATCAGCCCGTAGGCCACGAAGCTTAGTTTACGCGCGGCCACCTCCTTGGGTTGCTTCAACTTGAGCGAGCCGGTGGCGGCGTTACGGGGGTTGGCGAACAGCGGCTCGCCCTGGGCTTCCAGCTGGGCATTCAACTCGTTGAACACCGTGTAGCGCATGTAGACTTCTCCGACCACCGTCAGGTCCAACGGCTCCGTCAACCGCAGCGGTATCGTCTTGATGGTCTTGGCTGCCGTGGTAACGTCCTCGCCCTCGTTGCCGTCGCCCCGGGTGATCGCCTGGACGAACCGGCCCTTGCGGTAAAACAGCTTCAACGAACAACCATCAATCTTTGGTTCCAAGCAGACGGTGGTGCCGGTGCCGAGGTACGCCAGCAGCTCGGCGGCAGTGAACGTGTTCTCCAGGGAGAGCATGCGCACGGAATGCCGGACCGGGGCCGCGTCCGTCACCGGCGCGCCGATCCGCTGGGTCGGGGAATCTGGGTCGATCAATTCCGGGTAACGTGTTTCGAGGGCGACCAGCTCCTGATACAGGCGGTCGTAGTCGGCATCCGTGAAGGCGGAATCGGCCCGAACATAGTAGGCGTAACTGGCTGAGTGCAATAGTTCGCGCAGCTGGCGCACGCGTAGATTAGCATCCATAGGTTGTTGGCATCGGTACGGTTAAATGTATACGTTTACAAAAACAAGGCAACACAATTTTCAATTAAAGCTTAAGAACTAAAGGACTTAATTGCAGCCATCATCACTTTTCAGTTCTCAATCTAGCGGCGCAGCATAGCGCAGCTCCGCCCCAAAGTAAACATTAAATTTTATGCTCGAACAACAAATCGAACACTACGCGCTGCTGGCCGCGATCTGCCTGCTGATACCCACGCTGCTGCTGGCCATGCTTGCACTGGTGGTGGTGATGCTGGGAAGAGGGTCGGTCAGCCGACCGGAAGTCGGCCCGTTTTGCGCCGGGTGCGCCCAGCCACTGCGGGCTGATCCCGTCAGCGCCCTGGCCACGGACCAGGTTTCCCTGGTCGTCTACGAATGTCCGCGCTGCCGGACGAAGACGTACCTGCCTAACGGCGGGGCCGAATGAGCCGCCGCGCCAGGCTTTCCTGTTGCTGACCGGCTTGCTCGTCGCGCATGGCGCGCACCAGCTCCGCGATGTACTGACGACCCTCGGGGCTTTCGCTCAAAATTTCCTGCATGCGCTGGTTGAACTCGCCGGAGGGCAAGGTAACCAGGTGCCGGAAAATGCGCGTCATGAACTCGCTGCCGTCGGCCTGGTTGACGATGTGATTCAGGTGCCGCCAGACGCCGGGACCTTGCATGATGTCCCACTGCTCGTTGCCCAAGGTGTCAGATTTGTTGTAGGCGTACTCCCGGGTTTCGTTCGGGTCGTCCTCGTTGTGGGCCAGAAACTCGTATAGGCCCTTCACGATCTCCTGGATCAGAATCGGGAAGCAGATGGCGTACGCCTTGACCACCCAGGCTCCGTCGCCAGGGTCTTGCTCAATTTCCTCCATCCCGCCCGCGCCCTCGCCGGAACCCATCATCTGGTTCAAGGTCGGCTCCGGCATGGCCCAGTACATCAACTCGCCGATGGACACGGCCTTGCCGTAGGTGTTCAAAATCTGTGGATCAATGGCGCGCAGCTCGTCGGCAATCTCGTGGTACGCGTAGTTTTTATTGATCGCCGCGCCCTGGATCATCATGTTGATGAACTGGCGCTTGCCGGACTCCACGTCCAGCTCCTGGCGAATTTCCGGGACCTGCAAGCCCATCTCCTGGGCCTTTTCCTCGTCCGGCTCCTGCGGGTCTACCTGCATTCGCCCCAGCGCTCCCTGGCCGCGCTCGTTCTCTTCCGGCTCTTCACCTTCCGGTTCATCCCGGCGGCCCACGTTGCGCATCTCAGGCGGATCAACCAGCCTGGCTTCAATGCGCAGCGCACCGCTTTCAAGGGCGGCGGCCACGTCCCGGAATTCGGGCAAGCCAAGCACCACACGAACGGCGGCCTGCTCCAGCTGTCGACGATGCGGCGCTTCGATACGCATGGCTTGCATAATGGCCTGCTGCATCTCACCCGCCAGCTGCATCGGGTGGGTGCGGCGGGGATCGCGACCGGTATACTGCTGCACTTTCTGCATGATGCCCGGGTACACGTGCGACGCCACCAGCTCTCCGTAATTCTGGGTGGGGTCGACGCGCTGGGCCGGTTCCTCGGGCCGGTAGGGCGCGCCGGGACGCCGGGCCGGTTTCTGCTGCGGCCACGCCGCGTTCTGGCTGTGCGGATCGGCGCGCCGTCCAATTTTCTGCTTCTTCGCCGGATCAATAAAGTCCGGCGCGTTGTTCAAATCCATCGCCATCTCGGTAAGAACGAGCTTGGCCAGCGACTTTTTCATTGCCGTCCTTGAATCATTGCTTTGGCTCGCGACGCGCGGCATGGCGCGCACGGTTCACACGCTTTGGGGCGCGGCAACGGACCCGGATGCACGCCCGGCTTGCCAGGGCGGATAAACGGGTTAGGGAAACGCTGGGGACGCCCAGGCGCGGTGCCGGGCGACGTGCCAGGTCCGGGAGCCGTTTTGGGCGGCGCTTTTACCGGCGCGGGCGGGGCTTCGGTTGGACCAAGGCGTTCAAATAGTTCACGTGCTCTCATGCTTCAATAAGTACAGCCTCAATGCGCCGCCGGAGACAGCAGCTTGTCCCAATCCGGATTATCGCCCTGGACCTTTTTCATCTTGAGGTAGTCGATGCCGATTTCCGCATCCCCGGTGAAGGGCAGGATCATCCACGACTGGTCGAACTCCGAGCCAAACAGCTGGTCGAAAACGGTCGGGAAGTTGTTCAGCACGTCCGTCACGATCTGGTAAACCTGGGGCAGCTCTGCCCGCACCGTGTCGATCAGTAGGGAGTCGTGGACCGTGGAAACCAGGAGCGACTCCAGCCCGGCGTCCCGCATCAGCTGCTCGATGCAGAACAAGGCGGTGAGCATCATGTCCGAGGCCGTAGACTGAATCAGGTGGTTGCATCCGGCGCGCAGGGCCTTGCTGCGGGCCTCGCGATCCTCGCCCCGAATCTCGTCGAACAGGCGCACCCGGCCAAACATAGAAACGGCCAGGGCTTCCTTCTCGATGAAGCTCTTGTAGTTGCTGAGCAGACGGCGCACCGACGGGTAGCTGTCGAAAAACAGTTCAATGATTTGCTCGCACTCTTCCAGCGGCTTGTCGATGTCTTTCATGGCCAGCACATTTTGCAGGCCGAACGCGCCGCCGCCGTAACCGGTGAGAAAGTTGCAGGTCTTGGCGATATTCCGCTTGGTGTCCAACTCCTTGGCGATGTCGTCCTTGCCCGAATCCTGGAGCTTTTTCATGTGCTCCTTGGAGAATTCGTCGTACTGCATTTCAAAAATGCGGCTGGCTGTCAGCGTGTGCAAATCGACGTTGTCGTGGTACGCCTTGACCATTGTCGGGTCGCCGGAGATGGCGGCCAGCAGCCGCAGTTCGATCTGGGACAAGTCCGCGTTGAACACGCACCCGCGCGCGCCAAACCGGGAAGTGAACAGCGCCTTGACCACACCGTCCCGGGGCAGCTGTTGCAGGTTGGGGTCCTTGCACGACAGGCGGCCACCCCGCGTGCCGGTCATCAGGAAGCTGGCGTGAATGCAGCCGTCGAAACACAGGTGGGCGTCGGCCTTGCGCGCCTTCTTGTCCACCTCGGTCTTGATGTTTTGCAGCGGGCGGATGTAGGTGGAGTACAGCTTGAACAGCTTGCGGTAGTTGCGCAGGGGACGCAGGTGCTCAAACTGCACGGTCAGTTTGTTGAGCGTAAATTTGTCTACGGCGGCGTAGGGCACCAGCGCCTGGTTGACGTAGTGGTCCCGCTCGCTGGGCGACACCGTGGACAGCGCGTGCGAGTTGAACATGCGCTGCTTGATGGCGTCTACGTTGTCCGTGCCGTACGTCGTCGCGTAATAAAGGCGGCCCTGCTTGGTCAGGCGCAGCACCGGCAGGCGCAGGCGGTCGAACAGCAGCTCCTTGAGCTGGGTCTTGTTTTCCAGGTCCAGGTTCCAGCTGGGATCGTCGTTGCGCTTGTCCGAGCAGTAGGTGCGGATGGCCTCGCTGATCTTCGCCAGGTTTTCCCGCTCTTCGGCGATCTGCTTGGGCATGATGTTGCTGAACTCCGCCAGGGCCTCCTGGTCAATGTACAGCCCCCGGGCCATCATCTTCATCAGCACCCGGGCCGCCGGACTCATGATGTTTTCGTAGACCCAGTTGCGATCCTGCGGCTGGTAATAGCGGAAGCGGCCCAGCGCCTCGGGGTCCGCGATGGGAATCTCGTACCGCTGCGAAATCTCCAGCTTCTCTTTCAGCCGCTCGTACGCCCGGTAGGCCACTTCCACGTCACCCATTATGTAGGGCACCAGGTGGCTATCCGTCTTATCCTTCGGGCAGTTCAAGTAGTGGCCGCCTTGACCGTCAGCGGGATTCATGTCCTCGCCGTGCAGATCAATCATCAAGGTCATGTCCTCCTCGTAGCCCGCCAGGTCCGGCACCTCCTTGTAGGCCAGCACCTCCAGGCCCAGGCTGCCGCGCTCCTGCTTGTGGGCGAACGCCATGTGCCAGGTGTCGTAACGACAGGCGTCGGCCAGCGCCCGCATCACCCGGTCCCGCTCCATGTTGATTTTTCGATTACCGTAGCCGCTCTTCGCGCCGGAAGTGTACTCAGGGTTCAGCGTGGCCCAGCTGAACAGCATGTCGAACGTGATGTTGTGGCCGATCAACGTGGACTGGGTCAGCACCTTCCAGAGGGGCTTGCGCAGCCGGTCCATGTGCTTGTGCATTTCCCACCGGTCGGTGTCCCAGGGAAAGCCCAGGGAGCGCGGCTCGCTGGTCTCCGGGTCAAGCCAGCGGAACATCATGCTGACGATCCGGGCGTTGCCCCGCTCCAGCACCATCTTGCGACTTTCCGGGACCGCGCCCAGGGCGAAGTCAGGCACATTGATCTTGCGCCACACCGTCTCCCAGGGGCGCAACCCGGTGGTTTCCGTGTCGTAACAGACCAGCATCCCGGGGTGCTTCAGGATTTCGTCCAGCCCGGCCTCCACCACCGCCGGATCGTCTGTGAACCGGTACCAGGGCCGCAGATAGTTCGGCTCCTCCACGCCCTCGCGGGCCATGGTCAGCGCCCGGATGATGCTGTTACGGTACTGCTTGTTCAGCAGCGGGTTCTGGTCTTTGTAGACAAGCTTCGGGTGCTGGATTGGCACCATGGGCACGCGCCAGTCGGGAATCTGGCCGAAAATGGGATGGCCAACCACGGTCTTAGCCGGGTCGCGCGGGTCCGGACGCGGCAGCGCGTAGCGCGGATCGGTCAGGAAATCGTCCGGCCAGCCCCGGTAGGTCAGCAGGCGACCGCTCCACTCCTGGGCGTTGGACTTGTGCGACATCAGCCCCAGGGTGTTGGAGCCGACCGGGATGATCAGCTGCGGGCGGTAACGGATCAAGTCGTCGATGACGTGGTAGCGGCACCATTGGCCGCGCGACTTCACATTGATCTTCTTGGACCCCCGGTTGGAGCAGCGGGTCATGGCCAGCCAGCGCACCTCCTCGGGGCGCACTCCGGTTTTGGCCACGTTGTCCTCGATAATCTCCTTCAGCCGCTTGGCCGCGCCGCTGGTGGCGATCTCGCCCCGGTCGTCCTCACCAAAGCCGACGCCGTCCATGATCACAGTGACCAGGGGCTTGAAGGTGCCGGAGCTGGGCAGGAACGGGTGGCGGCAGCCCTGGCTGCACAGGTCGCAATGTATACAAATAGGCGACTGGGGGCCGGGGCGCAGCCGCAGCTGCGGCAGCGGCTGGTCCGGGTCAAACTGGGTGAGCAGCGCCTGGGTGCTCTTTTTCAAGCCGGGCAGCTCCACCCTTTTCTCGCCGTGCCAGTACACCAGCACGTCCAGGTCGAACTTGCTCAGCCCGTATTCCTTGGCGCTGGCGAAGCCCTTGTCATTGGCGTACAGCGGCTTGCCGTCCAGGTCGCGAAATATCCGCAGCTTGCGCGGCTTCGCGGGCTTGCGCTCCGGTTTGGTTTCGACGGCATCGGTCTGCTGTTCTATCTCGCGTGACATCGCCACTAAAGAACATGACCGAGCTGGAGCGTACGCCGATCACTGCGCCGCTGCCCTGCTTTGGCCTGGAGCACGATCCGCTAGACCCGATCTGTCGCAACTGCACGCACGAGCCGGAATGTCTGAAATACATGGGCAGCCGGGCCAGCAAGCTGCCGCTGGACCGTATACGCTTCAACATCCTGCCCGAGGCCATGGCCAAGCGCGAAGCCGCGCGGGAGCTGACCGCCATCGACCCCGAGGCCCCCTACATGGAGCGGCTCTACGTGGACTGCTTCTTCAGCGTGTTCCTGCAAAAGCCCCAGGACAAGTCCGGCATCAGCCTGTACCGCAAGCAAATCCTGGCCAACGCGACCAAGTCCAACTGCTCGCTGCGCATGTTTTTCCTGGCCAACATGGTGGGCCACCAGGTGTCCGAGGAATCGGTGATCGACCACACCGACCGCGCCATCGCCCACAAGTTCAAGGTCAAGCACCTGACTTCCAAGCTGGCGGTCAGCCGCTGCGAAGCCTACGCCAAGCTCTGCCGCAAAAATTTCGGCACCTTCTCGTTGTCCTCTCTGTCTACATTGGCCGACACGGACTACGAGCGTTCCGAGGTGGAGAGTAACATGCTGACCAGCGAGGTGACGGCGGGCAGCTTCATCGTGGCCTACAAGACCAGCCACGGCGGCCCGCCCTACGAGGCCCTGTACGCCCAGGAGGAGTTGCAGCTGGACCCCTACTGGCTGGCGCTCGAACCCACCTACCGCAGTTATCTCCTGCCTGACGGGGTCAAGCGCGAGGGCACCGAGGTTCAGCTACAGCACCGGTTCAGCGTCAACCAGGTACAGCGGCAGCTGGCGCGCAACCCGACCGACTTTCGGCGGCTATGGGTGATGCGCCAGCGCATCATGCCCGAGGCGGTCAGCCGGGTGCTGGCCACCGCCCATTACCGGCCCGACGATTTTTTAATCGAGAACCGGCCCGTCCTTAGCGCCCTGGAACTGTGGAACCAACTGGGCCGCGCCATCCAACATTACCAGTGCCACCAGTACCTGGAAGGTGAACCCAGCGTCTTCAGCCGCCCGGTAAGCCGCGCCGTAAACACCACGGCAAAACCTGACCTTTCGCAGTTTGACGTATAGCGCGGGTGATGCTGTTCTAGCTAGCTCACGAAAATGAACGTCGAAAGCTACAACTTCACGGACGATTTCCAGGACATGATCCTGGCCTGTCTAATCACGCATCCAGAGCAGTTTTTTGGCTTTGGCCAGGTGATCCAGCCCGGTTTCTTCAACGGCCCGATTGCCGTGGAAGTGGTCCACCGGGTGGTGGAGTTTTACACCAAGTACGGCAAGTACCCGAACTTCTCCGTCCTGGGCAACCTCGCATTTCAGCACGCCGCCCGCCTGGACAAGTTGCACGCGGAGAGCGTGCTGAAATATGTCAACCAGCTCGCCAATGTAGACACGTCGGACTGGAAGCCGGTCCTGGACCTGTGCATCGACTTCGCCAAGGAGCGCGCGGTCTTCGAGGGCCTGAAGGTGATCCACGAGCACCAGACCGCAGGCAAGATGGACAAGATCAACGCCGTCGAGATGATGGAAAAGGCCCTGGCGTTGGGCACCAATTACAACGACATGGGCTGGTCGCTCTACCACGATTACGACAAGGCCATCGACAAGGCGACCGAACGCAACTACGGCATCCACACCGGCTTCGCCCACCTGGACGCGATCTGGAAATTCGGCCTGGCCCCCGGCTGGCTGGTGGTGCCGCTGGCTCCGCCCAAGCGCTACAAATCGGCCTTTTGCATCAACCTGGCCATGAACATGTCCGGCCACGGCGGCGGCGACGTGCTCTACTACGCCTGCGAGATCAGCCAGGAGCTGGCCATGATGCGCGCCATCTACAACATGAGCGGGTACACCCAGGAGCAAATCTGGGACGCGCCGGAAAAATACAAGCAGAAGGTGGCGGCGGCGCTGAAGATGAAAATGTTCAACAACGTCTGGTTCAAAGGGTTCGCCTCCAAGTCCGTCACCATTGGCGAGATCAAGAGCCACGCCAAGCAGGTCATGTCCATCCACGGGCTGAAACCCAAAGCCATCATCGTGGACTACGCGGAAACCGTGAAGCCCATGGCGGTGCGCAAGGACACCCCGGACTGGCGGCAGCAGGCGGACATCTACGTTCAGGCGCGAGCCATGGCCTGCGAGCTGGAATGTTGCGTCATCATGCCCGACCGGTGCAACAAGGACACGGTGGACCAGAAAGTGCCGAGCATGAAGTCGTTCCAGGGATCGTTCGAGAAAGCCGGTGTCGTCGACATTGCCATCGGCCTGTGCTCCACGCCGGAGGAGCACTTGCACAACCGCATCCGCTACTTCGTCTTTTTGAACCGGCACGGCCCCGACTCCCAGCACTTCGAGGGCAAGGTCGACCCCAAGCTGATGCGCATGACCATCGACAAAGTCATCGAGTACAACCCGGAAGATTCCGAGAAGGAAAATCAAAAGTACCGGCGGAACATCAAGTCCCGCGCCTCCAAGGACTACGAGGCGGCGCAGGCTGACTGAATGCGCACGTTGGCGCTGGGCACGTGCAACGGCCCGATCTCAAGGGCCGGTTTGCTTTCCAGCAGCGACCGCTGACACGGGTAGGCGTTGGTGCCTAGTTCGCGCACCAAGTCAGCGCCCAGTTCCACCGCCATTTCCACTTCGGAAATTTTGATGAACTCGTTGGGCATGTGCCAGTTGTAGTAACCGCTCGACAGGTTCAAACAGGAGATGGGAAAGCGCTGCCGCACCATCTTGACGTCCGTATACGGATGGTTCTGCCAGAGCACGGAACCGTGCTTTTGCAACACCGGTAGCGCCTGGCTGATAAAAGGTGCGTCATCCTCGAACAAGCGGGTGCCGCCGCAGCTATACGACACCATGTTGCGGCTGGGGCAGTCGAACTCGATCATGTACCCGATCTTGCTGAAGAAATCCGCGTCCGCCTTTTGCGCGCCCTGCATGCCGACCTCTTCGCCGCTGAACAGGGCTAAGGCTATGTTGTCAAACCGGTCCAGCAGCTCCAGGCAGACCTGGATGCCCGTCTTGTCGTCCGCGCCCAGCCCGGCGGAGATGCCGTCGTAAATGCTGCCGTGAATCACGTTGCCGTTTTCAACGACCTGAATCACACCTTCAGCCCAGATGGGTTGCACGGTGTCGATATGCGCCGCCACACAGGGTAATGGCTGGCAGGTCATGCCCTTGATGACCAGCACGTTGTTGTGCCGGTCCGCGACCGCATGCACGTTAGGCCGTGACTGGAAGTGGTTCAGCAGGTAGGCCACCATGGCTTCTTCCCGGCCCGAACAGGTGGGCACGGCCAGCAGTTTTTTGAATTTGTCTACGTTCATGCCAGGACCTTAGTCCGGGACCGGCCCGTAGTCAACATAAAATTTTAATAAAGGTTCTGTTCTTCTCACCATGTATTCGCAAAACAACGAAGAGGCCGTCATCGGCAAGCATTTCAGCGGCTTCGTGGGCCGCTTCCTGGAGATCGGCGCGCATGACGGCAAAACCTTCAGCAACACGCTCCGCCTGGTGGAGCAGGGCTGGAGCGGCGTTTGCGTCGAGGCCAGCCCGGTGGTGTTTCCGAAGCTGCTGGAACTGCACCGGCACAACTCCAAGATCGCGCTGGTCAACGCACCCGTCAGCGCCGGTCCCAGCCAGCTGGTCACCTGGTACGACAGCAACGGCGACGGCGTGTCCTCCACCAGCCTGGACCATGTAAAGCGCTGGGAGTCCGGCTCCGGCGTGCGCTTCACCCCGTTCAGTGTTTACACCATGCCGCTGCAAGCCCTGCTGGACGCCTACGGCTACGACTTTAATTTTGTAAACATCGACGTGGAAAGCACCAACCTCGACCTCTTCAACGCCATGCCATGGCCCCTGTTGAAGCAGTTGAAGCTGGTCTGTGTCGAGCACGACCGGAACGTCGAACACATGCTCAACGTGCTGAACCCTTATGACTTCCGCCTGGTCGACCTCAACGCGGAAAACCTGATCATGGCCCGTTGATATGGAAACCCCTGAAGCTTCCGCCAATGTTCCACATGGAACTGACGCGCCCGCGTACGACTCGCTGGAAAAAGCCTATCTGCTGATCCACGGGCACCTGAGCAACATCCAAAATCCGGTCATCTTTGAGCTGGGCATGTGCGACGGTTACCACACCAAAATGCTGCTGTCCATGTGCCGCAGCCAGCCGCGCTACTTCGGGTTTGAGCCGGACCCGCGCAACCTGAACAAGATCACCGGCCAGCGGCTGGACCAGTACATCACATTTACCGCCGCTGCGGTCGGCAACGTCACCGGGACCGTTCCCTTTCACTTGTCTACGCCGGAACCGGGCGGAGCCACCGGCAGTTCTTCGCTCAGCGAGTTCACGCCGGTGCTGACGGAAAACTGGCCCTGGCTCAAGGAGCAGGCTCAAGTGCCGGTGGCTTGTTGGCGCATGGACGACTTCTGCGCGCTCCATCAGCTCGACCACATCGACTTCATCTGGATGGACGTCCAAGGGGCGGAACGCCTGGTCTTTGAGGGCGCGCAGAAAATGCTGCCCAAGACCAAGCTGCTATGGACGGAGTACGACAGCGGCACGTTTTACAAAGATTCCAGCGCCCTGGTTGACATCCTCAAAGCGCTGCCAGGCTGGAAGCTGCTGGCCAACTGCGGCGGTGACGCCCTCCTGGCCAACCACGATCAGAAGTTGTAGGGACAAAGGCGCTTGAGTCGCTTAAGCGCCCGCGCCGCACCGGGAGCGCTGCGTCGTTCAATCGCCCGCCACATGATCGCCTGGGCGACTGAACTTTCGTCGTAGTCTCCCTCTTTCAACAGCGTGGCCAGCGTGCCGTCCTTTTCCAGCGAGAGATAAAGCTGCCGGGCGTCGCGCATTATGTCGGCAATGCCTTTGTCGAAGGCCATTGTCTGCGTGTAGCGCGCCGCCTCCCGCGTCGGATCAATGTCATCCGGGTTGGCGGCTTCCAGCAGGGCGGCTACGGTTTGTTTGGCGTTCATCAGTCAAGTTGATTGTTCAGCACCACAGTCCCGAGGCGCAGCAGTTCGTAGTCAGCCGCCGTGACCAGGTTGTCGGTATTGGCGGGCGTATCCAGCGCCACCCGGTTCACAGAAGTCACGCCGGGAATGCTGGCCACCATGTCGCTGACGCTGACCACCGAGGCTGAAATGCCCGTCGCGCGGGCCGCGTAGATGGAGCTGCCCACACCGAAACCCTGGCCCCAGGACAAGAGCGCTGACCGAATCTGGCGGCGAGCGGCCTGAGACAGATCGCCCTGGTAGCCGATGTACAGGTTGACCACCCGCTCCGCCGAATAGCCCACCGCCGTCACCAGCTCCATGGTCAGGTCGCCCGGCGCACCCAGCACGTAGAAAGTAGCCTGGCCGGTCAGTAGGTTGATCGTGGACGGGTAGCTGTCGTCCGTGCTGATGTTGGCCCCCACCACCCGCGCCTGTTGCACCTGGACCCGCCCGCTGGAATCCTGCGACAGGAAGGGCAGCAGGGACAGACTGTTCACGCCCAGCATGAGCGTCAGCGACCACGGCTGCAACGGATACATGGGTAGCTGTACACTGTACTGACTGGCTGCTCCGTCCGCCGCCGTCACGGCTCCGGCACTGCTGGTGTCCAGCGTATACACGTACGTGTCGTCGGGCACCGTAAACAGCTCCGTGGCGTCTGCGGGGTACAGGTTATTGATCGGCGTGGCCATCACCAGGTTGTCCACCCCGGCAGTGTTAACCAGGGCGGAGACCAGGTCCGAATAAATCACAGGATCGCCCGGGCGCAACGCCGTGATCTGGCTGGCAATGGTCTGGACCACCAGGCTCTTGATGTCCGAAATGCTGAAGCCGGGCAGCACGGCGAACTGCAAGCTGATCGGCACGGGCCTGGAAGTCCCGTCCAGCATCTGCACGTAGTCCGTGCCCACGGCTTTGGTCTGCATGTAATCGCGCACCGCCCCTTTGAGCTGGCCGCCTAGCGGAATCAAGCCGCCGCCCGGGCCGGTGGTCCAGGCATAGATCGAAACGATGTTGCCCTCCAGGAGCGCGTTTTCCGTCCGCACAGTCGACCGCGCGTAGGCCACCGACCCGTACTGAGCGTTGCTGTACTGCTGTGCGATGGTCTGGTAGTCGTCCAGCGTCACGGCCCGGTCGTTGGTCCGGGTGTAGTAGGGGATGTTCACCCGAGCCTGGTTCAAAGTCTCAGCGTCCTGGCCGCCCTGGCCGACCGAGGTTGTGTTGGTCACTTGCACGGTGATCGGGCTGGAAATCGTTTCCACCAGCCCGGTGATTGTGGTGCTGATAGTGTTCAAACCGATGTTTCCGGCGGAGCCGCCACCCACCCGGTACGTTACGCTGATGGCCGCCTCGGACGGCACCAACGCGCCGAAGATGCCGTCGCCAAATTGCACGGAAGTGTCGCCCGTGACATAGGTCTTGGCCTGGAACACGGTCGCCAGGTCGTTCAAAATTCCAATGGTGGGAGCCTGCGTCCACGGCTCGCCGTTAACCGTCACCTGGATGCTGCCGAAAATCACCGGCGTCTGGCTGAGCATGACCGAGTAGCCGGTTGTGTTGATCGGCGCGACAAACTGGTCCGTCACGGTTTGTCCCTGAATCACTTGTATCCGACGTTCGTATACATTAACCTGGTAGCGCCCGGTGGTTCCAGCCCAGGGGGTGTTCAGGACAATTTGACTGTACGCCGACACCGCCCCCGGGGCCGCGTTCAGGTTGGTGATATTGTAGTAGTTGCTCTCCACCGTGTCGTCGACCCCGATCTGGATCAGGTCCTGGCCGACGCTGAGGTACGCCGACAGGTCGATGGTGGAGTCCACCGGCGTCGCCAGGGACGACCCGTTGGTCAGCACCATGAAGGTGTTGATCACGTTGGTGCCGCTCAGGATCGGCGAAAACACCGCCACCAGGGTCCGGGGCGTGACGTAGCCGTGCATGATCGTGTAGTCTTGCACCACCTCGTAAGGCAGCGCGCTGGTGTCGGAGCTGCGGATCAAGGTGCCCTGGGCGATGACCACGTCAGGGCCGGTGCTGCGGTCGAACGCCGTGCTGATGGCGGCTTCGCAGGAGAGGGTGGCCGGAACCGGCCCGCGCAGCTCGTAGCCCGTCAGCGCGCCCACGCGAACGGCGGACTCCCGCAGCGTCATGGTCGGGATGAAATTTTCACCCGCCACCCGGTTGACGGTGAAAGCCAGCGTCGCCAGCGCCCAGGCGACAATGTCTACAAGAACAATGCCAAAACTATTGGCCAGGAAATCGTTCCAGCGCTGGGGCCAGCGGTCGCGAATGCGTTGTAGCATCGCGTCTTTCTGGCTCTGGTAGTCGAGTTTAAGATACTGGAGCGTTTGGCTCGCCATAATGACCTAACTACGGACGGCGAATACCGTTCTAAATTCACGCATGTCAGCCGCCACCTTTGCCAGCATGATCGACGCCTTCCCCATGGAGAATGCGCGTCCCACCCAGGTCTCGATCCTGAACGACGTCGAGCAGCACCTCTTTGACGGTTACAACGACATCATCCTGGCCGCGCCCACCGGTGTCGGCAAAACCGCCATCGGAGCCGCTTTCTGCTACTACATGCGCGGCGCGAGCAGCGAGTACATCGCCTCGGGCGGATACTATCTGGTCACCCAGAAACTGCTGCAAGATCAGCTAGACCGCGACTTTCCACGGTACCGGCCAGCCTTCCGCAACTCGGCCCAGAGTCTGAAGTCGGCCACGGAGTACACCTGCCACGCTTACGGCAACTGCTCGCTGGGTTCCAAGATCAAGTCCAAAGGAATGTGCGAGCGCCGCAAAATTCACACCTGCCCCTATTTGGTCACGAAGTTCAAGTTCCAGAACGCCGACCTGGCCGTGACCAATTACCCGTACTTTTTCACGGAAGCCACGTACGCCCAGAAGCTGCCCATGCGCCTGGGCCTGGTGTGCGACGAGTGCCACACCCTGGAGCGCCAGATCACCAGCTTCGTCGAGCTGTCCGTCACGGAACCCAGCATGCAGAAGTGGGCACCTCAGCTGGGCGAAATACCCGACCTGCCGGACGCCGGTCATTTTTGCGAGTGGCTGAGCAAGGACTACCTCGCCGCCCTGGAATCACGGATGGAGATGCTGATGCAGAAGCTGGAAACTTCCGACGACGCCCCGGACAGTCCTTCCCGGCGGGCGGACCAGGCGGAATTCAGCCAGCTGGACAACCATGTCAGCCGCGTGCGCGTGGTAACCCAATCCTTGCAGGAATACCCCGGCGACTGGGTCTACTGGCAAAACAACGACCGGGAAGGCAATCCGGAGAGCCATCGCGCTTGCACCGCCAAGCCCATCGACGCCAGCGCCTTCTTCCCGGAGCTGGTCCAAAACCGGGCCAAGGCGCGGCTGTACATGAGCGCCTACCCCGGCTCCAAGAAGATTTTCTGCCGCAGCCTGGGCCTGGACCCGCGCACCGTGGCCTGGATGGATGTAGACAGCCCGTTTCCCGTGGAGAACCGCCCGGTCGAAGTCCGGCCTGTTGGCAGCATGAGCCGCAACAGCGTGGATCACTCCTTCCCGGGGTTCTGCCGCCTGACGGACATTCTCCTGGAACTGCACGCCGCCGACAAAGGCATCATCCACTGCCACAGCTACCAGCTGGGCCAGAAGATTTACAAGTACCTGATGGGCACGCAGCACGCGTCCCGGGTGCTCTTCGCCACCACGGCGTCCCAGCGGCCCCAGATCATGCAGCGGCACGCGCGCGCCAAGGAGCCAACCGTGATCCTCAGCCCCAGCGTGACCGAGGGCTACAGCTTTGACGACGACCTGGCCCGGTTCCAGATCATCTCCAAGATGCCGTTCCCCAACCTGGGCGACCGGCAGGTGGCGGCCCACCGCGACCGGGACCCGGACTGGTACACCTTGCAGGCCGTTATGACGGTGATCCAGGCGTGTGGCCGCATCGTGCGCAGCGAAACCGACCACGGCCACACTTACATCCTGGACAGCGATTTCGTCCGAATTTACGAGCGAAACGAAGACTTTTTTCCCACCTGGTTCACCAAATCCCTGATACTAAAATGATAAACGCTCAAGCCCAAGTTAAAGACTTCATGGTCCACGCCGAACAGGCGATCCCGTCCAAACCCTGCCTGCCGCCGCTGGAAACGCGGATGGGCCGATTGCGCTGGCTGGCCGAGGAGCTGTGCGAACTGGCCAACGCCTGGGGCCTGGAATTTGAGACCAACAATCGCGGCACCGCCGTCGACAACTTCTCCTGTTGGGCCGCCGACAAGCCCATGTACGACGAGCGGGACCCGGCCCAGGCCCTTTCGGCCATTGTAGACGCTTACGACGCCAACATCGACCTGCTGGTATTTACCATCGGCAACGGCGTGGCCAGCGGCACCGCGCTGGAACCGGGCTGGCAGGAAGTGCACGGCAGCAACATGTCCAAGTTCATTGACGGCCACAAGCGCGAGGACGGAAAGTGGATCAAGGGACCCAGCTACCGCCGAGCCAACCTTAAGCCGATCATCGAGGCCCAGCTGGCCAATGAGGTCAAACTGTGCGACAAGCCAGCCGCGTAGTTAAGGCGTAATGAGAGCCAATTTGCTGAAATTTTTGTTCGGAGAGTCGGCGGTGTCCGCTTCTGAGCCGGGCCTGGGCGAGCAGATCGTGCAGTTGTTCGAGGAAGCTGCCGAAAAAGAAACCGAGGAGATGGTGGCCAACAAACAGCCGCTGGCCACGGTGCTCAAGGACCTGGACATCGGCGGCAAGCTGGAAGCTGGCCCGTCGAGCGCCGAGCTGTATTTCGACGACCCGCTGGAGTACAAGCACAGCGTCCAGAAACTCTTTGACCCGGAGAATCTGCACACCCTGGCCACCAAAGGCTGGGTGCCTGCCAAGTCGGGCGACCTGGCCATGTCCTTCGAGCCTGCCGACATGCTGATCAGCTTCATCGAGATCGCCACCAACGACCCGTCCGACAAGGACGAAGCCCCGGAACTGGAGAAGATTCTCAAGGACGCCCAGAAATTTGCGGCCACGGAGCCGGAGCACGACGAGGACATGAATCCGGTCGAGTTTGATGACAAGACCAGCGACGACCACAAAAAAGGCGTCGGCAAGGAAGCCGAAGGCAAACAGCCCGAAGGCACACCCAAAGGCAGCAAGAAAACCAGCGAGTCCATCCTGCATGAGCTGGGCGGCCACTGGTGCAAATCCTGCCAGAAAGCGACTTCCGCCAAGTACGTCGGCAACAAGGCTTGCTGCGCCCACTGCGGCGGCGATCTGGCCTATCCCAAATCTTCGTCGCTCCGGTCGCGCGAGTTTTACAAGGCCAATCCCGGCAGCAAAAGCACGCCCAAAGACGTGGCTGAGTCACTGCTGGAGATGACCTCGGCAGGAGCCATTCCGGCGATTGACGGTCCCCCGCCGGTTCCAGCCGCACAGCCCAAAGTGGACTGGAACAAGCGCCTGGAGCGCATGCGCAAGCGCCGGGGAGACAGCCGTGGCAAACGCTAGCCTCATTGTCAGCGCGCTGCTGGAAGCCGACGAATTCGACAACACCGAAGAGCTGGATAACGTCGACCCCGGCCACTTCATCGACGCCATGCACCAGGAGGCGTCGACAGGTAAAATCACGGCCTACAACTGCCACTCGGCCAACACTTTCTACCACCGCACCGAGCGCTACAAGAGCCGCAAGCGCGGCGTGGAAGGCGCACCGTACCAGGCGCGGCGCAACGGGGCCACCAAGACCTGGAAGTCCCGGCCCGGCGAATTCAAGATACCGATCAAAATCGGATTCAAGAGCTACGGCTACATCGACCAGAACAACGCGGACGAGTGGTCCACCGTCCCGGATTTCCGCGAGCGGGAGGCGGCTGCCGCCGAGGAGGCCCGCAAGCGCCAGCTGTCTACAATTCAAAACGGCCCGGTACAGCGTGATCCGGACGCCCCTCCGGCACCGCCGCCAGACCCGAATCAGCTGGACCTGTTCCACGAGCATCGGGCACGCTTTATTTTTTAATCGACTATGAATACCGCCTACGACTACGAATCCCAGGAATACGCCAGGCTGCGCCTGCTGTCGGGCCTGGCTGAAACCTTTGACGGAAAATCAGTGGTGCGCTGGCACGGCAAGATCGAAGGGCAGCTCAAGAACCTGCTCGACGACGCCGAGAAGGGCCGCAACTTCCCGTACGCGGACAAGCTGCGCGAATTCCTGAAAATCTGGCGCGGCAATGAGATCACCGGGTCCATCAACCGGGAGATTCTGGACACCTTGAAGGCGGCGGCGGACATGTTGTCCGTAGACACCTGGAACCTGGCCAGCTACTTCCGGTCGCTCAGGGATCAGTTGCGGGTCTTGATCGCCTCCGAAGAAGAGCTGCCCCGCGACGTGGACATGAACCAAAACGATCCGTACGCGGGCGGCGGTGGTGGCCACGGCGGTGGCGGGCCGCCCATGAGTCCTGATTTTGGACCGGACGAGAAGGGCGGCCCTGGCGGCGAGGGTGGCGGCGGCGGTGGCGGCATGGGCGGCGCAGGCGGACCTCCGGGCGGTCCTGGCGGTCCCGAAGGCGGTCCCGAAGGCGGCCCTGAAGGCGCACCTGGTGGCCCTGAAGGCGGCGGCCCTGGCGGTCCCGGCGACATTCCCCCGGGCGAAGAAGGCGCACCCGGCGCAGAGCCTGGTTCACCGGAACCTGGCGGCGAGGGCGGCGAAGAGCTGAACCCGGAAGACATGCCCGACGAGAAAACCGACGTTGGCGAACTTTAACGTATGAGCCGATTAAACGAAGCACACAAGAAAGGCTGCACCTGCGGGTTCTGCCAGAACAAAGGCAAGATTCACCTGCGCGGCAAAACGGCTAAAGCCGACAAGGCCGACAAAGCTGAACCGGCAGAGGACAAAGAGGACGCCAAGCCTACGGCTGAAAGCATCGTCAGCCGCCTGCTGGACCGTTCATGAAGGCTGGCCAGATTGTAGACGCCCTGCTTAACGGCGGCCCGCCGCCGGACGATCCCGAGCGCCTGTTCGCCCAGTACGCCAGCGCCATCGGCCAGGAGAACGCCGCGAAAGAGGCGGACATCTTGCGCCAGTTCAAGCGCCAGGCAGCGGGCTACATCCGCTGGATCAATCCAGACTTTACCCAGGCCGACCTGCGGAGCCTGCGCTCCGCCCACACCTTTGCCGAGGCCGAAGCGGTGCTGGCTCGTTACGATAGCGATCCCAGTTTCCTCTCCATGGTGCGCCAAGGCTACTTCTAGTATTTAGTTCATAATGAATACGATCTACGTTGCCCGTTACATCAGCGAGCGCCGCCTCCGGCCCAACCCAGTCGTCACGACGGGAGAGCTGATCTCCGCCATCGGACCCGACGGCGTGCAGGAAGCCCTGCGGAAAAACTGGCTGGTGCCGGACATGGACACCGGCTTCTTGATGGTCAACCTGAATCAGGGCAAGCTGTCGGAAGTCACCGAGGCGTGCAAGTGCCCCAAGTGCGGCGAGTGCGCCTGCGAGTGCGAGCCGTGCGACGATGAAAAGTGCGGCCAGGCCATGCCCAAAGGCATGCGCGAAGCCTGGGCGGGCATGGGACTTTCCAGCCCGGCTTCACCCGGCTCCAGCATGACCGGCGCGCCCATCGAACCCCGGACGCCGACGCCTGTCAGTCCGACCACGCAACCGCCCAAGGCCCCGCAGATCGGGGATGACACGATGGTCACCGACGACGGAAAAACGTACACCGGCAAAGTGGCCAGCGTGGGCCAGGACGGGCGCTACCGCTTGAGTTTCGGCAATAACAAGCCCCACATGGACCGCGAGTACAACCCCAACGAAATTCGCATGGTTGGCGCTGCCGTACCCAATGCTTAATGCTTTCGCCATCACCAAAATGCTGCTGGACGACGAGCAACCCGTCGACCCAGCCGCTACACCTGTTGACCCAGACCCAGAAAAGCTGCTGACCCAGTACGTTTCCGGCAAGGTGCCCTTCATGCTGCCGGGCAGTCCGGTGTTTCTCTGGCAAAGGTGGGGCGAACGGCTTAACGGACGCCAGAGCAAGCGGGTCCAAGGCACGGAAACCAAGCTGGTGCAGGTAGACGCAGAACACATCGCGCTACAGTACCACAACACGTACGTCGTCACCGTAGACAATACCAACAAGGTCACTGTCGCCACGGATGGATTTTGCAGCAAGACCACGATGGAACGAATCAACTGGGCTGCTCCCGGCGGCTGGCACGTGTTTGGCCGAAAGCCGAGGAAAGAGCACGCGTACAACTGGAATTTATTCTGGTGCAACTACGGCTCCAAATCCGGCGCGTGGGGAGATCAGCGCGTGCTTCCATTTACAGACGGAGACACCATCCTCGCCAACGGAACGCTCGTCATGCAGGCTCAGCCGGTTTACCCCACCAAGCGCCGCAAGCGTGCCAACCCAGATGATCTCCCTGCTTGAACGCGAACGTCCGACAACGGATCAGCACAGCAACGCGGGCATCTACGCGGACCTGAAGCTCTACCCGGACAGCGTCGAATACTACGCCGAGTGCCCCGGGTGCAGCCACGTGCAAGGCGGCTTCAAGACCCTGGCCGACGCCCGACGCAACCGGCTCTGCAACGACTGCTCGCTGGAGCAGACCGAAAAGATCAAAAAGCAGATTCGGCAGGTGATCCATGAGCCGGAGAAAAAGGTCAAGCCGCTGGCCGACATCGTCAAGGAAAACGAAGAGCCGCCGGTGCCGCTGCCGCCCGGGAATCCCGAGCCAGCGCCCGAGCCGACCGCGCCCGAGGACGAGGAAGCGGCCCTTGACGCCGCCGTGGCTGCCGACCCCTGGGCGGCCATCAGCCAGATTCTATTTTCCAGCTGGGTGCAGGAGGCCCTTTACGGCCTGTCCCAGGAATTGGACTGCAACCTGGACGAGCTTGAGATTAACGACACGAACGGCGACTACGACGAGAACGCACCGGACGATACCACCAACTTCGTTGTCGACTATGGCCGCGAGCAGTGGTGGGTGTTCAAGGACGACGACACCGCCCGCAAGATTGCCGTCGACCGGGTGGCCCAGGATGTCCGCGACGAACCGGACATGTTTGGGGCCGACTTCCTGGCCAACTACATCGACAAGGAAAAACTGGCGCAGGCCGTTGGCGACCCGTACGAGGACTACGGCGACGAAGTCAACAACATGGACTACGAGGAGCAGCTGCAAAAGATGGTGGAGGAAGACGAGATTGAAAGCGACGACCTGGTGTTCTTTAAGAAGAACGGCGAGCCGCGCGTGGCCAACAAGGCCCGGGTCGCCCAGCTGAACAGCATCGTGGACAACTGGATCGAAAAAACCAAGCCAAACGTCGATCCGTGGGAATGGCTGGAGGACGTGTACGGCAGAGACGCCCGCAAACAAGCCCTGGAACTGGTAGACGTAGACGACCGCAAAGTGGCCGAGGACGTGGTGTCCAACGACGGCTGGCAGAACACCCTGGCCAGCTACGATCACAACTCCACGGACCTGCCCAAGGGATTCGTCGCCTGCCGCATAAACTAATGACAACGTACCAAGACATCATTCGGAGCGCCAGCAAGCACATCGAGGAGTGCCCGCTGGCCGACCTGCTGAACCAGACCTGGAAAAAGATCGAGTGGTCCGCCCACGAAACTGCTGGCGGCACCGACGCGGCGCTTTCCGCCAACGGCGACATGGGCATCAGCCTGTACCCGCCGCTGCGGGAATCCAAGGCCCCCGAGGCCCTGGTGCTGCGAGAATTCGGCAAGCTGCTGTTGCAGCGCGCCGGGACGGGCGGAAAATCCGTCTGGGACAAGAAGCTGGACCTGCCGACCGAGGAGGCGATCAACCAGGCGGACACCTTGCTGGGCGACGCGGCCATCCGCGCCCGCAGCAGCCAGTACACCGACGTGCTGGAAGCCTACCCGAACCGTGGCCACAGCGTCGAACGGCTCGTCTACATCAACATCGTCAACGCCCTCCTGGCCAACAACATCAGCTACGGTGACAGCGAAGGCGTCGACATCAAGAGCTGGGGTCCCACGGCGGAGTACTGCAACCGGAAGAAATACCACTCGCTGATCCCGCTGGTCAGCGCTTACGCCCCGGCGGAGGTTGGGGCTGACTTTGGCGTCGCCCTGGCGGCACTGGTGATGAACGGCTTGAAAGAAGTGCGGGACAAGAGCGTGGCCTACGCCTTGCGTGGAATCATCCAACGGATCGTCAAGCAGGCCACCGGCTAGTTGTACGGGTCTACCTTCAGCGTGCGCGGGTCAAACTGCGCCGCCCATTCCGCCACGGCAGCCAGCGCCATGTCCAGGTGGCGGATGATGTGCCGCGCCTGGTCCTCCGTCTTGATCCGGCGCGCTCCGCGATTAAACGGTTGCGCCTGCTCCTCGGGCGTCATCTCGTACGTAGGCTCGGCCAGGATGGTTTGCTTCAGCGTCTCCACCGTACCCTCGTCCCCGGCTTCCGTGATAACCTCCCACTTGTTGTGGTCGCCAAGGCCCTTCAACTGATCCCGATGCAAGTTTAGGCGCACCATCTGCAAGGACGAATGCTCGTAGTCGTTGCCCTTGAGGTTGACCGCCACCGGCATGGGCACCTTGAAGTTCAGAAAAACGTAGACGTTTCCGGTCTGGTAGGCCGACGTCCAGGGCGAATAGTCCGCCACGGAACTGCGGCTGCGCTCCAGCTCGTTCGGATCGGACAGCAGCCAGGCCGGGTGGCCGTACTTCACGGAAGCGGCCCAGGTGAGCGGCGCAATGACGTGGAGCACCTCGTCGTCGTAGATCAAGTCGTCCTTGCGCTGCGGGTGCGCCGAGGTCTTGATCTCGTTGAACTTCCAAAAGCGCTTCACCCGGGACACGGTCTGCATCAGCTCAATCACCGTGTGAAAATCCTCCGGCTTGGTGCCGATGTCACGCTCCGGCTCCAGCCGGGCCAGGCGGACAACCTGACGGAAGTTGGACTGGAATTCCGTCAAACTCCGCTCGATAGTTTCGTAGACATGGTTGCGGCCCGGCCATTCCCGGTAGTAGCCGAACGTGCCCTTAAAGTACTCCAGCTTGTCCTCGGGCGCGGAGATCAGATAGTCCGCAAAAATCGGCTCCTGGCGCGCCCAGCGCTTGTCCAAGGTGGCCTGCGGCACGCCGTCCCGAGCGCCCATGCGGAAAAACTCCAGCTTGGTGCTGGCCAGGGCGCGCTCGCGCTTCGCCTCCGCCTCCGGTCCGCCGCCCGCCTGGTAGAAAATCCAGTCGATCCACTTCTGGTCGTGCGACCGGTCCGCCGTCACCAGGCGGTCGATGACATCAGGCTCCAGCTTGGGCACCAACTGACCCTCGATCTTGATCAGGTACGGCGCACCGTTGGGCATGTAAATCCGGTACTTGATCAAAACCTGCGTGACGAGCGGGGAATAGGGCATACCAGGCTAACTACGGCTTGTCGGATTGTCCGGCAGCGCGTCCCAGGCCCAGCAAAGGCCGCGTAAAAGCGGGTGAAAGCCATTGTCCAGCATCTCCTTGTACGCGGCTTCCTTCGTCCAGCCTTGCGACAGCACGCGGTAGGCTCCGACAACCACGCCGGTGCGGTCCTGGCCGTGCGTGCAGTGGACGAAGACGCCGCCATCGGGCATCGGCAACCGGCAGGTGTTGATCAGCTCGCTGGTTTTCACCAGGTAGTCTATCGGCGGTTCGCCGAAAGTCTGCTCCACCCAGTCCAAGGGCATGTAGATCACCTTCATGCCCATGACCGTCGCCCCCGGCTCCGGTATCTGGGGATTGTCAGCCACGTTCAGCTTTAGCACGAACGCCAGTTTGAGTTCCTGGGCCAGCTGCTGCCAGTCCACCGCCGTTTCCGGCTGGCCGCCGCGCCAGATGCCTTTGTCCACCTGTAATAGGTTTGGTATCATAGTCAGTCCAGGGCCATAGCATCCCGCTTAACCGTCTTGGGGTCAAATTTGGCGCTCCAGTCCACGATGGCTTTCAGCGCCATATCCAGATGTTGCACCACGGCCTGGGCCTCTTCCGGCGTCTTGTAGACGTTGGCTCCGCGCCGGATGGGCAGCTCGTCATCCTGCGGGTCCTGGCGGGTCGGCTCGTCCAGCAGCATCTGCTTCACGTCGCGGATGGTCATGGTGTTGCGGTTCTCCTCGTCCCAAACCTTCCAGGTGTCCGGATTGGTCGTGGCCAGCTTGCGCATCTCGGCGGTGTTCAGCTCCAGCGCCAGGCTGGTCAGCTCGTGCCAGTTGAATTTTCCGTTTTTGCGCGAGACCCAGACCGGCGCAGGCACCCGGAACGTGATGTAGACGTACACCTTGCCGCCGGTGGTGCGCTGCTTCCACTCGTTCTTGTAGTCCGGCGCGTCCTCCGAGCTGATGAAAGTGTCGAACTGCTCGCGGTTGGCCCAGGCCCACTGGTCGTAACCGTAGTAGACCGCCGCCGCCCAGGTCAGCGGCACCAGGACCTCCACGTAGTCGTCGGCGTAGATCAGGCCGTCCTGACGCTCGCCGTGGTTGCTGAGCTGGATGTCCTCGCGCGCCTTCTTGCTGCCGAAATAGCGTTCCACTTTCTTGGTGATGTTCACCATCTCCTCGACCGTCTTGATGTCCGCCGGATCAATGGGCAGCGGCGGCTTGTCCTCCTTGGCCATCTCCTTGTTCATGCGCAGCAGCTTTTTGAAGCGAGCCTGATAATTGGTGACCGCCGAGACCACGTTTTCGTAGATGCGGTCGCTGCCCGGCCAGTTGCGGTAGTAGCCAAAAGTGTTGAGCTTGGTGACCGAATCCTGGTCGCAGACGTACATGATGTCGCGGAATTTCGGCTCCATGGCGTTCCAGCGGGCCGTGGCCGCCTCGGCGCTGACCGGCGGCACGTACTCCTTGGTGTCCGGGTGCTGAAAGCCGTACTTGCGCTCGTCAATGAAGCGCTCCCTGATCTGACTGATGGCCCCCTCGCGCATCTGCTCGCCCTTTTCGCCGCCCGCCGCCTGGTAGAAAATCCAATCCAGCCACTTCCCGTCCGGCGTGGAGTCGGCGGCCACCAGGCGCTTGATCACGTCCTCGGCCAGGATCGGCCCAGGTCCCAGCGGGCTGGAGGGCGGACTTTGCAGGACGCTGGTGCGCCACGTGCCGTCCGGCTTGAGGATGCGGTATTTCTTCAGTACTTGCAGCACGTTCTCGGGATAGTTCATATTCAGTTCTTTTGGCTATGGCTTGGTCTTTAGATCAGTTGCTTGGTCACCCCAAGCGCAAATCATTGTTGTCAGTAAACACTAAATTACAATCGGCGACAACTAAAAAGGTAGACAAAATTAGCGCCCAGGCGGCGACGATTCCGGACGCAGACATTCCGGCGGACGGCCAGGTCACGTTCACCGCTCCCGGGCAGCCCTTCGGCAAGCCGCGCATGACCCAAAGAGACGTGTGGCAAAAGCGCCCCTGCGTGCTGGTCTACCGCGACTACTGCGACCGGCTCCGGGCCGCTGCCCCGGCCTACCTCGGCCAGGTGGACTGCTACGCCATCCTGGTATGTGCGTTCCTGTCTGTTCCACCGTCGTGGTCCGCCAAGAAAAAGGCCGCCGCACTTGGCCAGGGCCACCGCGTTAAGCCGGACCATGATAACATTCTCAAGGCGGTGAACGACGCCTTGTTTAAGCAGGATTCCAAACTGTGGGACGGCCACTGCATCAAGCGCTGGTGCGCGGAGGGCCAGGAGCGCACGGAAGTCACCCTGCGCTTCGACCGAAAAACCAGTTCTATATGAGCATGTCCGCACAGTCTACCTACATTTTTCCGCAGCATCAGGTGGCGCTTAGCACCGCCCAACGCGCCCACGCCGCCAACGGGCTGACCCCTGGCCTGCTAAACCGGCTGTACCTCGCCGCCAAGCGCGGCCTGGACGAACCGGTGGAGGTGGAGGGCCTGGTGACGTCCACCTTGACCGGCGACATCGGCAAGCTGAGCACGGCCACGGACGAGAAGTTGGGCGTCTACGTCCAGATGGCGCTGCTGACCGGCCAAAAGCAGCCCACCCTGACGGTGGGTCAAAAGTGGGTCCAGGAAACGTCCAACTCCACCTTGCACTCCACGGCTACAAAATTCTGGTGATCCAGTCGATTACGTCGGCGCTGCTTACCTCACTTGTAGCCAAAACACCATAGTCAGCCTGCGTAAGCAGGGCATCCACTGAAGTTCCATAGCTGCTGCCGTGCAGCAGAATTTTGGCGAGCATTCGCCGCGCGTGCATCGCCGGGTCCAGTTTCGGCATCGGCTTCATGGCCGCCAAAATGGCGGACCAGTGCTCCTCCGTCGGATCATCAGGCAGCCCCACCCGCAGGGAGGCCAGGGCTGCCTGACGATTTTTACACCGGTTGCGCTTATTCAGCTGCTTCCTCGTCTGCCTCAGTTTGCGCGCTTTTTTGTTCACGATCTTCGATGTCTAAGAACTGGGACACGTACCGGATGGTCTCAACCGTGACCGGTTTCGCTTCCTTGGCGGACAGTAGATATGCCAGCTTGAGCAGGCTCTTGACGCTGCGCCCGGAGATGCGGCAGAACTTTGGATCGCCGACCAGGGTGTTAATATCCGCGTTGGTCAGCCCAACCTTGAACTGCCGTGACAGCACCCGCCAGATGTGGCGCAGATTCTCCGGCGTCGGGATGGTGTAGCGAATCCAGGCCGTCGCCCGCGACAGGATAGCGTCGTCGATCACGGTGGACCGGTTGCTGGTCAAAAACAGGATGCCCCGGTAGTATTCCAGCACCCGCAGCCAGGTGCCCACGATGGCGTTCTGCTGAAGGTCCCGCCCGCGCTTGTGGATGTAGACATCGGCCTCGTCCGTTAATAGCACCGCTTTCCAGCGCTCCGCCCGGGCCATGACGATCTTGAGGTTCTCCTCCAGCTTGACCTCGTTGGTGCCGAGCTGCGAGCACTGGACCTTGTACAGCGGCTTCCGCACGCCCTCACTGAAGACCTCCGACGTGAGGGTCTTGCCGGTGCCCGGCGGCCCGGTGCAGATTACGATGATACCGCCGGTCTTGCCTTTGACGATGTCGTCCAGCACCTGGTCCGCGCCAGTCACCAGGACCTTGATCAACTCCTTCTGCGCCGTCGGCAGCACCAGCTTCTCCGGCAAGTTTTCGTCCCACACGTAGGGCGAAAGCTCCGTGGCATGCACCGACAGGAACCGGTGGTTTTCCAAGTCGAACACCTTCAGGTACGGCTGCTGCGGCAGCAGGACCACGTTGTCCGTGTCCTCCTCGCCGGAAGTTTTGTCCTCGTGCTGCCAGTAGCGGTTCGTGACCCGGTCACTCCGCTGGCTGTGGCGGACAGTCAGACCTTCCTCGTCCTCGTTATCCATCACCACCTTGGTGGGATTGCCGTCCTTGACCAGGTTGAGCTGCGCGCGGTTCCAGCGGTCCGACATGTCCTGGCCCTGGCCAGTGGCGTTGAACTGCGCGCCTGTCTGGTTGCAGATTTCGCCGTACCAGGCCAGTTCCTTGTCGTACGCCTCCAGCATTTCCGGGGATTCCGCGTAGTACCCGTGCTTGCGCAGCATTTCCACGATGGAAACGTGGATGTCCTCGGCCCCGTACGAGATCGAGGTGGACACCGTGGCGTTATGCCGGGTCGCGGCCAGGTCGATGGTCACCCGCGCCGGGCAAGCGTTCCGGGCGTCCGGCGGCGTGTACTCCGCCTTGTAGACAAACCACGGAACCAGGTGGCCATCGCCGTCGCCATCGGCAAACAGCCAGTGGTGCGGCAGATTTTCCAGCAGCTTGCGGACGGCCAGCGGCACCGCTTCCAGCTTGGTGATCTTGGTGGACGTGTCCGCCGCCAGGCCCCGGTACAGCTTGATCTTCTGCTTGATGGCCAGCACACCCTTGACGTCCTTGAACTTTTCAACTTGCGCCAGCAGCGCGTCCAGTTCTGCGGGCGTGAAATCCTCCAGGTTCACTTCCTGCCATTTGTCCGGGGTGGAGTAGCGGCAGGTGTCTTTCCATTTTTGGCCGAGCGCGGCCAGCCAGTCGTTACGAATGCGTAGTTTCATGCCGCTAGCGTATACATTTAATTTTCCCAGTCAACATAAAATTTCATTGACAGCGGGATTTTTACGTGTAGGCTCTCACCCAGACATTGCTCCAGTGCCTGAGTGGTTAAAGGAGCCGCCTCTAAAGCGGTCATGTCGCCGGTTCGATCCCGGCCTGGAGCGCCAACTTAAAACCGAAACTATACTTATGGACGAAATGAACGCTAAACAGATCATTGAAGGCGGACCGGTACTGGAGACTAAACGCACCGAGCTGCTCGAACAAATACACGCCCGCTTTATCCAGGAGCGGACCGAAGGTTTCCAGCACCCGCAGACCGGCCAGTACTTTGAGCCGGTGAGCCAGGAAGTGGCCGAAGCGCGCTGGGAAAAAGTGAAACCCACCATGATTCAAAAGCTCGCCGAGGCCGGGGAGGAGATGTTCGGACCACCTGCCGGTGGCCAGCCGCCCGGCAGCACTGTTCCCCAGGGACGCCCGGTGCCGCGTCGGCCTTTTCCGCGCCGGGTGATGCCGCCTGGCGGCGGTCCTGGCGGACCCGAGGACATGGAAGGACCGGGCGACGTAGACCGGGTCCTGGGACGGGGCGAAAAGTCAGGCTTCCTGAATCCGCGCGAAATCTCCCAGCTGAAGGACATCCTGCTGCTCATGTTCGTCCAACAGACCGGCAGCGAGCTGGATGGCGGCATTGTGAAAGCTTTGATGGACGGCCAGGAGCTGGACAACAGCCAGCTCGGTCACATCATGGACGAGTGCCGCCGCCTCACGCTGCCCGCATCACACAGCGCGGTGCTGAACAAAGTGCATCAGAAGCTGAGCACGCCGTCAGCTCCGAAATAGCCTCGACGACGTCGGGCGTTCGCAGCTTTACCTTCAAACACGTGAACACGCGCTCCAGCGCGTGTTCGTCTATTTTTGGGAGCAGCACCACGGGATAGTCTACACGTCCGAAATAGGAACCGATCAGAATCAAAGGGCCACAGTCTTTGATCCGGTCCAAGGTGGCTTCGCTGGCCTCACTGTCCGCAAATACGACATCGTAGACTTTTTTCGGTGGTGCTCCGGTATAGTGCTCAATAGTGCAGGCACAAATCCGATTCAGCATGCGCTCCAGCTCCTCGTTCGTGTCCACTAACAGCACCTGTACCGGTTTGAACAACCGGTTTAACAGTTCAACCGTTGTGGTCATAGTTAAAGCTTGAACAGTTTAAGCACAAGGTCAATCGCCACTTTCAGGAGGACACCGAGCACGGCGACGCCCACGACGGCGAGCACGGCCCATTTTCCAGAGAAAAACTGCTTCCAGTCCCACAGCGCCTCCACTTTCGGCTTGATGGTAAGTACAAGTTCATCTTGTAGCTTCACAACCACGGGAACGTGCTTCTCCAGCCCATTCACCCGGCTGTGCAAGTCCAGGGCGTCGCCGTTTACTTTTATCAGCGTACGCACGGTCCAGTCGAACTGGTTTTCCAGCCGACTGACAGCTTCCACCAGAAAACGCTCGTCTTCAGGCAGTTTCGCCAACAGATGCGGCGGGATGGTGCTCCTGAAGTCCTGCATGACTACCTGCTCGTACCGATGCCCGGAAAAGGCCATTCCCTGTTCGGGTGTTTCGTTTTTCAAGTGTTCGCTCATGCGTATCCTAACTACGTGCGGATTTTGTTAAAATTAAATGTTGACCGCGCCGTCGGCTGCCGCTACAGTGAACCCAGACTACTTTTGCACAACATGAACCCAGATCACAAAAATTTCATCGAAAACGAGCTACCTCATTACGAGCCAGTCACTTATGCGGCGTGTTACCCGCGCCGCATTGTGCCGCCCGCAGGCTACCTCAACCCGAAGTACTACGCCATCGCCTTGCGCGGCGGACTGGAGGTTGCCACCAGCTCGGAAATGCGCATGCTGCCCCACCTATGCGCCATGCTGAACTCGTTCAAGCACCTGGAACTTGGGGTGCCCACCTTTTTCGTACACCCGGAATTTGCCCAGGCCGTGGCCCAGACCAAGCCGCCGGAGGACTTCAAGATTTCCGAGATCAAGTGCCCACTGGACGCAATGCTGTTCGTACTGCCCACGGAATTCAGCCTGAAATACTTCGGTTTCTTCGTGCCCTTCATCTCCGTCGTGCGTGCCGCCAAGGGAACCTATCCGGACTGCGTCAAGCTGCCGCCGCTGGATGGCACCCGGAGTCCGCTCAACCCCTTGATCAACGAAGCTGACCGGCTGATCATCTGCTTCAACGTGGTCACCGACACGGTCGCCCCCATGGACTACCACGTGGTCTTCAACATGGAGCAAAACATCGGCAGCATGAAGACCTTCCGGTTTTACGACGCCACCTACTGGGAGGCCGACCAGTTTGGCGTAGACATCAACCGGCCCAACCCGCAGCTGCCTTCGCCCGAGCAGGACGCCGAATTCCACAACCGGGTGAACCTGTTCGCGCTGAATCTGATGCTGACCTTGGTGACCCGCCCGCGCCTGGTCAAGCAGGGCCAGATGACCCGTAAAGCCAGCGTCAAGCACAACCGGTCGCGGGACGCGCTCTGGTCGCCCAACACCATCGGCTGGGATTACCAGGCCGCCCGGCATAACGGCGCAGCCGCAGGGGGCACGCACGCCTCGCCGCGCCTGCACTGGCGCATGGGCCACTGGCACACGGTGCTGTCCGGGCCTCGGATCGACAAGGAGACCAAACAGCCGCTAGACGTAAACGGGCGCATCCGCAAACTGGAGTGGTTCGAGCCGGTGCTCGTCAACGCGCCGGAAGCTTGAACACGTTCTTTTAAGCCTATGGCACCACCATCCCAAAGTCTAAACATACTACCCGAGTCAAAAGCTCAAATCGCCGCGCCAGCCCCGCCCAAGGCAACCAGCCTTGACCGCGCTTCCCTGGCGTCATGGCGCTTCTCCGAAACCAACGGATTTCTGGTGAAGGACTTCACCACCACGGAGGACGGCGACGAGCCGATGACGTTCGCGGTGAAGTCCAGCGACGTCTTCGAGGTCATCGCCGACGCGGCGGAGAAGGGCAAGAAAATCAGCATTTACGCCGTCGGACCGTGCGTCCTCGACTGGTCTTGATTAAATTTTAATGTTGACAAGCTGCCGATTTTTGTATACAATGGCGGCATGATTGAAATCGGCAAAGCGAAAACGGTCCGGATCACCAAGGGCTTTGGCAAGAGTGCCCAGCCGGTGCTGGATGAACAAGGTCAACCCCAGGTCAAGACCATGCCCGGCGAGGTGTGGCGCATCACCCGGGACAAACTGAACGGGCACTTCTGCGCCGACCGGGGCCGCCGGTTGATCGTCGGCCTGCTCAGCGGCGACGTCCTCGCCCTGCGCCCCGAGGGCCGCCTGCGCCGCACGGCGGAGGTAACCATCACCCTGGCCGACGTCTACAGCTACTGCCTGCGCAACCAGGCCCTCAGCCGCCAGCTGGAACGCGCCCGTGCCCGCAAGGCCGCCAAGCAGGCCCGGCTGGCCCGCCGCCGCATCCAGGCCGCCGACAAGCGCCTGACCCGGCCCTACCGCTCGTAAAGCAGGTGGTGGACAACCTGGTCCACCAGGGACTCTTCGCGCTGCATGAGCTGAACCACCCGCTGCTCCAGCGCCTTCTTGCGCGTCGGGTCCAGCTCCGCGCGCACCCGGGCCATCGCCCGCTCCACTTCCACCGGCGTTGAGCGCGGCCCGTCAGCCTGCCGTGTCAGCGGCGACTCCATCAGCGCCCAGCGCTCCATGCGGTCAAAGTAAGCCTCGGCCTGGCGGCGAGCGTAGTCTTCACTAACCACCTTAGCACCCGGTCGTTCGCTGGAACGGAACGCGGCCACCGGCTGGCCATTCTCCGCCACCACAAAGCGTTCATCGCCCCTGTTTTCCACTGAACAGCCGGGAAATCGCGAATCCGTGAACACGTGTTTCATGTTCTAGCTACGTGTGTATCAAACCTCTTTGCCGTGCGTACTTAAGGGCATGAAACAGTTGCTGCTGACGGCGCTGTGCTGTGGCCTGTGCAGCGGCTGTGCTACCGAGCACGGGCGCTGCTATCCCATTCTCGGTCTTGGTTGGGTGATCGTGCGCACCAGCCCCGGCGTCACCGCTGTAAAAACGACCACAGTGGGAGCCTCCGTCAGCACCCTGACCGGCAGCGCCGTGGTCGGCTTTGGTGAAAACGTGTTCATCAACGCCACCACCAACAGCAACGCCATACTGGAAATAAAATGAAAACGCTAAAAACATTGACCTGTCTGCTCGCCCTCAGCCTCACCGGCTGCTCCGTCATCCGCAACCACGTGATCGTCAGCACCACCACGGTGCTCGGCCTGGAAGTGGCACAGAACGCCACGACCGGTTTGTACCAGGCGCGCCTCGGCTATGTCCGAGCGGAGCTGGCGCTGGTTCCCACCAACAACGTGGACGTCCTCACGGAGATGCGTTGGAATAGCATTTTCACCACCGGCGGACTGTACCAGCGGATGGCCATCGGCAAGGAAGCCTGCGAGCAGTCGATCTACATGTTCATCAAGGACTCCAACGGCAACGTCAATTCCAACCTGCTTCAGACGGTGACCGCCTTGACCGCTTTGAAAGCACAGCGCCACAGCACCAACAACTGATGACGCATGGGCTGGGACCCGACACAGACCTACCTCTACGTTGACACCTCGCTCAAGACCTACACCGTCGCGGGCAGTTCGCTCAACTTCACGGGGCTATGGAGCATCCACCGGCTGTACAATCCGCTGGACGTGGCGCAGCTTGGCATCGACTACTACGTAGCCCGAAATGCCAACCAGGGTACGCCGCCCTCCGCTATCGTAGACGTTCGCTGGTCGACGCTGCTGCTGGTGACCCCGTCCAGTTTCTCCGGCCCAACGGGGCCTGGAGCCACTGGCCCGACCGGCCCGACCGGGTACACCGGCTACACGGGGCCTGGAGGCTCTTACGGTCCCACCGGCTACACCGGCCCCGTCGGCCCCACCGGCTACACCGGCCCGTCCGGAGTCGTGGGCAGCGCCAGTGTCCATTGCAGCAACATTGACTGGGGCCTTGGCACCGACCAGGTCAACGCCCCGCAGATGCCCTACAGCAACAGCGGGTACCCGCTGCTGAGCACGGTTGGCTTGGCCTTGGACCATTTGCTCTACACGCCGCTGAGCATCTCCTACCTGAGCAACAGCGTGGGCACCGTCGAGATCGGCACCACCATCACGTCCGTGGTGCTGAACTGGGCCTACAACGAAAGCACCGTCACCAGCCAGTCGCTCAACCAAAGCATCGGCTCCCTGTCCACGGCGCTCCGGACGTACACGCACACGACGTCGTTCACGTCCAACCGGACGTACACCCTGAGCGCCTCGGACGGAACCACCAATCCGACGGCTAGCACCGGCATCAGTTTCCTGCCGAGGTACTACTACGGCCAAAGCGCCATGGCCACGGTGGCCAGCAGCTCCGACGTGCTCTCGATGCCCTTGCAGCCCTTCGCCAGCAGTCGGTCGCTCAGCGTCAGCAATTACGCCATCAGCAGCGCGTACATGTGGTTTTGTTATCCCGCGTCGTACGGCACGGCCAATTTCACGGTCAACGGGCTGGCCAACACTGCCTGGCAACTGACAGTGTTGTCCGTCACCAACGCCGCAGGCTATACGCAGAACTACAACTGCTACCGCTCAACGTACGCCCTGAACGGCACCTACTCTTTCACCGTCACGTAACATGTCTCAAATACCAGGAACCATAGTTGCCGCGCCTATCACCACGGGTGATACCACGCTCACCTTTTCGATTGGCGACACCAACGAGATGCAGGGTGGGCATCATTCCGTAAGCGCCATCACTGACCGCGATGCGATTGATCCCCTGCGCCGTACTGAAGGCATGTCCTGCTGGATCATCACCACGCAGCAGCTGTTTCGTCTGATCGGCGGCACGTCCAACAGCAACTGGGTTGACGTGACCAGCTCCGCCAGTGCCACGGGCTACACAGGTTACACAGGCTACACCGGGTACACCGGAACAGCTGGCTCCACAGGTGCGACTGGCTACACAGGGTACACTGGTCCTCTGGGAGCCACCGGCTACACAGGGTACACGGGTTATACCGGCCCGGCTGGATTGTCTGGAACCACCGGCTACACTGGGTACACAGGGCCTCAAGGGGCGACCGGGTACAGCGGCTACACGGGCTACACAGGCTGGACTGGATTCACAGGCTACACCGGCCCGTCCGGCTTGTCCGGAACCACAGGGTATACCGGCTATACTGGATCAACAGGACCCACCGGCTACAGCGGCTACACCGGATACACGGGCTACACGGGGTACACCGGGGCTGCTGGACTGTCCGGAACCACCGGGTACACGGGCTACACAGGGCCTCAAGGGGCGACCGGGTACAGCGGCTACACGGGCTACACAGGCTATACCGGCTTGTCTGGAACCACCGGCTATACTGGATACACCGGTCCTCTGGGAGCCACTGGATACACAGGATACACCGGGCCGACCGGCTACACCGGCTACACTGGGCCGACCGGTTATACAGGTTACACGGGGTTTACCGGTCCGACTGGCTACACCGGGTACACCGGCTGGACCGGCCACACCGGGTACACCGGGTACACGGGGTACACCGGGGCTACTGGACTGTCCGGAACCACCGGGTACACTGGGTATTCTGGACCCCAAGGGGCGACCGGGTACACTGGGTATACCGGACCTACCGGTTACACCGGCTACACCGGACCTACAGGCTACACCGGCTACACCGGCTATACCGGCTGGACCGGCCACACCGGCTACACCGGGTACACCGGGTACACCGGACCTGGAAATTTCACAGGCTATAGCGGGTACACCGGATACACAGGCTACACGGGACCGACGGGCTACACCGGCTACACCGGTTGGACCGGACCTGGCGGCGAGTCTGGCGGCCCAACAGGATACACTGGCTACACCGGGTACACGGGTGCGACCGCGCCCACCGGCTACACCGGGTACACTGGCTACACGGGCTACACGGGAGCCACCGGCCCTGGCAGCTTCACCGGCTACACCGGCTACACGGGCTACACTGGCTACACTGGCGCTGCGTCCACGGTGACAGGCTACACCGGCTACACCGGCTGGACGGGCTACACCGGGTACACGGGCTACGTCACGATCCAGCTGAACATCTCTGGCTACACTGGCTATACAGGCTACACTGGTCCACAGGGCGCGACGGGCTACACAGGTTACACGGGTCCGACCGGGTACAGCGGCTACACGGGTCCAACCGGCTACACGGGTCCGACTGGACCTGGAAACTTCACAGGCTACAGCGGCTACACCGGCTATACCGGAACGTCAGGCTATACCGGGTACACTGGCTACACGGGGCCGACTGGCTACACGGGCTACACGGGTCCGACCGGACCTGGAAATTTCACGGGCTACAGCGGCTACACCGGCTACACCGGCAGCCAAGGCCAGACAGGATACACGGGATATACCGGACCGACGGCACCCACTGGCTATAGCGGCTACACCGGCTACACGGGGTGGACTGGTCACACCGGGTACACAGGGTATACTGGATACACAGGTTCGACCGGGTACACAGGCTACACGGGACCCACGGGCTACACTGGGTACACTGGTCCAACAGGGCCTGGAAGCTTCACAGGCTACAGCGGCTATACCGGGTATACCGGTTGGACCGGATGGACAGGATATACCGGATACACAGGACCCACTGCGCCCACCGGCTACACCGGGTACAGCGGATACACGGGCCACACCGGCTATACCGGGTACACCGGGTACACAGGGGCCGCGTCTACAGTTACCGGCTACACGGGCTACACGGGCTACACCGGTCCAACTGGTTATACCGGCTACACCGGTTCTCAAGGACCAACTGGATACACCGGCTACACGGGCTACACTGGCGCGGCCTCCACCGTGACCGGTTACACAGGGTATACCGGCTACACAGGTCCAACAGGCTACACAGGGCACACGGGTTATACCGGATACACCGGCTACACGGGAGCAGCCTCTACCGTCACAGGCTACAGTGGCTACACCGGCTACACCGGCTACACAGGAGCCACTGGCTACACAGGAGCCACTGGCTACACCGGCTACACCGGCTACACCGGGCCAACCGGGCCTGGCAGCTTCACAGGCTACAGCGGCTATACCGGCTACACCGGAACTGCGGGAGCCACCGGCTACACTGGATACACCGGTCCGACCGCCCCGACAGGCTACACCGGGTACAGTGGCTACACTGGTCACACGGGCTACACCGGGTACACCGGTTGGACCGGGTTCACCGGACCCACTGGACCTGGGAATTTCACGGGGTATACGGGGTACACCGGAGCCACCGGCACTTCTGGCACTGGCTATACCGGTTACACAGGGTATACTGGACCGGCAGGCCCTGGCAGCTTCACCGGCTACAGCGGTTACAGTGGCTACACCGGCTACACGGGGTACACGGGGTACACGGGGTACACGGGGTACACCGGTCCCACCGGCTACCAGGGTCCCACCGGCTACACCGGGTATACCGGGTACAGCGGGTACGGCTACCTGGCTACCAGCAACAGCACATTGACAGTTACGCTTGGATCGGTGGCGTTCTCGACCGTTCAATCTGGGCTGGCCTACACGGTGGGGGCGCGCGTGCGCCTCAGCTACAACTCCAACACTTCCATCTGGATGGAGGGTCTTGTCACGGCCTACGACGGCGTATCCTCTTTTACCGTAAACGTAGACACCACTGGAAGCGCTGGAATCAACCTGACCGGCTGGCATCTTAACCTGGCAGGTCAACCTGGGGCCACTGGCTACACCGGCTACACCGGCTACACGGGACCTGGTGGGTCAACCGGAGCGACTGGTTACACTGGCTACACCGGCTACACCGGCTATACCGGAGCGACCGGATACACCGGCTACACCGGCTACGTAACGATCCAGCTGAACATTTCAGGGTACACAGGGTACAGTGGATACACAGGTCCCACGGGCTACACCGGGTACACCGGGCCGACTGGGTACACCGGATACACCGGTCCGACTGGCTACACGGGCTACACTGGTCCGACGGGACCCGGGAGCTTCACCGGCTACACTGGTTTCACGGGATATACGGGCGAAACCGGTTACACCGGTTACACCGGCTACGTTTCAATCCAGCTGAACATCTCCGGCTACACTGGGTATACCGGATACACCGGTCCGACTGGCTACACGGGCTACACTGGTCCAGGCAATTTCACCGGTTACACTGGGTATACCGGGCCAACCGGCTATAGCGGATATACTGGAGCCTCTGGCTACACGGGCTACACCGGTTGGACTGGATTTACGGGACCGACAGGCCCTGGCAATTTCACCGGCTACAGCGGCTACAGCGGGTACACTGGCTACACGGGCTGGACTGGCTTCACTGGACCTACCGGTTACACTGGCTATACTGGCTGGACCGGGCACACCGGCTACACCGGCTACACCGGCTATACAGGTCCGACTGGGTATACCGGCTACACAGGACCAACTGGCCCAGGCAATTTCACAGGCTATACCGGGTACACGGGACCCACCGGTTACAGCGGGTACACGGGATACACCGGCTACACGGGCTACACCGGGTATACTGGACCTACAGGACCTGGAAACTTTACCGGATACACAGGCTACACGGGACCCACGGGCTACACTGGGTACACCGGGTACACGGGTCCTACCGCACCAACAGGGTACACAGGCTATAGCGGATACACCGGTCACACTGGCTACACTGGCTACACTGGATATACCGGTGCTGCGTCTACAGTTACCGGCTACACTGGATATACTGGACCCACGGGATACACCGGCTACACTGGTCCTGTCGGACAGACAGGCTACACCGGCTACACCGGGTACACTGGCGCTGCCTCAACAGTGACTGGTTATACCGGCTACACCGGTTACACGGGAGCTGCGTCTACGGTAACCGGGTATACGGGGTACACCGGGTACACCGGGTACACCGGCTACACCGGGACTTCCGGAGCCACCGGCTACACCGGGTACACTGGACCTACTGGCTACAGTGGGTACACCGGGTACACCGGGTACACCGGATATACTGGTTACATCTCCATTCAGCTTAATATCTCTGGCTACACTGGCTACACGGGATACACCGGCCCAACCGGCTATACCGGATACACCGGGCCAACCGGCTACAGCGGCTACAGCGGCTACACGGGCTACACCGGGTATACTGGCGCTGCGTCCACGGTAACTGGGTATACCGGTTACACTGGATACACAGGTTCAGTTGGTGCCACAGGCTACACCGGCTACACCGGCCCGACCGCTCCGACCGGCTACAGCGGGTACACTGGCTACACGGGATGGACTGGCCACACCGGTTACACTGGCTACACGGGATATACCGGCCCCACTGGACCTGGAAGCTTTACAGGCTACACTGGTTACACTGGTCCAACGGGCTACAGCGGCTATACCGGCTACACAGGCGCTTACGGAGCTACAGGCTACACGGGATACACTGGCGCAGCAGGCCCAGGCAGCTTCACCGGCTACAGCGGCTATACAGGGTACACCGGGCCGACCGGCTACAGCGGGTATACCGGATACACGGGCTGGACTGGTTACACCGGACCAACCGGCTACACGGGGTACACTGGTTACACTGGCTACACTGGTCCTACGGGATACCAGGGTCCCACGGGCTACACAGGTTACACAGGTTACTCCGGTTACGGATACCACGCGACCAGCAACAGCACGCTCACCGTCACCACTGGATCAGTGGCCTTTTCCACCGTGCAATCAGGTCTGGCCTACACGGTCGGTGCCCGTGTTCGTTTAAGCTACCAGACGACTCCGACGACCTGGATGGAAGGCATTGTCACCGCCTACGACGGCGTGTCCTCCTTCACGTTCAACTCTGACACCGTCAACGGATCGGGCATAAATCTGACCGGCTGGAACCTGAACCTCGCTGGACAGCCAGGAGCCACTGGATACACCGGATATACCGGAGCTTCTGGCGCAACCGGCGCTACGGGCTACACGGGATACACTGGGCCAACTGGCTACAGCGGGTACACCGGCCCGACCGGATACACCGGCTACACTGGCCCAACTGCCCCCACAGGCTACACCGGGTACACCGGATGGACCGGTCACACCGGCTACACCGGCTACACCGGGTACACGGGTCCGACCGGCTATACAGGGCCTACGGGAGCTACTGGCTACACAGGCTACACCGGGTACACTGGTGCGGCGTCCACAGTGACTGGTTATACCGGCTACACCGGCCCGACGGGCTACACGGGGCACACCGGCTACACCGGGTACACCGGGTACACCGGAGCAGCGTCTACGGTAACCGGATACACCGGGTACACGGGACCGACAGGCTACAGCGGTTACACGGGGTATACCGGCTACACCGGGTACACGGGAGCGGCTTCTACGGTCACCGGCTACACCGGGTATACCGGCTACACTGGCGCTGCGTCCACTGTAACCGGGTATACCGGCTACACCGGGTACACGGGAGCGGCTTCTACGGTCACCGGCTACACCGGGTATACCGGCTACACTGGCGCTGCGTCCACTGTAACCGGGTATACCGGCTACACCGGGTACACGGGAGCGGCTTCTACGGTCACCGGCTACACCGGGTATACCGGCTACACTGGCGCTGCGTCCACGGTAACCGGTTATACCGGCTACACCGGTTACACGGGAGCTGCGTCTACGGTAACCGGGTATACGGGGTACACCGGGTACACCGGGTACACCGGCTACACCGGGACTTCCGGAGCCACCGGCTACACCGGGTACA